AATACAGACAAACAACACTTCAGATACTTAAAAAAATAGGCAGTGAATACAACATGACCTATGATGAAGATCTTATGAAGCCAACAAATATATTAGCCAGTATGGCTATAGACAAATTTGCTGAAGCGGTTTCTAAATGTGTACAAGAAATTGTTTTAGAGACTGGTGATCTTTTGGTTATAGATAATAATAAAACCGTACATGGTCGCAAACCATTTCAGCCCAAGTATGATGGAACTGATAGGTGGGTGCAAAGAATATTGGTTAGAAAACAGCTTCCACCAAAAGAACACATAGTTGGCCATGTAATAACAACTGATTTTATTGAGTAGAGGAAGAATAATATGAGATTAGAAACAATACCAAAGGGTTCTGGGATTAAAGTGGTTATAGGAACGAGGACGTATCTTGGACCTGATTGGACTCATGTTGATATTGATCCATTTCCATTATACTCTGCGGATAATACATGGCATCCTGTTGATATTGTTTGTGATGCAAGAAAAATACCCCTTCAAGATAACTACGCTGATGTAGTATTTAGCTCTGAATGTTTAGAACATTTTCCATGGAGAGAATATCCTAAAGCTTTACAGGAATGGTGTAGGATATTAAAACCAGGTGGAATGATAAGGATTGAAGTTCCAGATTTTCTTGGCGCATGTAGACAAATATTGACAATGGATTCACTAGAAGGAGATAGAGCTATGCAGCAAATATTTTTTGCAGAGCAAATAAACCCTCATGATTTTCATTTTGTTGGATTCACAAGTAGAATGTTGGTAGACGATTTTCAAAAGTTGGGTTTTGAAATTGTTGATGTAAAATCAGGAGAGGAATGGGGTTGGCTAAAAGTCGATGCTTCTAAACCCATAATCCACGAAGACTATTTATTGAAAATTGATGCGGTTAAACCGCAAACATGAAGAGTGAAGCGTGTCCCGGGATGCGCTTCACTCTATTTTTTTATTACTATTAGTCTAGCCTAACTATACCGGGGGGTGCGGCTAGATGCCAAGACTATTTTTGCGCAATAGATGGCTTGCGTTCCTGCCCGCACTCGCCTACTCGCTGTCGCTCGTCGTGGCGCTGGTCGTCCCTAACCCTGTTCGCGCGTCAGGCGACGGCAAGCTCGTGTTCGCCTGGCAGCAGGCGGTCGTTTCGCAGGACGTAAACATCTCGGCGAGCGTCGCCTCGGCGAGCACGCTGACGGCGACCATCTCGGCTGCAGAGGTGCAGGACTGGAAGGTGTCGTCCGACACCGTAGCTGTTGGCATCGAGCTTCTTGGCGCCGGCGGAGGTGGCATCTATTCGCACAGCACCGGGTTCATCACTCTCACCGACGGAGGAACATTCAACAGCTACAGCGTCTCTGTCACCGCAGCCGGCGTTGGCGCTGGCTGGAACAGCGTCGTCACCGCTCGTATCTTTATCATCGGTCGAGACGGAGAGTTCTGGGCCGGTAACTACGGCGCCCAGGTCGAATCCGCGTCGCTGACTCTCGACGGCACCGAGCTTCTTACGAACGGCTCGTTTACATCAAACACTGGCTGGACATCTTCTCTCGGTTGGCAGACATGCTCAGCTAACTCTGGACACCAACCCTGCATTGGATCATCGTCTGCCGTTGAGATCAACAACCCTCCAACAACAACAACCACATCAACAACGACAACGACAACGACAACCACCGTTCCTCCTACCACAACCACAACAACGACAACGACAATCCCCGCCGCGGGTCAAGGCACAGAGACAACAGAGCAATTCGAGGGTCCCGGGCCAACGCTTACTGGTCTTACCGTCACTGTCAACAACAGCAACCTGACGACATCGAACCAAGGCGGTTGGTACTACGCGAACCTGAGCAACGGCTACGGCACGCAAGGTTACGCAATCTACGCAAATTATCCGTCACAGCCTGCCGTATTTACGCTTCCGTCGTCGTTGAATCCTCGAAGCTTTTACTTCCGCGTTGGTGCAAAGAACGGCAACGAGACAGGCACCGTCACATACGCCGACAACACAACAGCGTCATTTACGATCAGCCACTCGGTTCTTACCTCCGGCTGCTCAACCTGCCAGGCTCCTGGCTATTACAAAGAGATCTATTTCAACGGCAACGGCAAGATCATCTTGAGCTTCACACTTCCCTCAGGCGGCGGCGACATCTACTTTGTCGACATGCTGCGCATCAGCGACTCAACATCTGTCGCAAGCGTCGTTGATCCAAACCCAGTCTCCACGACAACCACGACAACCACCTCTACGACAACGACAACCACGACAACCACCTCTACGACAACGACAACCACGACAACCACGCTGCCGCCCACGACAACTACGGTTCCGCCGACAACGACGACCACAACTACGATTCCGCCGACGACAACCACGACTACTACAACAACGACAACTACAACAACCGTTTACGTTCCGCCCGCAACAACAACTACCACAACTGTCTATGTTCCGCCAGAAACGACTACCACTACAACTGTCTACGTTCCGCCCGCAACAACAACAACTGTTCCGGAAACCACTACAACTACTGTTCCAGAAACAACTACAACAACAACTCTTCCTGAACCAGAAGAAACTACTACTACTACTACAGTTCCAAAAACTACTATTCCTGAGGAGGAAAAGGAACCTCAGCCTGAGGAGCCTGAAACAACTCCGACGACTCTTCCTGATGAGCCAGAGCAATCCCCAGAAGAAGAACAGCAGCAAGAAGAAACAGACCAAGAAGAATCCACACAAGAAGAAACAGAATCATCACAAGATGAAGTAGTAATAGAAAAAGACGCAACAACTGAAGAAGTTTTGAACGCAATAGATGAAGCTAGTTCAGAAGAGCTTGCGGAAATAATGGAACAAGTTGAACCGGACAAATTGGCTGAAGTTTTAGAAGAACTTTCGGAAGAAAAAACAACAGAACTTATTGAATCAGTTAAAAGCACTGAGGGTCTAAGCAATGTTATTGAGGCGTTGACTAAAAAAGATGATGAACCTATAGCCGCAGCTGTAGCCGTAGCTATTATTTTAAATGAAAACTTTGATAATGTTTCTACAGAAACTGCTCAAGAAGTATTCGCTGCTATAGAGCCAGAGCTTTTTACTGAAGAACAAAAGTCTGAATTGTCAGAGGCTTTGACCGAAGCACCAGAAGAAATTAAAGAAGCTTTTGAAGAAGAAATTAATATATACGGAGAAGGCTTTGATGAGTATGTGCCAACCGGCTCTAGCATAGACGTAGGGGATCGCAGAACGATCATAGCAGCTGCCACCGTAATATCCACAATAGGCACCGCAGCGGCTTCTACAGGGCCTTCTGGAGGCTCTAGGAGCCCTTCTGGTGGGTCTTCAGGTGGTGGGGGTAGTCCTGGTGGGGGTCAAGCTTCTGGGGGCTCTGGAGACGCTGCTAGAAAGGAAGAAGAACTAGAAGAAGAAGAGGAAGAGGGTGGTGGAATAGAGGGTCCAGAAGGCGACGAAGAAGATATTGTTTTGACAAGAAACAGTATATTTAATTACTATACAGAAGGGGGTATAGAAATGAAAAAAATGAATTGGTTTGGATTGGGTAAAAAGGTATGGGAGACCACAGCCGGATTGGCTTTCACATTGGCTGGTAGCTTTGTAATGTTTGTTACATTGTCTGGCGAGACAAGAAAGATGGCTATCATCGCCACGGTTGTAGCCCTAGGTGTTCATTACATTCATGAAGTATTAAAAAACGACAGTGAGTAAAATATTGTTTCGTAGTAAAAATGATGATAAGATTGATGAGATCAAATTGTCCGTAGAGAATTTTTTAACTGAAATATCTACGGCTGAAAGACAATTATTTTCTTATGAAGAAGTCGAAAATATTTTATTAGATATATACAGTTTGACAACAAAGAATTAATTTATGGAACCAAATGTATATGATTCAGAAAATCCACAAGAATATATCTACGATCCGGAATTAAATAATCAATGGTATTGGAATGAGCAATTATCTTAATGTAAATATACCAACGTTTTATGCGGGCATGGACAAAGCGTTTCTTTATGATGAGGATCCGAACCCAACTAACGAGCGCATTCCCGTAGAAGTATTTATGTACACTTCAATACCGCAACGCTGCGGGCTATTCAGCGTTATGACCGAGTACGGTAGTCAGCACGCAAGAGTGCCGATTCAATATTTAACCAGCCTGTGGGTTGATACCCCAACTGCTTTTCCGTTGGACTGGATACAGCTGTGGGATTCTATTTCTTATTATGCATCGGTAAATATTATTGACTACTGCAAGAATCGTGGTGCCATGATATGGCTTAAGGATCACACGCAGCATAAAGCCAAATATATGTTTACGCTTGATTGGTGCATGGGTCCTCAATATCAGGCGGGCTACGGTGAGTACGCCGCAGGCCACAAGTGTGGGCATGTGTTCGAGGGCGAGGGTGGACAGTTTTTCATACAACCAAACAACCGTGTGCTTTGGATGGACCGGACGGAAGTTGGATTACAAAGAAGCTCGACAGACCAGATTGGCTTATATTCTCACGCGAATTTTCATGCGAGCACACTGGTTCACGCTGGGTTGCAGATTCTGATGAAGAACTCTACTTTTATAGATTTAAAGAAAGAGATTAATAAAAAACTAGTTAGCTAGCATCACTTTCAGGTTCATCGTCATGTTTATTGCGGCCTGTCGAAATCATTAGGCCGGCTAATGTTCTCGGGCTCAGTCGAGCTTGAGCCTTGCCATGCATTCTGCCTTCATGATGTTCAAATCAAGGTCGTTGGAGACCATTCCGTATCGCTTGCCGCAGTTGTTATACCCAGCGGCGAACTGCCATATGTCCCAATCCTTCCAGCCCATCAGTGGTTTGGGCTGTTCAAAAGATAATGCCCAATCGACCCAGTCGGCGGGGTTCATCGGCACACTATTCTGCTCAAATTGCTTATGCGAGTACTGGACGTATTTCGCCACCCATAGCGGGCAGTTGCCGTGCTTGCGCGACTTGACTCTCGAATTCCAGAACCAATCGCCGCTGTACACCGTCGGGGGTCTCCCGAGTGCTTCGGTCGCACGCTTTATGATGTGGTCAACGGATTTCCTCACATGCCTTGGGTGAAGGTCGCCGTGGTGCTCTACGTCTATCTGTGGAGCGAGGTTCGCCCCGTACTTGCGGTGTGCGTCGAGAAGAATTGATATCTGCTCCTCGGCGTCAAGTTCTGGTTTCACGTACACGTAGTAGCCGAACGGTATCTTGTTGTTCGCTACGCGCTTCGAGTTGTACTCAAGCATGGAATCCTGCTTGGTGCCCACGTTGCTTCTGATGTATGCAAAATCAAACCCGAACGAGGCGACCTTCTTCCAGGCTATTTCCCCCTGGTACTCAGACACGTCTATGCCGGTGACATACCCCTGCGTCATGGTTGCTGATCGCCATCTTCGGTGGTCGTCTCGGTCTCCTCGTGCTTATTTCTTCCTGTTGAGATCATCAACCCAGCGAGCGTACCGGTAATGAATGTGGCAACACTTGAGAGCACGCCAAAAAACATTTTATCATTCTCTGATTGAACACCTATAGGTTGAGTAACAAACACCAATGCATACAGCACTCCAGCAGTTGTCATTGCCAACACTCCCGCAAGAACGCAACCAACTACAAATTTTAAACGCGCATCGAGTTCTTCTGGACTAAACCTTTTCTTATTTCTCATCTGTTTCTTCCTCCCAATCGAATCCAATAAGATCCTTTGAGCACGCACCATCAACTTTGCATATCGGCGGATTGCACTCTTCATTTTCCCAGTTTATGGGATCTTGACATGAGTAGCGATAACTTCCATCGTATCCACATCCAGATAAAAGCAAAATAGCCACCGCTACTATCGCTTTTTTCATTCTGCATCAGCGACTTTCTTTGCCTTCTTGTCCACCTTGTTGAATACTTCGTTGATTTCTTTGGCACTCAGTTTGCCATCGTCCAGAAATGCACGTGACAATCCCTCTACGACCGTGGCCACACCCGCTATGCCAGCCATAAATACAGCCTTCCAAATTGGCACTCCAGCTATCGTGCCCGCGCCAACCACACCCAAACCTGATGCGGCAAAGGTCGCAACTATCCTAAGTAGTATATTCTTTAACTGTTCCATTATCACTCCTGACTAATAATCAAGAGTATAGTAACTAATTAACTACAAACCCGCTGTGTCAACAGAATCAGCTTCTTTAACGTCGTATTTAGCTAATACTTTTTCCCATTTGGCAATTTCTTTATCAGCTTTTAAAATTTCTTTCTTTATTTTTTTAAGTTCTTTTAACTCTTTTGTCAGTTCTTTTATAGCTTCATCAATATTAAAATTCATATAAGCTCCTATTTTAATCCGGTTATTTCACATGATCTATTTAAAACTTTACCTTCTTCAGTAGTGGGATCTACGCCAGCGTATGGGGAGTCGTCGGCTATGGCTTCAGACTTTATTTTTTCAAAATCTACTCCCAACTTCATCAAATTAAATTCAAGAGCCTTTGCTCTTTTTTGCGAAAGCTCTTCTCTGTTGGTTCTTTGCCCATCTCCAGAAGATCTACAAATCAGTTTAAGATTAGTATAGAATCCGGAGTTAACTCTATCTACATATGTGTCAATGCAATTTGTTTGCTCCATCAAAAATTTGTCGGAGTCTTTTATAAAAAGAACTAGACATGGAGATTCATCAATCTTTACTGATGTAGTTGTCGTTTCAACAATTGTTGTTTCGACTACCTCTTCGACTATTTCTTGCGACTCTGGCCAAAATATATAAGCCAAAATGCCCAAGGCTACTAGCGCAGTTGCAGATCTGGCAACTATTTTTCTTAATTTGTCATTCATGAATTTTTTTCTACCTTTTTACTAGCTTTAATAAAGTTTTTTCTAGCCATTGATTCTCTGTTTTTTGCGGCTTTTATAAAGTGATCATACACATCAGTATACCAGTAAGCTATAGCAGATATCACTAATCCAATTGTTGTCGCAGCTAATGATAGTATAAATTTGTCTGAGTAGTCAAGTTCTTGTTGACTAAATCTCGCTCCAGTAGCAAGTGTTGTCAAGAGCAAGAATAATACAGAATTTATTCCCATTGTATTTTTTGCCGTTGATTTATTGTAAACTTCTTTTTCTTTGTCAGTTGTATCTTGTTTGTTTTTTCTTTTTTTTACGAGCATTCTTATTGCATAGGCTGCACCTAATTGAGCACATACAAAAGCGTAAGAAAAAGACATGATAACAGCGGAGGCCCTTTCGGCTCTTTCGGCCCAAATATCTTCTCCAAATTTACCAACAAAAATATCTTTCCATAATAAAAAATCAAAAACTAAACCAACTACAACTGAAAACCAAATGATTTCTGATCCGTAATTAGAGGTATTAGAAGAATGAGGATAAAGTTGTTCTTTTGTTTCTTGATAATTTGTTTGAGCTCCCTGATATTCCTTATAGGCTAATTCATACTCTGATAATAGTTCTTTTTTTTGTATTTCTTTTGGCGATGTAGCTTCTTGTAGCTTTTTTTCAAGCTCTTCGTTCTTTGTTTTTAGTTCAAAATTTTCTGTTTCAACTCCAGAATATTTTTGTGATAAACCATCCAAAAGCTTGCCAAAACGTTTCTTGTTTCTCTTAGACAATAGATCAATTTGATCTTTGTCATCGACAGGATGTTGAGCGTTCATTCTTCTATAAAAATGCATTCACCAGGACAGTCTTCGGCCGACTGAATAACTTCATCAAGCATTGTGTCGGGAAACTCGGTCGTTGCTGTCATTTTTAGCTTTGGTTCGTTTCCTTTCCCATCTGGGCCAAGCAAATTTGGCCAGCTCGGATCCTTGACGTATGCAAGTCCATCCGAATGCATCATGAATACAGCCGGAGCTAGTTCCGTGCACAGGCCATCGCCAGTACATAGGTCTTGGTCAATCCAAACTTTCATGAAGATTAGTCTTCATCGTCCATATCTTCTTCGTCCATACCAATATTAACCAATCCGTCTGGTATGGCCGCTAAACGGCAGCGTCCGCCTGGCTCTATCTTTTGTTTAATAATTCTACATACGGACTCTGACTCGTGCAGTACACAGTTCTCGCAACGCACACCTATATCGTAGTCGTCGTTCTCAGCTTTGGAAACATATCCAACCCATATTCCGTTGTTGTCCATGTCGGAAAGCTTTCCGTACTTTTGAGCAATCGACAATAAGCTATTAGCAAATTCTCTCTCGGCGGCGGACATTCTTACTCTGTCCATATCTGATACGTCGCAACATGGCATGGCTTTTGAAGATCCCTTTTTAGCGGCTTCACTAATGTTTTTAGCTACGCTTTTTTGATAGTTAATATCTGATAGCCAGTGATTAGACATTTTTAATCTCCATAATTTGAGAATTATTAATATATAGTAACATATTTAATTGCCTTGCGCAATATATATATGTTACTATCAACATAAGAGGTAAATTATGGCACCAGATGATGAGATCATAGACTTTGGCGAAGACTTTGGTAAAGTAAAATTTGTAGGCGATGATGTGGCCGAATCTAGCGGTCCAATAAAATTTAATGCTGCAGAGACACAACCAAGCACAGCAGGCCCAAACATGGAAGATCTTAGGGCAAGGTTTGCTGATGCAGGGCCTAGACCAGATGCTGATCTGGATAAGAATCCGAGCGCCCAAAAAATGATTGAAAACATGAAAGCTGAAGCAGAAGCTAAAAAAAACGCTAATGATTTAGCAAGGCCCGCAACAAGAGAAGCAATAGAAAAAGAAGGATATCTTTATCACTTTGCTCCGAACAAGTACGCTGAAAACATTGCTGAAACAGGAATAGTATCTAATAAAGACCCACGCGCGCCACAAGGTGCTGGAAAAATATTTTATTGGACAGATCCCTCTCATGCCACAACCGGTGGTTTTGCTCCTGAAACTTTCAAGGAAGGTGGCACTTTAGATCTTTATAGAACAAAAGTTACTCCAGAAATGTTAGATTCATTTCAAATGGATCCTTTAATTGGTAACAAAGATGGTGTTGCAAGATCGGTTTTTTTTGAGGCCGACAGTTTTCCAGCTGAAAAAATTGGAGTAGGAGGAGTTTTTGATGAAAGTACTGGTGGAATAAAATATCAAAAGCTTGGTCATCACAGTCCAGAGGAAATAGCGGGAAGACATCCATCTCATAGAAAGCCTCAACCAAAACCAGCTACAAAAAGAGTAGGCCCTACACCACCAGGATCAGGAACTACATTAAAAAATGTTGGCGAAGAATCTGTAACAGTTGGTAAAACTGGAAGACTCACAACTAGTGCAGCCACAGCTAAAAAGATGGATGACGCAGCCAATAAAAAAATAACTGAATTTACTTCTGATCCGGAAAAACTGTATAGAAAGTTTCTTGCACATTTTGGAGATATAAAAGGAGAAGGTGGTATTTTAGATGAAAGACTTGGACCTGGAGTTAGAAATTTAGATCCAAATGATATTAGAGTAGCAGCGATAAATCGTTTAGGCATGGAAACTGGTTTAGTAGAAGACGCAGGCAAATATGATCCACATGGAGCGCTTACAAAAATTAGAAATACATTAGAAAGCAATAAAACATTTGCTGATCAAGCAATTTTAGATGAGGCAAAAGTTTCTGGCAGAAATGTAGTTGTTGGAGGAAGATCTTTAAAGGATTTACAAAAAGAAAATCCGGGTAAATCTATTGATGAATTAATAGATATGAATAAACGACAACAAGTTGAAATAATGAATCCAGGAGCAACAGCCAAAAAAGCTAAACAAGCTGAAGATTTTGCTGCTAGAGATGCCAAAAAAAAAGAAAAAAAAGCAGCAAGAAGAGAGGGAAGATTAAGGCATGGTAAACCAGCTGATTTGCCAACCGAAGCAGAGCCCATTGTTTCTAAAGCTGACGACGTTGCTCCAAAGGTCGCAGCAGAAACCGCCGCAGAAACTGCTCCTAAATCTCCTCCAATACCTTCTCCAGCTGATTCTACAAGGAGGACTAGTAATACAACTAAAAAAATTGCAGAGTCCCTGGATGCCGCCAAAAAAGCAGTTAAAGGACACACCAATGCAAGAAGTCTTTTATTTGCTGGAGCCGCAAGTATAGTTGGAGTTGGCTTATATCAAAGAAATAGGCAAACTAGAATTGAACCCGATGAAGACTACCACTAGTTTTTTGAGCGGGCAGAGAGAATCGAACTCTCACGAGCGGGTCGGAAACACGCCAGTCTGCCATTAACTTATACCCGCAATTACTATTATAGTATGATAATTCGCATATTGTTTGCCCAATTATTTCAAATTCTGAGAAATTGGAAAACATATATAAAAATTTTTAGTACAAAAATTGATTAAAATTAATTTATAAACCAATCGGCATTTTCGTGCAGGTCGTAAGTGTTATTATCAAGACTGTTCTTTATTATTTCTTTTATGTTTTCAATAGTATTTTGATAAGATCTAGATTCTCTACCTAGAAAAAGACATATTTGCCAAACTGAATCAGTTAATTTTTTTGCCATTGTTATAGCAAATTTTTCTTCTAACTTATCATTTTTTAATGAATTAAAAATAGATTTATATATTTGAGTATATTGATCATTATTTATTTCATCGGTCATTTTAATCTTCCATTTCATGCCAGTTAGATACTTTTGCTCCAACCATTATACCGTTTTTGAAAACAATTTCATACTCTAGCCAATAGTTCTTATGTTCAGAAACCTTTATTATTCCGTAGCACGTAATATTTTTGTCAATTGAAATTGGTTCTGATTCTTCATAAAAATTGGTATTCTCACTATATCTATTTATCTCTTTTAGCGCACCCTTCATAGTAACAACGTATCTTGTCATTACGTTCTCAAAATCTTTGGTTTGAAAGACGTCTTCGTCAAGAAATTTTTCTATTGCCGGACACAATTCTTTGTCCAAATCCTTTGGTAGGGGCAATCTGGGTTCAAAATATATTTCATCAAACAATCCCATATTTAATCCATTCTTGTATGGGGCTAGCAGTTTCATTTACTAACCCCATACAGAGCATCTGACTTCGTGATAGAAATTATACCACATCCCCTAATAGGGAAAAAACTCCAAAATGAAAAACCCCTCGAAAAATTTTTCCCAATTTTACCCTATATAGGAAAAATAAAGATTGTTTTGAGATTACTATTTAGGCATGGCGCAGACTAGAAGATTATATCGGACCAGGTGATAAATTTAATTTAATTAATATTGGTAGTCGAACTTCAATATCCACGAGATCTGGATTGATTCCAGCAATTGCCCTAGATCTTGATAAAACTGTTTATACTAATTCACCTGCAATGGAAGCAGCAGAAAACTCAGCTGTATTTGACAGAGTAATTCCATTTAATGAAGCAAAAAAGATGTTTGGACTTACTAATTTTCCTGAAAAACAAGAAATTGCAATGAAAAAAGGATTTTGGGGTGAATGGGAAAAACTAGCAATTAAAGATATTGAACCAAATGAAGAAATGATAAAGTTTTTGCAAAGGCTACAGGGATCTGGAATTTCGCTAAATGCAATGACGGCAAGAAGCGCAAGAATTCAAGAGCCAACAATGAGATTGTTGGAAAAAATGGGTATAGTTCCAAATGAAGTATTTTTTAGACCAGATACGGTTGCAGGTGAGGATATGTCCGCTGCTACTATGAAAGTTAATTGGATGAAACAAACTGCAAACAAATATAATTATGTTGCTATGTTTGATGATTCTAAGTCAAATGTAGAGGCTGCTTTAAAATATGGGGTTCCAACAATTCTTCAGCCATCCGACAAATCAAGTAAGGTGGATCCAGAGTTTTTAGAGGGAGCTATTTCAAGGGGTCGTAGCAAAATGGAAGAATTCGCAGCAAAGGGCTTAATTACGCCAAAGCAAATGAAAAAAGGAGTATATAATACAAGAGCCTTACTTGATATTGCGATAGGTGGATCAGCGTCAAGTCAAAGAACTTTTTCCGGAATATCTGAAGCCAAATCTTTGGCGAAACTTATTATGAGAATTTAAAAAGCAGTAATCTGAGGCCTAGGTATCTATATGAATGAAAACACTTTCAGAATATTAGTTGGCAAAACGGCTACGCGTAACACTACCATTGACCCTTCTTATGTTGAAGAACTCAATAAAAATCTTTCTGAATTAAAATTTGGAAACATAACTTTTGAAAAAGTTGGAAGAAGCGGATCAGTTCAACTGGGCAGACCGGTTAATTTGAGCGGGGCAGTCAATATAATAACCGCAGATCCAGGAACCGTAGAAACAGAAGCCGTTTTTGGTGAAAATATAAAAGGAAGAGCAGGACGCGCAAAGCACACACCTGTAACTGACCTAGACTTTCAAAGATTTATTTCTTCTGAAAATCTTGTTGACAAAATAAGCACAACGGCACAAAGTCAGCTTTATGTAACCCCCAGTCTAATCGACAACGTGCCCGACGAAACCTACTTAGGTATCAATAGGGGCGCACCGCCCGGCGACATTCGCACCTATTCAGCGATGCACGAAATGAGGATAAGTCTTTCCGTTCCGTTTCACGAAATGGGACACGCTGCGAGTCATCAAGCTGGTGTTTATCGAGGCTCCGTTCTTTTGGGATCTGGAAAAAATCTATCAAAAAATATAGCCGACATGGTCAATAACAATTATAGGTTTGACGGCGGTATCATGACGATGAGCGACACATACATAAGTAATCAGGTGGACAGATTGCAACAAATGTTCTTAGAAACCGTAGTTGAACGAGGATTGGAAGAGGCCAGAGCTGATACGTTCATGTGGCAAGCGATAAGCGATTCTGATTATATGTTTAAGACGGGCTCAGTCTCGGTCAAAGAACGAGAATTTATGGACTTAGCCTCACACTATCTCTTGCCAGGATCAATGGATTATTATTCAAGAGAAACAGCCGACTTTTTCAACCTAGATGGTGTGCATCTTAATAATCCTATAACAGATGACCTTATAGAAGAAGCTTCTTATAGGGCAAGAGCAGCCTATTTGGCGACCGTGGGTTACGGAGATCTGGACCCCCTGCTGGGTCCTATGAGACAAGAATTTATTGATAATACAACCTTTGACAAATCAAAGAACCTTTTTCTCCTCCGGTGACGGCTCCGCTTTGACGGCAGGAGAAGCACAAGAGGCGTTTGTTGACGAATACTATAGGCATCAAGAAAGATATCAAGTGCGACTTTCTTCCGGCGTAGCTTCAGAAGTTCAAGATGTAGTTGAAGAAAAAATACCCAGTCTTTCCACAAAAGCAGGATCTAGAAGCGCAAAAACATTTATGGGAATCGTAGATGCAAAACAAGTGGCAAGAGCTATAACAAGACTATAAAGCAATAATCTAAATTTCTAATATAAAAAATATTTTTTGAATCAACAAAAAAAAGAGCATTTCAATCCACTGTGAGGATCGTCATAGGAAGGAATTCTATAGTCGCCCAACCCAGGAACAGACAGATGTACGAACTCATCTATCTTTCGACTAAAGATTTATACGACGACCCTCACAGCAGAAAACTGAAGCTTATTACTTAGGCGAAACCATTACCCAAAGATCGTACATCTTTGTAGCGTCATTGAATACGCTAGACGATGACAAGGCAAGATTGTCTTTTGCCGCGCGTGCATAAAGAGAACCTATTATAGAGGCTTTTGTCTTCTTGTCGGTTATCGGAATGTTGACATGAGCCCAAACATTGCGGTTCCGAATCAACTCGTTGTATATCGCAGAAATTACTGGACTGCGACGACGACCCCGTCCTGCGTTGTAGGGTGGTTCACCCTTAAGGAAAGTAACGAGCTTTGTCGGCTCTGCCATCGCAAACTTTTGCGGGTTCTGGATGACTTGTGTTTCGGTGCTGGCAACCATCGGCATGATGATCTCCTATTTGTTGTTTGGATGTTGAAAATATTATATGATAAGTTCAATACTTTGATTTACAATAAAAATATTTCTGTTTTCTGTACCTTTATATTGGCAGTATCTACTTCTGCATTTCTTACAATGGTAAAATTGCAAGGGTTAGATATAGCCTCCAATGCTACGTCGACTGCTCTATTGGAAGAAGCAGCGTCAACGTACAAGGTTATAGGCACTGTTACTGAATATATGTTGTATTCGCTACTTTTGGTTACCATTGTTAATCCACTCTCATTCCTTCCCAATCAACCAAAGGCTTCTTTCGATAAAACAAAGTGAAAACCAAAAGTAACAATAATTCAAATATTTTCGCAATATTTTTTATGTTAAACAAATTAGATATAAACTTTATAATATTTTGGCCAAATTTTTCTGAAATATTTTTATCATCAGAATCAACATTGAAATCATTCATGATCTTCCTTTTTGTTTAAGAGTTGTTATACTATGCTATATCAATACTCTATAAAACAAAACTAAACCGCTACTTGCGCTTGCCGACCACTAATTTGCATTTCAATTTTTCTTGAAGAATGTGACACGGGATTCTGACAAACAGGAGAATACTCCAAATTCACAAACACAGTAACGCTATTGCCACAAAGGGGACAAACCCATTTTGTAGCTTTTTTTGAAGACTGAGCAGGCATTACAGAACTGCACTCATGCAATACGATATTATCTTTAATGCACTCGGGACAAACCCTAGGTTTTCTTCCCCTAGATTTGTTCCGTGTCCACGTAGAACTACAAACTTCGCAAACCAAAGACTCTTTAAGTGCCATTTAAATCTCCATAAAAATAGTTAAAATATATAATAATCTATAAATAGATATTATACACAAACTACCTACGTCTCTTGCCTACTTTAGGCGTTTCCTGCACAAAAGTATGAAAAGGAGCTCCAGTGCCTGGATCAAACCTTGCGGCGACGTTGACGGCCTTAAGGGCCAAAGTCTTAGCTTGATTTATGGATATCTTTCTTTTCCCTCTAATGACCTGCAAGGCACCCAGAGCATAAGAAGACCCTGTGCCTATAGCATAAAAATTCTGCGCATCAGAAGTCCAAGAATAGTCTCCATCAAGTATGTATATTACTCCTGCAACAGAAATCAAAACAGTAGAATCGTTCTCTGCTATATGCTTTTTTTCATTGGTATCAGGCAAAGCATATCCATGTTGTTCAAAACACTCTCTTATCGAAGGCACAACCTTAGAAGTAAAAAACTGATCTAACTTTTTACCGACCGTTGCCGGAGGTACAGCCGGAGGCTGATAAACATGATGCAAAAGATTAATCGCCCTCATGTCTCCCGCCGCACCTAAAAGGTACTTTCCATTCACTGCAACTTTGCCGTTTCCATCTTTCAAAGTAGTAATTTGAGAAATGACACCTTCATCATCAACGGTAGATATACGCGAATCAGAACAAACCACAGAAAAATTATCGCCCTGTATACCCACTATGGTAGTCATATAGCAATACAGTCTAACATACTACAGCCTAGATTCAGAAGAACTGCTATAATACAAAGAACCAAAAACCTTGTGGGCAATATCATTTACTTCAGAAGATGTGACTGTTTTACAAGAAAGATCTACAAAAAGTATACGCCTATTTTTATTCCTCCATTTATTCTTCTTCTTGTTTCTCTTTCCCATGTTGTTTATGTTCCTTAATATTCGACTTTTTATTTATAGTTTGACAAATATATTTATTCCTTATATTTTTGTTAAAATACTCTCCAACAGAAGGAGACCTAACTAAAGATTCATAAACTTCTTTAGGCACTCCATGATACATCCAAGTAGAACCACTAGAAAACTGAACTAAAAGAACCTCACTATTAGAGTCCCAAGAAACATTCTTAATAAACGAACTTGTGCGATAGAAAATAGACCTTATTGAACTCATGGGTAACCGTAAAACTCCTTTGTATACTCATTGACATAAAGACCAGCATCAGACACGGTGCCTTGAGTCCTAACTACATAATACATTCCGTTAGACCACAATGCGCCCTCTACGATTTTTCCTTCTTTATGCTTAGAAGGTACAGTCTTAACATAGTACCATGTTCCATCGTCCAAAAGTTTATATCTGAATAACTCCAAGGGCACTCTAGAAGATATCTGTTGTTTTGAAGACTCAAAAATATCTATCTTAGAATGAAACACAGCAAAAGTATTTATTAAATCTAAAATTTCATCCAAACTGTAATTTAAAGTAGTGTAAGAAACATAAGAAGGAAACATCGTCAAAAACTGCGTATGCAAATAATATGAACTGTCCTCAGAAATAGTCGAATCTATAGAAGATATAGTTTCTGGAACATGCAATAATATACTAGGCACTAGACGACCTTATCTTGTAAGATACTTTCCTTCATAAGCAATTTGACATAAAGTATTTTCTTCTCTAAAGAATTCAAAAACTTAAGAGTATTTACTCTCCACAAAGATTCCGTTGCCAGTAATTTGTGGATGTCCTCTTTTGGTGCATTTCTATCCTTCATTTGCTGTAGCAATATCTTTCTACCGGCCTCGCGAGAAGAAATATTGTACTCTACATCTCTTTTTATTGAATACAAACAATAAAACCATTTATCAATATTTAAAACCAAAGTTTCCAATTCAGATGAAGTAACCTGTGTTTTGATATCTTTGTTAACCAAAGCTTCAAAAGCCGACAAGTCACTTCGATTATACTGCTTTGCCTGCATGATGGGGTTCCTTTTTGATGTGTATATTATTTATATATTTATAAACCTGTACTAAATCAGCAATAAACTGTTCTGTCATGGATTCAAACTTTGACGCATAGCCTGGTGAATACATGGGCATCACCATCCAATAACCCAAGGCCGTTAAATTTCCACGATAATCCTTTATTTTTACTTCCGTGCCAAATAAAACAGAAGTAGCTAAAGATCCCATTGTAATTATAACGCTTGGGCGCAACAGCTGTAACTCAGAATGCAAATAAGGAGCACAATTTATAACTTCTTGATTTTCGTATTTGACACTCTTTGGACATCTGTTGACGTAAGTTAAACAAAGTTGATCGGATTTAAACCCAACCTGTTTGATTTTGTCAACCAAGAAACCGATTGAATTTGAATCAAGTGAAGGACTTTCGATCACTATTGCAACTTTAGGATTAGTAGAATTCCATTTCGGCAATTCAGGCTTGGAAGCAATAGCGCACTTTCTACAATTTAACACAACAGTGTGAAGATCTTTTATGGTAGATTTAGACTTACCAGAAACAAGATCGACTCTTAGTTCGTGTAAGAAAGCGTCGATAGAAGATTCAGGCAAATAGTCAGATAATCTTTTTGCGACAACAGACAAAAGCTGCGAGTCACCATGACCAAGGTGATTAACCGCAAAAGCATGAGACTGACTTGTGCCTTTTTCGGCTAAAGCTTCTTGGATTAACGAATTTAGATTATCTTCGTCAAAATCCGGCATTAGAAGCTATCTGGAACCGAAGACGAACCTACCGTAGCAGTTTCGTTAGTGCTAGAAGACTTTGAAGAACCTGCAGTAGCAGCATAAGAAATATGCTCAGCAACTATGACAACCTTGCTTCTATTCTGATCTTCCTGCTTCCATCTTTCCTGAACCAAACGACCAACAATTGTTAGTTTAGAACCTTTCTTGATCTTGGAATCAGAGATTTGACCGTGCATAAAAGATGCATTCTTACTTGCAAAACCGTTTGCATCCTTGAGATAATAAACAATATCAAAATAACCAGAATTGTTGTCTCCGCCTTTTTCTTGGCCGGCGTAATCAACCGCCAAACGAAACTTGGCAATTTTGTCATTGATTAACTCGGGGTCAGCTACGACACCGCCTGTGATGTTGATTAGGTTTCTTGGATCAATCATTTTTGTTACTCTCTTTTTGGTCAATTAATATTTGTTTAAAATTATATGATATTTCATCTAGAAACTGAGTAGACTGGCGTATGGCTTCCTCTACACCAACTTCTAGTATGAGACTATTATACATTGATATAAACAAGTTGTATATACCTGACTTCAACTCAACAACCGAATCCGTAAATATTGGCTCTTCGACCTTATCTACTAAACTCAAATCTTCTGATTTATCATTACTCATGTTCATACTCTCTTTGAAAAAACTTCGTCAATAATTTGCCCCAAAATCTTAGGATCAGTATAACCCTTGTCGTACATGACGGATATTACTGGTTTAGGATCGACGTGACTATAAGTAATAAGCTGAAGATTAAATATGTCATTTAAAGTATACACCCTATAATTGTTTAAATCTCTTTTGGGAACAGGATACTTGCCAGCTTTTTCTCTATTCGAAACCGTAAGAACAGATATATTCAATATCTCAGCAACTTCAGACCTATTAAAAAATGGTTCAACAACAACCGTTCTAGCCATTTTATGCACCTTTACTTAACTTTATATACGTGTATATAATTAGTAAAGGATAGACCTAAGTTTTGATAGTTGAATATGTTAAGCCTTATGTAATAACTTAAACTTCTGTCTTTTTGGACTTTTTAGCCTTCTGTATGAAAGCGGCAGAAACAAATGAATTGTATCTAGACTTTATCGCAACCAAAGTGCTACTTTCCGAAGATATATTCTTCAATACATTTTCACAAGTAAGATAATTGTATACATACGGCTTAAGGGATATCTTACCGCTATTAAGGACGTACTGATAATATGCGTCGCCGTCATAATCTCCATTCTCAATCATGTGCGCGATATCTTCTGGATCCTCTCCTTCGTAATAATCATGAGCCCAATCGTTTAGCCAATCGTAATAAGAAGGATGTTCATACAATTCATCACCTATACCCGATGGCTTGTAAGCACTGGAAGGAAAATGCTGCTCAACAGAAGAAGCGGGCCAAACAACACTCAAAATTTCTTCTAACGGTATTTTTTCCCACGCAGAAAGTATCGTCATAACTTGAGGGGCGGCGTAGTACACCGCGCCATACGGATTGGCAAACATGCTCGTATAGTCATTATAAGATACATGCTTAAACACCGTGTCCTTGACAGCACTAGTGTAAGATTCCAAACTGAACCCAGTAGATTCCAACTTAGGATATACAGATTGTAAGTTAATGTGAACCACAGCTTCATTCAAGTCATTGTTGGTTCCATTGTTCCAAACCCAATCATAAGCTGACGCAATAACACCAGAAATATTCTTCTGATATCTTTCTACATCCTGCATCTCAGCAAAAAAGGGTCTGCACAATTGCCCGTTTGTATAAAAATTGGGCAATGGTGGCAAACATAACTGCTGTGTTTCTTCAGTCAATGAAGCAGAAGAAAAGAACATGTTTACGTCTGTTAAATAATAATTAGAATCGAACCTAGCAATATATATCTGCCATGGCACAGGAATCCTGTACACATGCATGGTGCTATCAGACATTTTAGAATGTACTTTATCGGTGTTGTAAAAAATGTTTTGATAACACGGGGGGCGCTCAAACAGTACATAATTGCTGTCAATAATTCTTACGCCCGGAGGTAAAACACCGGAATTTCTACCATCAAGAACACTACCACTGAACCCAGAAAACACTGTACCTAACAGATAACTAACAGCATCATAGCCAGAAAAACTAACCGACTCATCGTTATGATCAGTAACGACGACCTTAAAGTTTGTGTTCGTGCTGTGATAAGCGGTAGTACCATCAAATATTGATATCAAACTTGACATATAATCTCCTATAGAATATTGGTTTATTAAGACAAATAATAAGCAAATAAACCCTCAATCGCTGCAACAAGTATTGCGCCGATTGCGGTCAGTATAGCTGCAATAATTACTGGATCCATTATGTTATATCTCTTTCTATTTCAACTAACCCTAATATAATTCATCGCTTCATTAATACGATGCACTATCTGTGAATTACTCTTTGAAAGCTTTTGCTTAGATTTTGGAGAATTTCCAAGAGAAGCAAGCCTATCTAACAAATTAGCCTTGAAACTATCATAATAATTAATAAGATCTTGTTTGGTATAAAATGTGTATGTCTTTTCTTTACAATCAGCGTGAACAAAAAAAGTATCTGAAGTTTGATTCTTCAACTGAGAATAAAACTCCATTAAAGGCGCAAAATCAAATCCTTGACTCTCAAGAATACTATACGCATCGTCTACTCTATACAAATCCATTTTTTTAACTTGAGACCTATTGATATTTTTAAATAAATAAACTATTGTATAATTAGAATAATAAGAAGATGCTTTTTCTATGGTGCAACGAGGATCATTTGCAGCCACTGCCTTAACAAGCGGATCTTGAATACAAAGACCAAGTTCACCCATCGTTATAGGCCTATTTACAGATTGCGACTGAAATACGCTACTAAGCAAAGGATCAATAGTATGTGCGGGACTAAATGAAGGATCTTCGTCATCAAAAACATCTTCCATGTCATCAAAAACTTGTTCCCGTCGATCATTAATTGCATCCTGAAAATCCTCTTCTTGATTGAAAAGTTCAAACTCAATATCTGCACAATACTCTTTGACAACCTCAGAAAACTTCTGGGCAACACACGAAAGTAGAGAATAAACATTCTTTTTATTCTTGCTATTCTTCTTATTCTGTACCTCAACATCCTTAACAACGTCACCAATTTGTTTGTAGAAAGACAAAGTCTCTTCCAACGACAATAAAGACATAAAAGACAATAATTTTACGTAATCGTAATTACTGATATAGGAATCATATTGTGCATTTGAAACAACATCCAATGCCTTGGATCTAGAAAAATTAAACTTGTTAATTACAACAGAAACCAACCTATCGTAAAACTCAGGATAAGATTGAGGATTTCTGTACATATCTACCAAAGGATACTTAGATTTATAATCTCCTTCTAAGATCTGATTAACTATCCCAGCTTCTCCCACGTTAGTTCTACCAGACAAAGCATACAATGGTCTTGATATCAGGTCATTGTTCCATCCACCTAACATGTAATCATTAAAAATCATAGAATGCCAGTATCTATAATCAAAAGTATTAAAGTCGGACTGATCTTTTACATGAGTCAATAAATTTGAAAAAGAACCAGACCAACATATTCTTGCATCTGAATGCGTATTGGGAAACAAAGAATTAATATACATTTGAGTAGAAGAAGACAACGCAGAATGAGAATAATAAATCCTTACATCGCCTGGATCATATTTATTTATGAACGTAACTGGCATTATTGTTATTGTCCAAGGTACCCATATAAACAAATCTTCAACTTCCGGAGCGCTGTGCGACGCTCTCGCATTTTTGTATTTAACATTAATTCTGCATGGTGGGCGTTCAATATAATAAGACTGAGACTTGTCTACGTATCTAACTGCCATAGGCAGTATATGCCGTTTCGAACGCATCTGTAAATTATAGTCCTGCTGATCGTAAATCAGCTCAGTAGGAACAACATACTGTAGAGACACTAATGACTGAACGAGAAAATCAAAACTGTCTTCTGGAAATAATTCACTTGCTGCTCTTACGCAAGAATAATAACCAGTTATTGATGTGTTCCTTACCTGAAACCAATTAGAATTGTCAGGTGAATACTGCACTATATTATACACGCCTGGCATAAAAACTCCTCTCACTATATAAGAGACAATATAAAGCTTTTCTTCTCAACGGGTGTCTCAGTAGAAGGAGGCACTTCAAGAGAAACCAACGTGGAAGACACTTCCTCTGGACAAGAAGAAACAACCTCATTGACCACAGAATCAATTTCAGAAACTACTTGATCATAAGGTGCGTCTACGGGAGGAACCAAAGTATAAGACACCTGATCATTTTCAGGATTGATCAAATTAAAAACCTTATTTCCCTTGTAATCTGTATGCTCATAAAGATCAAAAGATAATGATCCTTTACCCTTAGAAGTGTACTTCTTTCGTAGCACAGAACTAGACTTATAATAAGGACAGATAGTTTGGTTTGGAGTCAAACCAAAGCCACAATAAGATGCTTTGTCAGGCTTAGATAAAGCAGAATGCGTACAAATGCAAATGTTTTCCGGACGATTTGCATAAGCATAATCCTTGCTGACTATATCTACGTTTTGAGTTTTCAAGCTAAAATAAGAACATATTGAAAACTGCGACATGGACTCTTCCTCCTCTAATATTATATCGGTATGAAATATTGGTGCGTTACTTTGACCCTTACTATTAAAAACACTAAATGCTTCATGACCTTTAGTCTTATTCGGCGACAAATTTGTTGTCTTCATCTTCTTGATTGCCTTAGTGAGTTTCTCAATATCATTACTAAGTTTATCTGATAAATTCTTAGATTGATCACTGGATACGACAAAATTTTTCATAGAGCCTACATAAAACATATGCCCTATCATAATTTCCCAGCCATCATAAAATTCAGATATGTGACGCTTAAAATTCAACGTATAATCAGCCTGAAATGGATCACTAAAAGATATCTGGACTGCGTATACAAATCCATGTGGATATTCAGTGTTAATCAACGGAGAAGATTTCCAAACATTATTGATATGGACATACAAAGGTAATGAATTAGACTTAATTCCATTCATTATATTAGCTTTGGAAATATAAAAACTACCGGTATTAAATAAATCAAATATGATAATTTCGTCAATAGAATGACCCTCATCCAACTCCGCGGCACTATTAACATAATTAGGATTTATTGGATACACATAAAAATTCATAACAGAATTTAATTGTATAAGCAAGTTCCCCGCCGGTTCTCCTGTATCGACACTGGGAGAACAAGGAATCTCCAGTTTCAAATAAGTCACCTCATCTAAATTTATCTGAGGTTTACCTATAAAAGCGTAATCCAATAAACTTGCTTCGGCAACACTGCTATCGTTATCCATAACATTCTCCTTAATGCCAAGTCATTAAATAACCATTAATTCCCTGTTTATCTTGCAATTCCATTTTTTTCAACAAAGATTCGTAACTGTTTTGAACAAAATTGTTATCCTTAATTAGGTTCTCAATGTATGACTGCATGGACTTAAGTACATCAAAAACATCTTTAGAATCAGAAAGCATCGTGTCATACGCAAGGGAAGTAGAAGATTTATTCATGGTGAATATATGCTCGTTACTCGGATCGTAAGGAACAATTGTTACAAACTTATTCGACTTATCCGGAACAATTATTTTATTCTTAAACATAAAACTTAACAAAGAAATACGAACCGAAGGATAAAAAGAACCAAAAATAATATTAAAAAAATCATTGAAAAAATAAGGTAAAACCACAGCCTTCTTCTGCGCGGCAGTAAGAGATTGATACGAAACATTAAAAGCATCTAACCGCTTTTGAGTAACAGGTTTCTTTCTTGGTTGATACCTCATGTAAAAATTAAACGCAACATCACGACAATTCATAAAAGCTTCTAAATTCATTTTACAATATGCTTCGTGTGTATTTATATCAGACTGAGGTATCTGATCAGATACACCAATCATTGAATCAGCCAAAGCCCGCAAAAAGAAAGTAATGTTGAAATCATAAAGACAAGCAACAACGGGTCGATTCTCAAAATGTTTACTAAACAAAGATACCTTCTTATTCCAAACTTGATCAAAATGATCAACTGACTTAATATGAGAATGTATATCCATCATAACGCCTCCAATGAATAAAGTTCGATTTTTTGAGATTTAAGATAATCTAAAAACGAAGTATTAGCCAAATGCAAAGATCTAAACTCCGGATAAACAGTTTTAACACAAGCGTATATTTCAGAAAGATAACTTAAATGATTTAACAAAACGTGATTGTATCTATCTAGAAACAGTACGCATTCGTGATCATTGACCAAGGTCAGATAGCTTTTCTGCAACCACGTCTGCAATGGCTTGTCCAATTTTTTTGTCGCCGTCTGCCACAAAAGATTGTGTTCCATCCTGCATTACCTCCAACATAGACTTTCTTGCCTCTTTCAAAGTATCACGAAAAGACTTTTGGGCTTCAACGGTAGAAAAAGCTATCTGACCTATCAAAGCTTCCATAAAAACAGCCTGTTCGCCGTACGCCAAAACTAAAGTAGCAATCTGTTTTTCGACTGCTTCTACTCTCTGTTCGATATCCTTTTGAACCGAAGTGACTTCTTTGGCGAGAACGTTCAACATATTATCAATTGCAATTTGTATGGTAGAAAAGTCAGTATCATAATTTCCCTGTTCGGTCATACGGCATACCAATCTGATTTGTTTGCCACGTGAGATATCAACGAAAGATTCAACATATGAGAGATGCTGACTATTTCTGATCTAGTAACCTTTATGCTATCAACGGACAAAGAAGATTTCATGTCCGGGATGAATGCACCTGACTCAGTTTTTCTAGCAGCAAAATGACCGCACTTCCAAACAAACGCAGAAGAATCAAAACTATTATCGGAATTCTGCCAATAATGAGACTTGAAAATCCTAGAAATAGGTTTTGACTCTATTATGCCTCCACCGTAAGAAACAAAACCTTCATCGGTTGGAATACCGGTTTTGCTGTTTGCGGGAAAATTTATGCTTCCTATACCAATAGCAATAGAATTTAAATAACCAGAAAAATCTATGGCATCTAAATATACCATCGTGCTAGAAATGAGTTTGCCATCGGGCGAAGTTTTACCTATGTCCAGCTTAAACTTAAGACCTTGATACCAAGGCCTTATGGACAAAAATCCACTTTGAGTTTTAGACCTAAACCATTTCTTGTAAAGATCTTTCTCGTAATCTTTCTGTAAGATATCAGATACAACAGGCTCAGCAGTCTGAGACATCTGATATTCTATTTGATCCATGTCTGACATATGTCTCCTTATATTTTCCAAGTAACCTGCGGCTGATCAACGGTACGACCAGATAGTACGTTTTGTGCATCGATCTGTTGTTCAGAAGAAGCCCAATCCCATTGTGCCAAGGCATAACTGTACATTGATTTTATCATATCTCTATGTTTATTCCAAATTATGTTCTTAACATTAGGGGCATGAGCCATAATGTCCTGGGTGTTGATTGCACGAAATTCATCGGCAACAACAAAGAACTTGACTTCTTTAATCAAAGCAGAAATCTCTGCACCGGTGAAATTTTCGGTTACTCTTGCAAGGGCATCATAATCGTACTCGTGATCGGTATCTATACCAGACAAATATATCTTTAGTATCTCTACACGCTCACTGTAAGATGGCAAACCAACGAACACTATCTTGTCGAAACGATCAGCGCGAAGCATCTCTGGTCGCAAATTATCAAGTTGATTTGCGGCACACATCAAAAATGTATCTTCTGGTAATTCCTGTAATCCAGTTAAGAACTCGCCATGGACACGATCTGTGGTACCGGCGTCAACTTGTGACGAACTCGAACCACCAGAAAGATCACGACCAAACTCGTCAATCCAAACGCACAAAGGCGTCATAGCTCTAATCTGATTAAACACCGCACGCATGTTGGCTTCTGACTGACCAACAAAAGAATTCATGACTTGGCTGATGCCGGTTCTGGCAAGATCAAGCCCAAGTTCACTAGCGGTAGCTTGACAGATGGCCGACTTGCCAGTGCCGGGGACACCAACCATCAATATTCTTCTGATTGGAGACACACCAAAAGACTCAGCTTTCTGTCTATTGTTCCTAAGGAAAGCGGTACGTTTGATTATGTTCTTGATGTTATCAAGACCACCGATTTCGGCAAATGTCAACCGAGGCTTTATGATCTCAAGAATGCCCTTTTGTTTAACGGTGGCCATCTTTCTCTCGTATATGTACTTTGGATCCAAAAGACCGTTGTCGACTATTGAAGTCAAACAATAATCGATGAAATCAGTTTCCGTTAGACCAATGCCAGATTTTACGAGATCTTTTACGGTTTCTGGATTAACAAAACGACCATGTGAAGACACATTAATATGATCCACAATGTGGAACAACTCTTCGGAAGTGGGAACTCCATGACCTATGACTTTGAAAAGGTTGGGATAATCAACAGGCACATCGAAAGCGGAAAGAAATATGAACTGCATTTCTTCATACATGGTGTCGGTCCAAAAGGACTTGCGATACTTTTCAACAAGTTGATACACCATAGGCACGTACCTAAACAAATTAACCTCTGGCTTGCCATGTATGGGAAGCAAAAACGTAGGCGCCTTGCCTCCAGAAACGGTATTATTCTTTATATGATTTACGGCAATAGATAAATCATAAGTGTGAACATGAGCGACTGTGCCTGATTCGTCAGTAAATTCTACGAGCACCGGTTTCCAATCTGAATCAACGTACTTGGAAAACCCTTGCTGTGGATCTATCATATAATAGTCTCTGAAATCAAAAGACACGATATTACTAATAACCCTAGAATACTCAGTGGTTTTTATCCATAAAGCAGGATAACCAATCTTTATTTCGTTTAACATAAAATACTGCTTTCTATTGTATTAAATATCGCCTTTATATAAGAGTGGGGGAAACCATTTGAAAGGTTATGGTCCCCCCCACTCAAACCTTGAACTATATCAGCCCTTCTCGCCTGCGCGACGGTGGAACTCCACGTTGTCGCCTGGCTGGATGACATAGTTTTCATCAAGTTTGTCCTTGCCTTTGTAGGCAACAGCGTCCGTGGGAATGCCCCACAGTCGAGAAAACTGCTCTCTTGCCTGAGAAACTGTTTTACCTCCAATGTTGCTTGGCTGATTGTATACACCAAAGCGAACATTGGCAATACCTTGCGATGCAGAAGGTTGATTCTGCGATGCTGACTGATCCATTTTATTCTCCTATTGTGTTGTTGTTTTATACCATCGCAGGTTGATTGACCTGCGAAACCATTCTGTTGTAGGGCTCAGATTTTCCCAAACCCAAATCAAAATAGATTTCGGTTTCTTCGGGACTTTGATCTAGAACAATGGTCTTATGAACCCTACCAAGTATGAATGCGGCCACCGCCATATTGGTAGCCAATAATTGCGTACCGCCCTCAAGCTTAGATCTTTCCTGACAAGAAAGTTCGCCTGGATTTTTGTCAGGAGGATTTTCATATTCAGGATGAAAAACGACAGGATGTTCAGTTATGTTCTTGCCATCTCTTCTTTGGTAATGATAGATGGAACCGAACAAAGCATCGTCGTTACCGCCTGTGAATACATCGACGTTTATAAGTTTTGCAGCGGCGTCGAAAAGTATCTTGCGAGCAGCAAAATTATCGACGACAGCAAAAACAACGTCGCCGTCAATCAACAAGTCGGAAGCCTTAATTCTGGGAGAATCACTATCAGCGGAAACTCCAGTGTTGTCGTCAGACACGACCCACTTTGGTACCGGTATGATCGTGGTCTTGGGAAACTGAGGCGTCAACTCGGCCGCTTTCACAACAGCCTTGTTGCCTAACTTTGTAAAATCCTGGCGCTCCTTGTTCTTCTCTTCGTAGTTGTCTCCGTCTACGAGAATCAAACCAGAACCAGGCATTTTCCATTCCAAAAGACGTACAAGACCAGCAGCAAGCCACGTGCCTATGCCGCCTGTACCTACGATAACAAATCTTTTTGATTGCATTTTATCCACCTTCTATCTAATTTCGTCATTATATTGAATTTCAGCAAAAGAATTTGCATAATGTTCATAATTGCTGCAACCATTGACGGAATGTGTGTAAAGAATAATGTTGAAACTATCTTTAGACCTTACCCATTCTGTCAAAAGCTCTCTAAACGCAGGGCATTTGATGGAATAAAAATGGGTACAATCATGGCATGGAGAATTCGGAACATATATATCAGCATTTTCAGCCAAATAACTATCAAAATCCACAACATCATCGGGCATCAGTCTCACGGCACAAACGCAATCAGCTTCAGCATTCTCTATCCTTACACCACAACAAGCAGTATGTCCAGAGCTGAAAGCACTGTCTATGGGTATTACGTCCTCTGTATGTGTTGGCAAATGAACATAATCAGACAGGTCAGAAACATCCGCCTTTTTGACGGTAGAATTCTGAACGATAGGCTTCATTGCCGTACCCGTATAATATCTCAATTCGTCACTGATATTCATTATGCTTGGAAGATTATCATCCGTAAACGAATACAAATAAACGGGAGTAGTATACGGCAAATAATTGTCGATCAAATAAGACTCTACCTTTTCAACAATCGTAGACATATGGTCTTCTGGATGAACAAGGGGAACTTCGCATGTGGGACACAAACCGATTCTTACATCGGAGATATTAATCTCGGTTTCGCACACAAGACAATGTCCTCTGTTCCGCTCATCAAGCTCTGCCTCAATAGCCAGAACGGCGTTGTACGGCATATGATAAGCTGCCAGCATATCCTCGTACTTTTCCAGAAATCTGGCCTGCTTCAAAGGAGTTCTAGATCCCCCAACCGCCTTCCCAGTCTGAAGCCCAGGCTGCTGTTGTGGTGTCGTCGTTTGAGTTGTTTGCGTGTGCCGACCATTTTGAATGGTGTTGTATCCCCCCTGGTAGGGGGGGTAGGCTTTTTTTACTTTAGTGGACCACTCCACAACTTCAGGATCAGGATCTTTCTGCACCGTTACAGTTTCAAAAACATCTTCCATGTCAAGTTTGTATCCTGTGCCTGCCATTTGTAACTCGGCATAATACTGTGTGGCACCATTGTTTACATTCTTTTGCCAACCATAGGTTATGTGTAAACCATCAAAATCAGCTTGATCGTCATGATCTGTGCCTGAAGCATAGGCAGGCATATCCGGGTGCGAATGTACCGAACCAACAATCATGACGTTCTCGGGCTTTAATGCAACGATGCTGTCGGCATCATACTTGCAATGGGCTGCGGTGTTTGTTTGTTCCGGAACCAGAACACCCCAACCTGCTGGTCCGGTCTTGGTAGTATCGTATGTAAGTATAACGATTGATTCCGTACCGTGCTGTGAGTGTACAAGCCTAAAGAACTCATCCAGCTTATTGACAACATCAATGGGAATGAGGGGCATGCTATAAGTACATTCGTCTTCAATGTCAATGAATTCAGCAGGAAACTCGTCATTACTTACCGCAACTACCCTACCTACGTAATTGTTTACGACCTTGAAAAGTCTAGGCTTCTTTTCTATCTTTATCGACGTAACGGTTGAATTTCCATAAGTGGTATAACCATAATTATGCGGCGACGCAGAAGGAGTACTATTTGTGACCGACTTGGTTTCGGTTTTGTGGTTCGAAAGCAAATAATATATTTGAAAACCCATATTCTCCACGACATCGCATATGTCTTGACGATCTGCGATAAAACATGGAACACCTGAAGGCATCCAAAAATGCTTCAGGTCATTCAGTTGTGGTACTGTCATATCATATCCTCCTCAATTTGTTATTTAATTAAACTATTTCTTTAGAGAAATATCCTACATAGCCGTGACTTTTGATTTGAGCCTGTAAATAAATTGCAGGCACTAACACTTCAACATCATCGTCTGTAGGCTTTTTGTAGTAAGTCTCAACCAATTGTATATATTTTGTCTCGATATCACCCAAAGAATCAGCAACACAAGACAAACTTTCTATATTAATATTAGTTGATATCTTATTTATAAATTTATTATAATCAAATGGATTTTCTGAATAACAAGAAGAACAAATCTTAGTAGCATAAAGATAAACACTATCGGTATGCTCTAGTTGAAGCCTATCCTTCAAAGCAAAGAATGCGTCTGAATGATGCGTGCTAGTTATTTCATCTATAACTATCGGTTTGATTTGATACATGTCAACTTCTGAAACTGCTTCGCCACACAGACACATCATAGGGTGATACCAATGAGTACTAGAACAAGAATTACAAATAAGATGTTTACAATGATTAGTATCTTTAAATTCGTGAACATGAGAATAATGTTCTTTTGGAGGTATATCAACAAGACATAATTTACATTTTGAAATATCATCTATGTAATCTTTTTTACAAGTACTACAAATAACAACAGGCATATCAGAAAAATTATTGAAAGCCTCTTGATTTTGGTACCAAATATTAAAACTTTCATACGGATTAGACTTATTATAATTTTCTTCAAAACAAAAATGTACTTGACCGCAATTTGAACAAACAGCCAAGTAATCCCCATCTTTAGAATACCAAAATCCAGTAGTATTGGAATAGACCAATGTAGTATTGTCAAAATCAACAGTATCAATACTGCCAGTTATGTAGTCTTGAGCCAGTATTGTAAGTGGTACACCATCGAAAGTCTCTTTAGAATTTATATCTAAAAAGGACCTTCTTCTCCCCCTTGATCATGGTCGTCATCATCATGATCTTCATCTTCTTCGGACTCAGACTCTTCAAACAACTGACCTTGGTTAACTTCTTTTCTAGAGTCTCTAAACTTCTTACTATCCTCCATTATGTCCCTACCAACATACTGTGTTGAAGAATTATTGTAAGACTGTACAAAATAGTTGGTAATATCGGTAATTACGCTCTCTCCATTGCGCTGCAATGCATTTATGGGTTTCAATGGCATCTTATCAGTGTAATAAGATTTGTATGTACCAGTCAAAGCCATTGAAAATGTAAGCGGAACAGCTTCAGAAGAAGTTGAATGTGCTGCCTGCCGGTCGAGACCCTCAACTACAACAGGAATCCACGGGGCAAACAAAGTCCACTCATAACCGTCCTGAGATGTTTTGTTCTGCCAAACGCTGGGATTCCACATGTAGGAAAAAGAAGCATCGTTCTGGTACATGTCTCGATAGAATCTCGGACCGTCAGTTTCCGACATATTGTTGTCGTTGTATGCTTCAGAACCGGAACAACGCTCCAAAGCAAGCGCCAAACGCTCATTAAACGTCAGACTACTCCAATCGGTATTATGATACAAACAAATCCATCCAACGCCATTGCCGCGGTACCCTCTGCAATTTATGTTGGGAAGATTAACATGATACAACTGGACATCTGGATGCGTAACAGGGGTAGTGGTGTAAAACGTTCTAGCACCCAACAAATTGTTGGACTTAAAATCTATTATAACCACTCGATAAGGTTGCGCCAAAAGATACTTTTTGGCTTCAGGATCCTTTTCGTATGTCCCCCAGTTAACATAATAACTACCTGGTTTGTACTGGTAGGCAACCTGTGTGTATTCGCCTGCTTTGCGAACACAAAGCAAACCAGTTCCGTCCAACGGTAACAAACCAGTATCAAAGGCAGCATACTGTGAAAACTGCAAATAAAAAGAACGAATGTCTTTGTCCGTTACATGATCAAGGTTGAATGCCTGTACCTTGGAACGAAAGACAATGCTATCTTCTTGCTTTACAAATGAGTAAGACACTTTGTCCATGATGTTATATCCAATCTATAATTATTCTTCTGTTAGAATTTGCTCAATACCTTTGTCTATGTCTTCTTTGAAATCACCAAAAGCCAAAGCAAACCAATTCGGATCCTTTTCTGCGGCATTGATAACCGACAACTTTGAATCCAATGTATTATAAATTTCTACCAAATCAGACAAACGATCTAAAGCTTTAGATAATTTTTTAAGGTCTTCTCTGGTAGGATTCATATTGAGAATGAACTTCAATATCGGTGCGTCATTTATCGTAAAATGATCGACTATCTTTTCTATCCTAGACTCTACGCTAGAAACTTGCTCCTCCAAAGAATCCTTGGCTTTTGCAGCCATGGCAAAAGAAAAATTGAAACTTTCTATGTTAGACGACATTATAACCCTTTCTGCGTTTTTCTGATTTTCAAAAACTGTCTCAACTCCATAACACTCCACCAAATAGAAGCACCACCGACCACTATTTTGGTAAGTATTCTTGCAAGCTGTGCTTCAGCGGTGTTCATCAAAGATTGAGAACTCGAAATTCCTTGTATGTCAAAACAACAATCATTAAGATACTGTTGTATTCTGTCTATCTTCTGTTGTCTGTTTAACTGTGTCATTTTGTTCCTCTTGAACGTTGATCATATGTTTAAGTTTATTGTTATAAATCCTTAAAACCAAACCAGTTATCAAAATAGGAATAAAAATAGCGTACATCATAACTCCTTGTTAGATATTCTGCGGTATCTTGAACCGTCAGAACCGAAATAATTTAAAATGATCTCAAGCAATGCTATTATCAGCATATAAAGTGGGGAAATGATTGGATTTGTAAGGAGATATATAAATATACTTATAGCTGTAATTACGCCAAACAAAGGCCCACCAAAAAGTATGGACTTTTGGGAATTTGGCTTGAGCTCTTGAAAATTATGTACTCTTGTTATTCCTATTGCAATTAATGGTAACGGTATAATATAGGGTAAGTCAGGACTTGCTCTGTTCAATAAAGATATAAAATAATGTCCAAATTCATGAGCCAAAAGAACAAGTATTATAAAAAACACAAATGGTGTAGGCATCAAGGCATAATTTATAGCCGCTGTTGCTACTGCCGTTACAATAAGAATGGCAACAGACTTTATCATATGCTACGCAGCTGATAATCTACTTGAGTGCCATTCAAATTATTCAACTTCTCAGCAAAAGCCATGTCAACTGATTTATTGAATGTTTCCTGCAACAAACAATCCGAAGCCGCTTTGACGTTCTGTTGAGAATTGTTGTACACTTCGCTAGGTGAAGAAACAGACTCTAGTACAGACGCATTGGGTACAATATCAAGTTTATTTGCCAATGTGATATACATTGCGCGGTCCTTGGCAAGAATGTGAGAGGAAATTCTTACCAATGTACCTACGTAAGTAGGAAGATAAGAATCAGAAACCTTCACATCAAGTCTGGCCAAAAACTCTCTAAAAGAATCGTCGTCGTCTTTGTTCCGAGAAACTTGATCAAATGTTTGACTCAAAAGATATATAATATGTTTGCGTCTAAGTATACTGGTTTCCAAATAATTGTAAAGGTATAAACTGGAAAATCTTCCACCAGTTAACTGATCAAGAACTTGTGATATAGTAACAAAAGACGAGATGGCGCCGATTGGCGATATCCAATAATCATAAGAATTCAAAATAGCCTGAGAAAATTTTATCCGCAAACCGTTGATCTTCAAATAATTTTCATCGTCGTTTTCTTCAATGCTTTTTGTAATCTGATCATAAACTTCATTAGATACTTTTGAATTAGAAGAAGAAGAAATATAATCGTGTGATACCTTTGGTTTATCCTTAGACGGATCGTAATCAAACAAATCATCGTCATTCTGACGCGAAAACTCAGACATAATCAACCTTTCTAGTCATTGTTTTGACTTTGATCATTGGTAAAATCTGACTCAAATATTATCGTATATATTTCTTTATTAATAGAGTTCAAATTCTTTACCAATCTATAAAAATTTTCTTTAAGTTCTGTAATCTTATTTTCATCCGGAGATGGAGTAGAATATATTTCAACAATCAATTTAGACAATTCGCGATAACGAGGAAAAAGATCCTGAACTTCTAAAATCATCGCATTAAGCTGACTGACTCTATCGTTAAAATTTTTAGTTACACTATTAAAGATTTCATCAATATCTTTGTCCATCGTAATCTCCAATAATAAAAATAAATAATATCAATGTATACTAAATCCACCGGAATGTATACAAAACTCAGCAAAATCTCTAAGATTTTCTGCAGAGAAAGGATAATTCTTACTAAAAGAATCAGTAAATCCTTCTCCAGAACAAACATGGCAAACTTTACTGCCTGATACGGATTCTGCATCAGCTGAAACGTAAAATTCATTTTCTTTCACAATGATACCTGTACCACGGCAAAGATGGCATTTTTCTTTTGGCAATTGACTCAACTCTGCCATGTATCTTCTTTCGTACTCCGAAGCAAGTCCGGATACGCAATCCTGTCTAAGTTTTATTCCAAGCTTATATGCGTCAGTTGAATCTAAGCCATAGCCACTATTGCTATGACCGTCCTCTACCTTTTGTGCAATGTCATTGTGCACAGTTTCGCAGTAATGCCATAAAGGATGCCACCACCATACGCTATTCCGAAAATACTCACCCTTTTTATTTTTCGGATTTTTACCGTATACATCCATTCCCATAGTTATTTCTCCTTGGGGACGTCCGCCGGTGGCGGTGGTGGTGGTGTGGGAGGCTTTTTAGGACCTTTGGAAACTTTGCGAGACTTAGCGAGACTCATTTTTAAGATTCACTCTCGTATATTTTGTGCCAACCAAAACATAATCACTATAAGAAAGTGAACCGCGTTCCTTCCTCTTTACAAAAAAATGATATGTACCATCTTCCAACAATGAATAAGATATGCCAACATACTCTCGTGTGTCTCTACTCTGACCAATGTAAAAGGTGGGCTGTACGGGCATTCTAGATATTTCTTCCATCGTAGAAGCTCTTCCATAATAATTATCAGGGCTTAAAGGTAAACAAAAAACGTTGTTTCTTGGTATTGCTATTCCATCTGGACCTATAATATCTGCCATTCTAAACCTCTGTTTCGTCAGACGGATCTACCGAATAAAAATCCTCAATATCAAGATCATCATCAATATCCGAATCAAAATCATCAACTTCTTTATTTCTATGATGAGATGTCTCTATATTCTCAACAACAGAATACATGTAAGCTTTGGAAGTTAAACTTACACCCTCTTCATCATATTCGTCGTCATTCAAATCACAAAGCTTCAAACCAGCAATGGCCAAACCATCCAATAAATCGTGAACACCAATAGGCAATTCGTTCTCGGCACAAAAACGCAAAGCCATTCTGTACTGATTAATTATATCTTGACTGTCCATAACGTAACTCCTTTACAACTATTTGATATACAACGAACCGGCAGAATAAAAAGACTCTCTACGAAGAATACGCTCAAAAGAAACCTGTAGCTGAGCATGCCAACGACTAATGTCAAGCATTCTGTCCCTAATCACCATTAAATTATACGGCATTTTGTAAGGGACAACTACAGGTTTGTTCTTGTTGGCAAACAAACAAGGTTCAGATTCCATCATTAATTTAACCATTAGGGCTGGTTGGACATTGGTAGTTTTCCGTTCCCGTTCGTACTCTTCTATGTCATGGGTGTCCCTACTTGTCATGATACGGCCTTTCATTCAGCAAAATAAGCTGTTCGATAATTCTGTATAGTTAATTGTTTTCTCATTAAGTCATTTACGACCTTTTGGCCCTCTAAAGCTTGGGCTATAAGTTCTAACTGACGAACCTTATAATGCTCCAAAGAATAGGCAGAGGCAACTCTTTGATTCTTCTTTGTGCTTGGACCACTGTACGACTCACCCTTGTAAACATAAGCACCAAGCTCGTGATCCCAAACTATTGGATGATGTGCATGATTGTTCATTTGTAATCTCTTTCATCTTTCTCTTCCTGAACATATGATTTTACGGTTATAGCAAACATTAGACCAAGAAGAACAAGAATTATCAAACCAAAAATAGATTCAACGATCATTATTGATCCTCCTTGTCTATTAAACGCTTAACATAAAATCCTATTATAGCGCATAATATAATCGTTACCACAAAAAATATATCTATTCCCGTGGTGTCTAATATATTATGATGATCAGCTATCACTGCCGTCTTCTTCTAACATTTTATTTATAGCTTGATCCAAATCAAAAATTTCTCTATCAACTAATTCGCTTTCCCATTGGTCCACCGCATAGCTGATATGTGGTTCTAAAATTTGTTGGACTTGAGTCAACCAACCTATTTCTAAATCTTTTTCAGACAAAACTCCAGCCCCTACCCAATCAGCTATCCGAGCGGATATGGCCTTAGACACTTCCCACATCTGCTGATATGTCAAAACTATTGACGCTTTGTAATCTGAAGGATCATGCATCATAGGTTATTGCCTATGCAAGAACTAAAGAAAGCACCCATAAATATAAAGTACAATACTACACCACTTGCTAACAAGTACTTTCCAAATGTACGATACTTTTTAACATATTTATATTCGTTTTTCATTGGCATTTCCATGGTACTCCTTGTAATCTGATGAATCATGTATCAAACATACTCATTTGCTGTCTTTTAAGAAACGTCACGAACCAGGCCAGTATTGAGCGCCATCTTTCCAAGCCATCTCCGACTCATCATCAAACAACACATAGTTGTCATTTCCATCGTCCATCAAACCCGTGTAGATAATAATTTGTCCATCGCCATCTTCGTCAATCAAATAGTTCTTACAAAGCGCAGCGATTTTGGCGCGGAACCGCTCCCCACTCGTCGTCTTTGCGCGTTTAGCGCGGGGTCTTGCTTTGGCCTTGCGCTTCTTTGCTTTCGCCATTATTTGCACTCCTTGTCTAATATGGTTCATGAATCATGATCAACTCCGCAAACTTCACATGTTCTTGATTCTTTATCAAGAAAATTAATACCTACATAAATTCTAATCGCAAGCAAACATACAAATAAACCATAACCTATGTTGCTGATAATCATATCTGTCATATTTAACACTACCGTTTCGGGATACTTAACGCTACTGTTTCGGTGGGCCGTGTAGGGATCGAACCTACGACCAAGGCATTATGAGTGCCACGCTCTAACCACTGAGCTAACGGCCCGTATGTCGTGAGCCGAGAGGGAATCGAACCCCCGACACTCACCATGTAAAGGTGACACTCTGCCACTGAGCTACCGGCCCCTATAAAAGTTCATCATAACCATACTTAAAATTAGTGCTGTTTATACCAGCATCCCGCTTATGTTTAATCTCTCTTCTTTTTCTAAGAGCCGCAAGTCTATACACGCAATCTATACCACGATCGGTAATGAAATATCGTTTACCGTCAGCGTGAGAATAGAAGTTCACTAGTTTCATTTTTAACAATCTAGACAGAGCTCTTTCTAAATTGTCTTTCTTTTTATATCTTGCAGCATTTATTGTATAGAGCTCACTAGACGTAGGATCTGTATACGCAGTGGTCCTACTATACATATAAATGAAATGCAACAATACGTCGCTCATAGAGCCGGACTCTACAAAAGGTCTAAGTGCTTTCGACTTTTTCGACATTAGCAGTTTCCTTGCCTTTGATATAACCATTTACAAGATCTATGATCTTTGTCCATTTAGGATCATACAAATCAGAAAAAGCCGTAAGATCCTTTAAAATCTTTTCTTTCATCCCTCTTTGGGTCAAATCCCAAACCATTTCAAGAAAAACTTCACTGTCTGTCTTCAGATGATGATCCTTTCCGGTAATTGGATTACGAACGGTGACATAATCTGCATACAGATGGGGAATCATACAATAACTACTGGAATTTATTGCTGCTTGTACCTTTTGTTCCAAAGTCGTTTTTTCTTCCTTGACGACCTTATTCTTCTTCAATGGTGGCATAAAAATTCCTCCTACTTTTTGTTTGATTAGTTTGAAATGTACGTCACTGCATACTTTTATTTCAAACAAACTTTTTAATGCTGGACCGTGCGCCCTGCGGGGATCGAACCCGCGACCAGCGGATTAAAAGTCCGTTACTCTACCAACTGAGCTAAAGGCGCGATCTAATCAGTTGTAGACTATCTTGGTTACGGGTGGTGAACCTGTTGAAACAACGACTGCCTTGGTCTTAGAGTCTTTGTTCTTTCGAAAAGCAACACGCGTATTGTCAGCGGCAACTTTTGCTTGTTCTACCGTACCCAAAGAAACCAACCTAATCTTGGTTTCCAAAGCAATTGAAATTGTATCATCTTTGCTACCGGAAACAGACAAAGTCTTTTTTGATCTTTGTAGTGTACCTGGTGCAACATGGTTGTTGTCAATGCCGATTTTGCATCCTGCATTGAATGATCTTTGCAATACCTCATAAACCGCGTCGTAAGATACACCGGCCTTCTGAGCCAAAGATCTGACGGTAAATGCTTTACCGGTTGCAAACAACTGGAATGCATAGGATGCGCCACCGAACTTTGGACGATAACGATAAAGTGCCGCAAGGAACTCTGCAGTGCCGCTTAAGTACGTCTCCATTACTTCTGCGACTACCTTGGATTCACTCTTGGCATCATCTTTGCTCTTTGGCTTTGAACTCCCGTTCAATCTTTTGGGATCAAAAACATAAACCTCAGAACCCTTTGAAGAAACTGAAGAATCATGTTTGCCAATAAGCTTGACAAATTCTTCAGGAGTTCCTTCAAACTCAATTCCATTAATAATTGCTTTCATTTTATATTTCCTTTCTTGATGAGATAAGGCATTATTTTAACTTGAAATAATCAGTATACTGACCTACAACACCAGACTTTGAAACAGCAGCAATTCTGCATGAATCAATGTTAGATACTGGTATAGCAACGTAAAAATAATTTAATCTATGACCTCTATTACGAATAGATCTTGAAACATTGTTTGACCCAGAATATGAACAATCAAATAAGTATGCAGAAAGAAGATCTGTTTTACCAGTATACTTGAAATCAAGATACAGATAATCTTTTCCGTGTACATCTTTGTATATGCCCAATATTTCAGGAACGGTCAAAACAAACTCAGTGTCTCCTTCAGGAGGAGCCGGCGCAACAACCGTTGTAGTTGTAACAGGAGGCTTGATAGTGGTTACTGGCGGACGCAAAACCGTTGTTGTTGTAGTTGTGGGTGAAGGCATTTGACCGTCACCAAACAAATATCCAAGGTCTATTCTTTTTGTGACGATGGATGTAAAATCATCTATTGCAGGCATTGAACTATCCTTAAAGTCTTGTGTTACTTTGTCTACAGACTGTACTCCGTACTTGGATCTGTATACTGCGTAAGCACCAGCAACGTGAGGAGCTGCCATGGAAGTACCTGAAGCAGTTCTGTAAGAACCGTTCAATTCTGAAGAATATATATTATCTCCAGGAGCGGAAAAATCTGTATCTTCATGAACATTGGAAAACTTAGTTACTTCGTCCCTATTATAATAGGTTGCAGCTACACTGATAGTGTCGGTTATGCATGCAGGAGAACTCATTCCGTGAGAATAAGCGTTTCCTGCTGACACAACTGTGGCAATATTTTTTGACTTAAGTTTAGAGATAATACTTGTAAGATCTGGAATATAGCTATTGCAAGATGATTTAAATACCATCGTCGTGCCAAGAGACATGTTTACTGCAGCAATGTTGTATTCGGATGATATCGAATCAACCCACCGCAATGCAGCAATGATATTGCCGTCAAACGTAGATCCGTATCTGTCAAAGATATTTACTGCAATTATCTTTGCTTCTGGTGCGACTCCTGACATGTTGGCGTTGGAACCGGCGACGATTCCTGCCACATGAGTACCATGCCAGTGAACCGGCTTTGCGGCTCCCTGTCCAATCATTTTGGTTGTACCATTTGGACAGGCTACTGCAAAACATGCTTCCAACGCCACCTTGTTGGACAAAAATGAAGATTGAACATCTACGCCTGAATCTATAACGACCACAAAAGACCCATTGCCTTTGTGTAGATTCTGATGAGCCTTGACAGCACCAATCTGCGACAAACTTCTTGTAAGATTCATTCTGAACTTAACTGGCCCTAACGCCTGTAATGTATCTGCTTTGACACTTGTTGTGTTCGAAAAAACAAACAAAGGCATTAATGCCAAAACAATAAGTGAAATAAAAATCTTCTTCATAATATTCCTTTCATAAATATTATGCGTATAAACCGTGCTGGCGAGGCAGGGCTCGAACCTGCGACCCAGGGATTAACAGTCCCTTGCTCTGCCAACTGAGCTACTCGCCAATATCTTCACCTTCAATGGTGTTGGCTGCTCTGCGATAAACAGTTGAACGACGGAGCTTTATGTTCGGTGGACCAAATCCAAGTAAAGATCTGTCGTATTCATTTTCGCCAGCCCAAAAACCATGCTCTCTGTTCGAGCGGGCATAGTTTCTGCACTGCTCAAAAACATCGCAGTTATTGCATATTTTACGAGCCTTTTCTTCGCGCCTATGAGCAGCTTGTGGACGCTCAGATACATGCCCAAAAAATAAGTGTGTCATGCCTTTGCATGCTGCACTTTCTATCCAAGAATAATCTTGATCAAACGTTTCTGGCATAACACCTCCCTAACCAATATGTGCCCAAGACGGGAATTGAACCCGTACGACTATCTCTAGTCGAGGGGGTTTAAGCCCCTTGCGTCTGCCTGTTCCGCCACCTGGGCATAGAACTATTTGACCAACTCACTTGGATCGTAAAGCTGTTCAGACGAAACCAAGGGATTGGTCAAGACGTCGTACATAGACTGGTACCAAGTAATCAGATATTCCAATTCTTCGAACCGTTCGTCATCTATAAGCCCAAGAGGTTTCAATTCCTTGACGGCTTCCAGAAAAACTATAGTATTCTTAATATTCTTATAATCTTCTGCTTCTGAACCAATCATAATACTTAATGACATATATATCCTTTCTGTATAACCTTATTTATTGCCCAAACTTTTTATTTCTCTGTTAATATAACAGGAAACGCAAAGTTTAAGATCAAACTTTTTCTTATAACTTACTTGATTAGAATAAACGTTGCAATCATAACATTTCAATTTAGAAGGTGGCGAATATTTGGACTTCATACTATCATTTTCTGGTCGTAGTATCTTGATATTTGTTCAACAAGCTCGTATGGAACAGAATAATCTACCTCATGATTCTGCTGATCAAGAGCACTTGCTGAACCGAATACAAGCACATCACCAGATATCACGTTAGTAGAAAGAAATCCAAGCATCGCCAAAGTGCATGATCTGTACAAACACGTTGCAACAAAATTTACATTATGATGATGAACCGCAAAATCAGTAACAACATACATATGATAATATGGGTGCAATGGTATCAACAAAAGAGAAGAAACTTGCTGTTTAAATACCTCCGATTTGACACCATCGGGGGTATTAAAACATATCTTTGGTTCTTTTGAACCAACAGGTATGTACAAAGACTTTATTCTTCGTTCAGCGTCTTTTTTTACAGACGGAAAATTTTCTGGAGTAATGCTGAAATGGTTTACTAAATATTTTGAAACATACATAGTAATAACCATTATAGCATATTTACTTCCATTTCTTATTTGAAGCTATTTTGTTTTCAAGCCATTTCGGTTTGGGATTAGCTTCATAATACTTTGTTATGATGTTGCTTGCAATACCTTTGGTCATATCTGCAGTCAAAGGTACACCAATTCTTTTGAGCAACCTTTTCTGCTTGTCAGTTGGTTCATCATGTCTCCAAACAGATTGATTATCAATTAAATTTACGCTGGAAGATCTATTGTTTATGACCCACCTGTCGCTTCTTGCAAAAGCTTCCCTAATATCAGCTGGGTATCCTAATACGGTCTCATTAGGAACAGTATTGAACCCAACTTTTTGTATGTGCACAACAGACAATCTTCCAAGAGTGTCTGTGTGTATCTTTAAAGATTCGTTGTTTCCAATGCCCAATCTGTATTCATCCTGTGCAGTTTCAGCCCAAACAAAAGTTGAATATTGTAATATGAACTGATTAGGTGGTGGCGGCATGAACAAATCAATTCTCTTGTACGCTAAATCAATGTCCTGTGGTTTAAGCACCCTAACGGCCTCTCCTGGGCAGTAGGCTTCCAGTTCCTTGTACTTGTTGGCAACATCGACCAAATCTTGACCTTGCAGGTCAAAATCTGGCGGCATGCCCAACAATGTGGGGAGACCCAAAGGCTTTTTGCCTTTCGTGGTATCGGCTACGTCTATGATCATGCAATTGTTTTTTCCCTCAAATAGACGGGTTCCACGACCGACTATCTGAGTGTACAACAATGATGATCGTGTTGGTCTAGCCAATATAACGACCTCTACAGAAGGCTCGTCAAAGCCCTCGGTTAATACACCCACATTGACGACTACTTTTATTTTTCCAGAACGAAAATCATTGAAAGTAGATTGTCTTTGTTCGTCTGGAGTGTCGCCAAGAACTACTCGTACAGGTGTCCCTTGTCTCGCAAAGGATGCGGCCAGGTCTTTTGCGTGCTGTACTCCAGCGGCAAATACGAGGGCTTTTTTATCTTTTGCAATCTCCAGATAAGACTTAACAACAAGATTGTTACGGTAAGGATTATTGATAGTATCTTCCAATTGAGACGCGATATAATCGCCATTTGTTGTCTCCACTTCCGAAATGTCAGTGTCTGTGTTTATTCTATAACCTACTAACCTACAAAGATATCCTTCTTGAATTAAATCAAGAATATTTTTATAGTAAACTATCTCGTCGAAAACATCTGTCAATCTTACCGAATCACTTCGTTGTGGTGTAGCGGTAACGCCCAAAAGAAGATTGGGATCAAAATAATCCAATATTCTTCTGTACGTTGTGGCTGCAGCATGATGTGCTTCGTCCACGACTATAGTCTTAAAATAATTTTTAGAAAATTTATTTATTCTGTTAGAATCTGACCTACCAAGAGTTTGCACAGAAGCAACTACAACGTCACAGAGTTCTGCAGTTTGTTCTGCTTTTTCTGTTTGAACATCCAGATCAGGATTGGACCATAAAATTTTGTCCTTGGCCTGTTCTAGAAGTTCACCTCTGTGGGCAAGAACGAGCATCGGTAAAGCATCGGGTATAGTTTGGGGTAGATGACTAAATACAACTGTTTTACCTGAACCAGTCGGAAGAACTATCAGCTGTCTAAAAATATTCTTGTCAATATTATTGACTATTGCATCTAGCGCTTCCTGTTGATATGGTCTAAGTTGTATAGTCACAACTCTCCTAACTATATGACTCTTGATATTCGTACGACACAGACTCGGTCATCATGTCTTCTACTTGTTCGTCAGAAACAGTGTCGATCTTAACATAATAAACTACGGTTTTGTCTTTTAATGTTATATATTCTTTTTCTGTTTTTATATTTTGTTTGTTTTTTTGCATATTTTCATTTACTCTTACTGTAATCAATATACGTTATATTCATATTCTTAAATGATCTAAATTGATAATGCATTGATGTATAGTACGATAACAAATCATTTATACTGAACGGAGGTTTATCAAGATGTGTATAAGCATAAAGCAATTCTATCATCTCCTGAGTAACTCCGTCGTGATCCTTTAGATCTATCTCCTTTGAACTTTGTTGGGCAGTGTCCCAAACTACTTCTTTGTCGTTCAAAGTGTAAGGAAGAAAGACTACGCCGGCCGATTTGTCACCCACAAAATAACAATGCAAACAATTGTTAACATCTTTAGAATCTTTAGATTTATACGTAGAATCAAGCACAAGCACACATGCTTCTGCATGCACAGCACTGTAAGAATACATCATCTCTGCAATGCAAGACTTGAAATCCGTTTCATCTACATAAGATCTGGCCACAATACCAAAAATCTTGTCTCCAAAGAAATCGAAAAATACCAATCTAGGGCGATAAGCAGCATTGTTAGTTAGCTTAACGTGGTCACTAAAAGAACTAGTGATATTTTTTATTTCTTCTTCTGGACTATTTACATAGTCTTGTAAAGAAGGATACTTAATCGCCATAATATTTTCTACGATCCTTTGATTATACTATTGAATACGACAGAATCTTTGAGCATGTCAAAGAAAGCATAAGTAATATAAACATACAAAGCTGTCCACAATGCAGCAGTAACTACTGCACCGGAAGACAACAATACCAAGAACGTCAATGCATAAGCGATGCTTTCTACTACCCATGTAGCAACAAGAACGCCTGTTTTTGACTCTGTTCTTTTCACGTAGTTTACGGTCTTTTTGGTGTATTTACCAATCTTATAAACTATTCCCTTACGTGACTCAGGATGATAGTCAATAATAGTTGGCTCAACTCTAGGTGAAGAAATTAAAGTCCGCAAAACGTCCAACATTTTGTCAACGTCGGATGTTTTGGTGTATACTGTAGTCGTCACTTTGTGACTCCTTTGTGGTTGGTAGGGTCGGAATGGGTGGTATGGGTCCACTCGTTCCGATCCTTTTATTTGAAATGGTTCATTTTTCGTACGTGTTACAATCAAAGGTGTTGATTCATTTCTACCTAATGATACATGTTTCGATGTGTGATTCATTCAGGTGGTTTGCTACGAATTCATCCTGATGATTCATTCCCAGTAATTGTTACAAATCAATGACTATAATTCATTCGTGCATCATGTTCAAAATCGTTGTTAGTGATTCATTTACTGCGTTTGTTACAAATCGGCGAAAATGATTCATTCGCTTTACATGTTACCATTAAATGTTTGTGATTCATTCCTCAGACATGATACTAATCCCAAATGATGATTCATTCATAGATCTTGTTACAAATTGAAATCAATGATTCACTCCGGTGAACGGCACTCTCTTCAGGCTACGGTTAAAAATATTATTCAGATAACGGGTATTGAATCTTGATCTGCTGATACCGCTGGGTCTCAATATTGGACACATTCCAAAGGTTGATAGCCCAACGTTGCGGATCTACGTTCTCAACCCAATGAACATTTTTACTGTTGAAGGAAAATACCTCTCCTCCAACAAGATCGATCTTTTCGACCTGTTCTTTTTCCCCCATGCACCAAGTAACTCTACCCAAGTTAATACTTATTGCATGGGCGCACAAAGCTGATGCATCTCTATGTGGGCCTATCTGACCACCCTTTGACACCAAACCAAAGTCAGGGCTGAACTTATGAGGTCGACATATCGACTGTATATAAGTCCATATTCTTTGGTCTCTATGTCCGGGTAACCATGGTCTAGATGCAGTAAGAGGCGCTTCGTACTGAAGCCACAATCTTCTGCGTCCAGGCGCATATCTAGATACATCGGTAACCAATAGTGGATCAAGATGTTCGTCGAAATAACTTACGATTGTACTCACTACATCAGAATGTATTTTCGTTAACATTTGTGTCATATTATCCTCCGGTATTTTGGGTCAAAACAAAGAAGTTATTTATTTGTCCAAAATGATGTATCCGGAAGAAACACCGTCCACTGCTTGATGATAATTCGGCACTTCGATCATATGAGAATGACCGCCATGCTGAATGACATAAGGTCGGGGTGCGCGTACGGGAGTACCCTGAAGATTAGTGTGGTAATCTTCGTACCACACCGTATGGAAATGAGACAAAAAGATCTTGGCAGCAAAGCGACGTGCCTGACCATCTATCTGACCGTCAGGTAAATAACCTTCCTGCAGTCTGCGACGGGTAGGATTGTTCTTCTTCCATTGTTTCTGCTCCAAGATTGACTTGGCTCTTTCGGAATATGTTCCAGATTCGTTCAACTGTACACGACGTGCTTTGTCCTGCAGATACAACTTGCCATAAAAGCACTGGTCGCGACCAGAGAACTTCATGAAACTCTGTCCAATTTTCCAAACGAGAGTCTTTAGATCTGCGTTATAAGGGCGCTTTTCGCCCTTCTGCCAAACAACCGTGGGATCCATTCCAGCGAAACGCCAAATGCTACCAGCAGTATGGGCCTTGGAAATGTCAATGTTGGACAACAATCCAGCGGTGATTACCGGACCTATGCCGTACTGGGAAAGTGCCCATCGTCCGGCCAAGTACTTGCCACTGAAGTGCTTGAATGGATCAACCAACGACTGCTCCATGTACTTCATGTTGATAGCCATGTGTTCGTTCATTTGATTCGGCTTTTCGCGTTTGGCCAATTCTCTGGACTGGGCTGCAATCGCAATGCGTGCATCCTGCAGTCGATAATAGGCCTTGACCAATTCCCGAACAGTGTGAGGATCTTCGGGATAAGTCATCTTGCGAACGTCCTTCACGAAATTTCTCCACAAAGGAACGTTGATCTCCAAATCAGAACCAATTTCATCTTGCTGCATTTGAATCTCTGTATCTTTATTCATATAATATACTTACCTTTCATATATTGTTGTTATTAATATCTTGATACGCTGGAAGTTCTGGTGAACTTGATCGTGGGTGTGAACACAACTTCCGTGTCCTGACGATGTGCTTCTTGGAAAGACATCGGGTCGTGATAGATGTGCTTGTCGTACTGCCATTTGTCGCTCTTGAACGTGTTTACGTCCACATCGCCGTCCGCTTTCGGGGTGAAAAAGACGGTGCTTGCAATACCGTAAAACTGTAATGCAGACTCCAAATAAGGATAAACGAATCGATTCATTACGATCTGATCCGTAACCTTACCTGCAGATGTGGGAACGTTCAAAGAAACCGAATACATGGACAACACAAAATCATGCTTGTCTTCTATACGCTGGAAAGAATTAATGATATTAACAATCTCAGTGTACATTGACTCCCATGATCCTCTGACTATGTTGCCAGTTGATTGCGTGGTTTCAGAAATATTGACCTGATAGATCTTGCTACGAAAGTCCTTTACCGTGGAAAGTGCCTGAAAGTAGAGGCGTTGGGCGAGATCATGTACGATCTGCGGTGGCTTAGCGTTTAGCTGCGCCCAATTGCGTACTTTCTGGCAATACTCCGAATACTTTTGTGAACAAAGTAGATTCATTTGTGTTATCTTACCGTCGTGCAGTACGATCTCTTCTCCGTCCTTCAGATAACGTTTGAAACCTCGTTTCAGCCAAACATTCGTGTCTATTGGTTGTGCGGAATCGATGATCTCTCTGACGATCTTCTTGGCTTCTTCGTCAATCGCAAGTACATCCTCTGCAAAGTCGGGGTTGATGCACTTGTCAATTGCCTTTTCCATAGAACAAAGTTGGACTGGACGATGTTTGTGAATGATCAAAGAATGAACCATTGCGGCATTGACGTAACCTCCGACATTGCCGCCGGTCATGGCGACTTTGATATCTGAAATGACGTCGTCTTGTGTATACAAGCCGGTTTTCTTGGACTTCTTAACGTGTTCGGATGGAAATCCAGTATAACGTACTTCTTTATCACGAATACATTCACTGAGTCGTTTTGGCCATCCGCGCCCGGAAACGGTGGGGAACTTGATCGGAGTGCCATCTGCTTTGTGCCAAGTGGGTGACCATTGGCCCTCTACATACCGAAAGATCGAGTACTCACCGATACCGTTTGGTGAACGGCATACGATGACGACTTTTTGTCCGTCAAATTTCCCGCCTTCCATGGTGCGGTAGAACAGCTTGAAATAATCGTCCTCGTCGTGGCCGCCGTGCGACTCGTACATCTCGAGCCAATCAGCGTCGTTGACGACGTGAACGCCTATCTCGTTGATACGAATGATTTGACCCTGTTCCACCTGTACGCTCAGCTCATAGCCAGCCATATGTGCCAACGACTCTGGTATCACCTGTTCGTAGACAGAACAAGGAATGGGAACCCGAGACTGGTATGGTTTTGCGTGGCTGGTTGCCAATGTTTCAAAGAGCCAAGGTGAATCGGTTATCTTCATTCCAGAGGATACCCATCGGTAACCAACGTACGACATTCTAGAGTTGGCCTCTTCGTCTTCTGCGTCTGCGAGGTTACGGAACTGTCGTTTGTAGATTTCACGCCAGTTCGTAAGCAGACGACAGTTGACCGCATCATCAAACATTTTCTTGTACTCTTCGTCTAGCCAGAACTCCATGTCTGACTGGCGAAACAGATTTGGAAGGTTGATGAGCGTTTGGTCGTCGGTGATTACTCGTTCGTGGGAACCTTGCGGCTCTGCAATGAATTTGAATCCGTTTTCATACTTGATTTCTGACTTGATGTTATCCTGGGAAGTGATGATATCAACTCCCTCAGGTAGGTTGTCAGAAACTATGCAATTACCCTTGAGGAAACCCTTATCGAAAACGATGCGGGCATTGTATACTTTCTGCTTCAAGAGATTGCGTACCAGCTTCTTGCGAATCCGCCAATCGTAATAATACTCTTTGGTGTCGGTGGTCTTTGAGGGTTCGTATACCGGCAAGTTGGCTACAGCACGCTGTATCAACTTTGAAGATACGACAAAACCACCGTCCAACAAGCGAGCAAGAACTTTTGGGTCCTTGAAATCTACACCGGGATAGTCTTGTGACAAAGAAGCTAACATTTCGGGATCATTGAAATTGTATTCTGAATATTGAGTGGGATCTACGATCATTACGTTCAACTCGTCCTTGGCAAACGTTGCGTTCAACAGTGCAGGACGGTGAAAAGTCTTGAGTCGTTTCGCAGTCTTGTCTCCGGCGTAAACTTCGTAACCAAGACGCTTGAATGCCTCTAGCCAACCTGGACACCCCTCGATGATAACGAAGGCCATTTTGTCCTTGTCCACGATTGCATAAGAAATCTGTGGATGGCGAACGATGGCTTCTGCTATCCGTAATTCGGATGGTGTCTGAGGTATTGGTAGAGTGGCCATTCTAAACGACACAGGTTTTTCCGTAGAATGCTGCTCAGAAAGTGCCTGTACGGCTTGACGCAGAAAGCCTGTGTCATAGAAGCCGAACTGGTAATCGTTCATGCTACGCAAAGGACCGTATATTTCTGCGTTGAGCCGAACTCTTGGTCGATAGGACAATGTCATATAATCTCCATTTTCTCCATAGTTGCGTTGATATGGCTATAAATATACTATCTATTGTTTATTTTGTTTGCTACCCATCTCAATCCCCAGACGGGAAATGTAATTACTTTTATTACTGTATAAATTACTTTAGCAAGATCTTTGAATGCTTGAACCCATTTTCCGCGAATATGGGAAAGCATGTTGCCACCATAGCGGGCTGCTTGCTCTGAATCATAATTCCAGTGCAAGAATGCATAACCCGGAATAGATAAAACAGTACCAAACAAAGCAGCGCCCATAACGACAAGACCTGCGGCTCCAAATAGAAAGCCAAGTACTGATGACAAAGTGATTGAAATGATCATGTTAAACCATTTCAACCGATGAGCATTTTGTCTCCACCACGGAATATTCACTGCGAGCATCATTTCTACGATAAATGATGATAAACCAAGAACGATCATCATAGTAAGGAACATACAACTAGCCTTTCTTTAGTTAGATGTTTATGCCATATTTTGAATTAAAATAAAGGGAATAAGATCCCCTATTTTAGTCAGATGTCGATACCTTTTTTGGACACTTGGAAATATCCCATGTGCAGGGATTCCATGGTGACCATCCTGCTATATCATAAAGAAGTTTACCGGCTTTAAGATTGGTCAATGGATCCAACAAAGGCTCTTGTGTGCAGACAGACATTCTATTGCATACTGCTGCCCACTTGTTGCGCTTAGTGTTGTAATTGACTCCGTTGATCTGTAACAAGCCTGTGTCTGAACGGTGGTTCCATTCAGAAACTCTGGTTATGACACAATTAGAATTTACGACATCACCGCCACGACGGTTGGGACAACCGCCTGACTCGCGTAAGATTATCTGGCCTAACTTATTCCATGTGTGTTCTGGCCAACCTGCTTGAGCAGCAAGGTATGGTAACCAAGAAATATCACCATGTTTAAATGTTAGTCCGTAATGCTGAACGCTATTTATATTAGAACCAATATCTTTAGTTTCATTTAATGAATAAAGATTGTTATGTTGTTGTACGGTGTGATGTGTTTGTACCACAAGGGTACTAGGGGGCTCCTTAACTTGCTTTGTTTCTTCATGTAACTGATTGACTACAAACAGTCCAGTAAAGTTAACAAAGGTAAGTAAGGTTACTACAAAATATTTTATCGCGTTTTGTACTAGCATGCGTTTTCGCTCCTTATCGTCTAGTCTGACAATCAATTAACAATTGTCATTAGTATAACGCAGGTTGCGAACCCGAAGATGTGCGGACAAAAACGAAATGCCCGTCACAGATGGCAGGTTGCCTATCTCCGACTTCACAGTATTGCTCTGTTATGTTAGGGATCTTTTCCCTGCCCGCTGGGAACGGGCATTATATCCTTGTATAGTAACCTTATCTAATAATAAAGTTAAGAATTAGCAGATGTTGAAGCTTGAACTATGGTGTAAGTACCGTAGGATACAAGCTGAAATCTGTTTTGATTGGCTCTAATATAATTCAACAAAGTTGGAAGGCTCACTCCGATTTGTTCGCACATCTCTTTTGTTGAAAAAGTATTGTTGACGTGTGTGTTGATGAATTGTTCAATTTGTGGTGTTTTTGATGGCTTAGCCATTATGGTACTCTCCGTTTAAGGTGTATAAAGGTGTATAAATATTATAGTGTAGAAGGGTAAAATATGCAAGTTTTGTTGAAATTTATTTTATTTGAATTACAACATATTAATATATATATAGTATGGTTGAGAACAAACCTATATAAATTTGACCCATTAACAATTTCTAATATTTAGACTTGACAGGCAAGTAAAAAGGCATGTTAGTCCATAGGACTTGAGTGGGTTCATCTTGGTAATAACGCTCAATGATTATATCTTCTTGGCCGTCAAAATAATTGCAAGTATGGACCGAACCAAGGTACAAAAACTTAGAGTTTGAATTGTCTACGATCCATGTAATTCTTTTGTCGTTACCCAACGAACGGGCTTTTTTAATCTCTAAAGATCCTGAAGTGGATTTATTCAGATTCTGAGTAATCCATAATAAGTTATAACCCTGTTCGTTTGGCAGTACGACGGATATGTAACCATCATGAGCTGGTACAAAAGGCGTGTACTTCTGGCCGCCCCGCTCAATAAAAGATTCCCTATTCCATAATGCATGATGAACTCTAAGAATAGAAACTATCTTAGGGTCATCTGTCATTGGTAAGCGTTTAGAATCCATGAGCTGCGTTGACATATGGCAATGAACCTTTCTTAAGTTGGATATAGTTCTGGCGATTCACAGGGGGAGTAGGAATCGGGAACATGTTAGGATAAATGGAGGGAATCCTACAAGGTTGGTCTTCATCCACACATTTTTGTTATGTGCCCAGAAACTATACCGAATTGGCTGACGCAACAGCCAATCCTTTTAGTTTCCATTTTGCGCCCTGAGTAGGAGTCGAACCTACGACCTGCGGATTAGAAGTCCGTTGCTCTATCCACTGAGCTACCAGGGCAGGCCGCCCGCAAAAATTTTTATAATTTTTACGTATATGCTAATAGGGATAGAGTATATGCTTGTAGGAATATAAAGATATCCCCACTGTTCACCACTGCAACCCACTGGAAGTTAGTCGAAGTTGTGATCCAAGGGTATTTTTATTCTACAAGCCTTTTTGTTCCACGTCTTTTTTTTATCCTGTATGGTAACAGCACGTAGGCGTACTCCATTTTTGAAGTCTTTGCGATCCTGATCATTCCATTTGTTGGGCAATTTAGCCATGACACTACCGCCTTTGATATTGATATAGTATGTTGATAATACAAAATATAATAAAAGTATAATGGGTTCAGGCCCGAGAGAGCCTTTAATTTTACTTTTGATAACATTTTATTCTAATACTGATATTTATTTAAGTTTAATAATAAAAAGTCCTTTTAATTAAATCGAGCTACGAGGTCACAATATAGGGGCATATTTAACCTCGTAGCTCTAACAAACTTTTCCTTGTTATTTGACTTTAAGAGTAGATTGAAGAGTTATGTTATAATATTTTTTAAAGTCACGGCGTATTGGGTGTAACGCTGATTCTGTGCCGTGAGTTGTATATATCGGGCCCGGAATTGTTGAAGGGGGGACAATCCGGTATGCGCCTGATTTCTTCTGTTCTACTACAAAGCCAAGTCTTCTCAGCTCCCGAAAGACTTCTTTGATGGCTTTGGATTGATGTTGCTTTGGCATACATTGCTCCTTGTAAGTTTGAATAATTTTGGTATTGCTTGCTGAATATACTATAGCATATATTCTTTTTTAGATGCAACACCTAAAAGAACTTTTTTCTGGGGCCCCCCGAAAAATTCGGTGACCAGAGGACTAATAAAAATAAAAATATTTATTACCGTAAAGGACCGAATTTTTTCGGTACCCAGAAGACTAGAAATATTTTTTGTTACTGCTACCCTATAGCCTTATATAGACTATAGAGTAGACAGTACACATTCGTTCTATAGATCGTGATTGTAACCGATAAACCTGAGTCGTTTGGATTGAACCAAGTTGTCTACACATTCGTCACACACAATGCCGGCAAATTTAGAGGTATCAAACTCACTACCATAATGAGCACTGATCCTGATGTCACAACCACCATTGAGGTTGGTGGCGTTGTTTTCCCATAGGTGCATTACTGCTTTTTCACAAATGATACATGGTGTTAGTGGTGGGCGTTTTGTCATTGTTTGCTCCTTTTTGAATTAGTAAAATTTTTTTTATAGGGGTTTGTGGGTGATAGTGCAAGGACACTACCACCCACTACTACCTCTAACGCGTCAAAGCGTCAGTGATTTCATCTACGGTTTTAGTAGCGACCACGATGGCAAATGCCGAACCAACGACATTCAACCATTGATCTCCACCAAATCCATAGGCTCCCAGAATGCTGACATCTGCTGCCCAGACCGTCAAGACGGTCAACACTGGAAACAGAACTTCAGGCTTTCCTAGGTATGGAACCTTCTGCAGGAACGGAAGATAATTGAGAATTGCATCCGTGGCAAACGCCACAGCAAAACCCAAGAACACCGCCAAGGCAATCGGGTACATAAATAGCCTACCTTTCATTAGGGCTAGTATTATTTTTTATTATTATAAGTATTGGTGGTGTCCCCGCCAGATGGGCTTTTTGCTCTGATGGCAACTAACTGGCGGGAACAACACCTTCTACTTAGAACGGTGCAACTGTGGTGTCAACCTGTACTGCGACAGGTGCGTTGGCTGGCTTGTTGGTCGAGTTAGACCAGACATCCAGATCCACGTTACCATTGGCAGTCACAACCGTCCAACGACCACACGGTGCGTTGGTTGCGTTGTACTTGTCTCTGGTAACTTTCTCACCATTGGCTTGCACATCAACCTGACGAGAAGCACCAGACCAGATCACTGGGTACTGACGGCTCATGTCAAGTTCGTTCTTGATCTTGGCTTCGTGCAGTTTGACATCCCCTTGGGACATCTCGGCTGCCTTCTCCTGAATCTGCTTGGACAGGATGCTCGCTGCGGTCTTGTGTTCAATGACACGCACGAGGTTGCTGAACACCGCGTCAACGATGTCAATGAAACCCTGACCAGTGGTGGATTGCTTGCGGTCGGCTGAACCCAACTCGAAGGCAACCACTTCCAGACCCTGATTGGCTTTCATGTCATAGCAGGTGTGGAAACGCGGATTCTTGTGCAGCGTTGCCAGATCGTCAATACCACCTGCCGCCTTGAAGATTTCCACCGCGTGGGCGAAACCGTTCTGGCTGGCACCCATCTGTTGGAACATCAGTGGCATACCGTCGCTGAGGCCCTTGATCAGGTTGGTGTCGTTGAGGATCTTACGCACGTCATCAAGGCTCTTGCCCTTGGCGCTCTCAAGAATGAGGGTCTCGATCAACTCACTCAGCGTCATTACCTGACCGCCGAGTTCGACTTCAACCTTCAACTTGACTGGCTTGAACACGCCACCAAAGACTTGGCTGATACGGGGCTCTGCGTTCTGGCGGCGGACTTCGTGGTCACGAACCGTCAGACGAGTCCAGAATGCGGACTCCAGAGTCGCATAGGTGTCAATGGCATTGCCGTTGATGGAACCCTTGATCTTGACGCGCTTGTCCTTGATCAACTTGACGGTTGAACTCTGGGACTTGAGCGCATCGGGGTTCTCGGTGACAACAGCGAATGTGTCGCTCTTGATACCGAACTTGTTGCTTAGTGTGGACATAATATGTTTTTTTCCTTTGTGTTTTATTGTTTGATATGATATGATGTATTGCTGAAGGAAAGTTCACTGCTGAACGATCCCCTATTTTGTATTTCAATCGCCTGATTCAGGAACGATTGGTGAGGAACTTTCTCCACCAGCCTGTTCCTTGTAACCAGCAACGAAGTCGTCTTTGGCCGTTACCAATGTTGACTTTGTCTTGCTGATCGCAGCCTTACCACCACTCTTGGTGGACTTGGCGAGGTTCTTTGTTTGGGCGGTTGTCTTGCCCAACAGTTTACCTAACTTACGCATGACATTACCTCTTTCTTTTGTTGTTAGAATTCTTCATATGTTCCGAATATTGCATCTATTAGTTCAGTGATTAGATCGAACAACCAATCAAACACGCATCACCTCCCTTCAATATGACCCCTATTTTCCTAGGAATTTTTAAAACAGGAAGGCTAGTGTTATTTTTTTCTATCGTCATTAACCTTGGCCAATCCGACCAAGACTATGACAATAAGATTTAGAATGATTGCCGTGAATATTCCCGGTAACAGCATTACAAGCCCGGCTTTCGCCGGAACTTGTATGCTGCACCAGAAATTAGGAATGCAATCGTGGTGACGATCAAACCAATTTTAGTGATCGGTTTCATGAGTACAACTCCTCTTTACGAATTTCACCCAGCATTTCGTACAAGCCTGCACGATAGTTGTCCACAATGGCTTTTGCCTGTTCGAAATTCGCACAGGGCATCGTGTAGTCGAAGTGGTCTGACGAGTCACCAGTTGGTGATTGAACGGCGAACTCGATCTGGCTGAAAGAAGGGAACCTATCCAAGGCTTTGTACCACATCGCATTGAACGAAGTGATCATACCCTTGGGCATGGACTTTCCGTCTTTGCGGTAGACAAAGAACCCGTAGATACTGCTGCTATCGGTGTCGTATTGGTTTTCGTGGAATATGTACATTATTCACTCTCTTTCTTTTTGGCTCTGGGATTATGGAAACCGGGATTTGCTTTGCGGCGGGCAGAACGACGCTTGTTTTTTTCCTTCAAGCGTTCGGATTCCTTCCACCATTTGGTGTTTTCAGGACTTGCCATACTTCATCTCCTTATTCAGATAGTGATCGTAGACGGACTGCATCTCTTCGGTCTTGAAACCATCCTTGGTCCTTTTGCTTGGAACCTTGTCCTTGGTCACAAACAAACCGACGATGAACATTACCGAAAATGCGATGACCATCCAGATTAGTTGAGCACGCATTACTGCTTTGGTTAACTTCCATGATGACATTACTTTACCCCTTTGTTTTTGTTGAATATTTTCTTAGCCCACTGCCTATCGGCATAGTGGGGATCAATTGCATCGATACGATCAAGTATCGTGTATTCAAGTTTGCTCAATTTGACGGCTATGCGCCAACAAGCATTCTTTATTTTCCACATTACTGGCAATAACACATATTTCATAATTACCCCTATTTTTAGTGCGACCTTGGAATACCAAGTACATTCATCTCGTTGTTCTCAATGATGGAAACCCAAACAATGCGGCACGAATCACAAACCCAGTGTTTGCGCGTGTCGTCAATGATCAGGTCACAATCACGAACTTCGCGTTCTTCAGTGAGTGTCAGTTGTTTTACTCTCATCGGAACATTGTGTATGGTGCACTTGGGCACCAAATCTGTCCATTCTTGCGTCATGAAACACCCCCCTATTTTTCTAGTGTAAATTTTTAGAATTATAAGCTAATAAAAAATTTTTTTATATATTATTATCGAGTGGGCAGGGCTTGCGCCCCACCCACTAGGTTCGCCGTAGGTGGGTCAGCCAGATGGGACATTACTCGGTTGAACCGAAACCCGTCAATGGCCCGGCATTTAAGCCAGTCCCATAACCATGGGGAGTTGCGAACGCCTTCCCCACTTTTAATTTTGTGACATACTATTGCACTTTGTCTACTTGGTATGTCAGCAAGAGCTGTCTGATGCTGCAATTACACCATTGATGTATCCACGGGACATCAATCTCCCATTAATAGCGCCCTGTGTGTTGCTCCGAAGATATCAACACACTCCGACATCCTTTGGGGCGGGCCAACCCAGTTCACAATAAGTTTCGTCTATCCTGTACGTACTTCCACTTAAGGGCCGACACAGAATAAACCCGGACAATCCAACCATTCTCCGCTAACATCGGTTCTTCGCCCGATGGCATAACCCTGCATGTGATTACGGTTGTACAGGGAAACATCTTATACGTTATTGTCCTCCGGGATTGAGGAAGCTGCCATCACATTGAAGAGATGGAACTCTTGTTCTGCACTTTGGTACTTGTCCCACTTGGAAGAAGGTGCGTTCTCGACGATGCTGACGATTTCCGCCAACACCTGAGACCTATCTCCCCGCTTGGGAATCATTACTTCAAACGGAATTACTGGATTCACTGATTGCTTAGGCATGATGCCCTCCACTGTTGACTTGGATGTTACCCCTATTTTTTTTGTATTACCATTCAAGCACCCACACGAAAAGACGACCCAGCCCGACGGTGAGAAGTGCATAGCACCGCCGGACTGGGTGTCCCCAAGGAGGGATAGCAAGAACCTATATACCTAGACCAATTTTTTATTGGCAGGGGGGCCGAAGCCCCCCCACCAACACATTCCGCCGTTCGGTCAGAACGGTGCGTCACTGCTCTCAGCGACCACCACTGGCCGCGTCGGCTGCGACATCCGACTCTTCAGCGCTGCGAACGCTGCGTTGTCCATCTTCACCGCTGCTGGCCTGCTCCGCTGGTAGGTCTCAACCACGAAGTTCACGGGGTACACCGTGATTTGCGGGTGGACGCTGCCATCCTTGTAGGTCAACTCGGTGGCCTTCCCCAGCACGATGTCGTCGCACAAGACGCGCAACACACCCTTCGGGTTGATTCCACCAGTCGCACTGCGAACCACTTCGTCCACATAGGACTTCAGGTTCACTGAGTGCTTGGCACCGTCCACTTCCACGGTCAACTGGTCATCTTCGTTGATTGCCCAGTTGTACGCGTTGACCTGACGGTCTTCCGCCGAAACGGCATCAAAGCCAACAGGCCCAACTAGCACCTGCCAGAATCGCTTGCCCGTCTCGGTGTTCACTCGCTCCTGCCAATCATTGTTGGCGTAGAGCGCCTTCAGTATCTGCTTCATATTGCTGCGGCTCCTTGACCGCTTTGCCACTTTCTTACGCAGGCAGTGACCGCCTGAAGAGGCTCGGGAATGAGCCCCTATTTTCAGAGTCAAACCCGTTCAGCAACGCCAAACGGGGAAAGACCCCTATTTTGCGCGTTAGACCCGTAAGAAGAGTCAACACGCAACAACCCAAGCCAGCCAAGCAACCTAGAGCCTAGCCAGCCAGAGAGACCTATTTAGAATACCCATAGGTATTCACAATCAATAAAGGATTAATTACTTGAGGTCAGCCAAACCTTGGATCAACAGGTCCATGACCGTGGGTTGTCCTTCCTGGCCATTCTGGAAGATGATCCGGTCACTGAGACCGTACTTGCCAGAGTTCAGGCTCGGATCCACGATGTACCGGTACAGCAGTACAGCCCACTTTTCTGGTGCTGTGTGTGAATTGATCCTGTTGTACAGGTCCGATTGAATATCGCCAATTTCCCTGCTGCGCTCGGTTTCGGCAAACATCTTGAGATACTTGCTGTTGAACCCGAGTTTACCGGCCTTGGCCACTGAGGAGTGGTACTTTGCATCTGCACGCTTGAGGCGCACATCGAACTCCTTGAAGAGTCCACTTGCCCATTCGACGTGTTCCGGCTTGACTATCGACAATTTGTCCATGACCAACTGACGAGTTTCAGATTCCAGACGACGACCGAATGAAACTTCAACGATCATCTTCTTGACTTGATCCAGGGTGTGCTTGTTCACATTGTCCATACGGGTGAATTTGCCATCCACCAGAATGTCCTCAAGCATGTCCTGATCTGTTTCGTCCATGCCAATCGACAGACGTGTCTTGAACACGAACTTGTCAACAGGCACCTGTTCGCGAATGATTTCATTCACGATCAACTTTTGCATGTGCAACATTCCAAACTTCAGGTAGAGGAAGGAATCGATGTCCGCCTCCTGTTGATTGGTGTCGATCACATCGTTGCTGTTTGCCGGCAGCCACTCAGGATAGCTCACTCCCATGATTGCAGAGTAAGCCATGATCAAGTTGGCATACGTACCTACGTTGGGATTTACCAACTGTGCCCTGATCATCCGTTTGACGTTGTCTCGTGTGATCATCCTGCTGGTGTACTCCACTGAATGAGGAATCTCTCCTCGCTCAGAGGTCTCCAGCAAAGTCGACATGCCGAATGGAGCAGTGTTCAAGTCGATGACCGGAACCCGCTCGTCATTACGCCTGTGCCATGGCATGGTCTCTGCATCAAACCACTCAATGCTGTACCCACCTGGTCCGTTTGGTGAACGAATCACTACGCAGACGTCGATGGCTTCCTCCGGTGTCTCTGGCACAATCATGTTGACTGGCAGTACCGAGTCCGAATACAGCTTCTCCAGTTTCTCTCGACCATACTGGCTGCACCAGATTTTGATCCAGATGAACTTGGCTTGATCACCGTCTTGATCCCATGTGTCATGCAACACAGCGGTATCAACGAACCTGTCGGTGGGAATTACCACACCAACATTCTCCAGATAGAAGACACAATTGCGCTTCTCTTCCGGAAGGTCCATCATCGCCATGTGCTCCAAGGCAGCATAGGTGTTGACGGTTGCCATGAATGCATTGCTCATTGGCAGCCACCAACGGTTGTTGTCTCGTGCTGATTGCATCTGCATTTCTACAGAACCAATCGCCAGCCTGTTAAAGCAAGCAGAAGCAGACAGATCATTCCCTGCCTCAAGCCACCTGACAACAGCGGTCTTCCAACCAGCCACTACAGGTTCTTCGTGGTGCACACCAGCTTCGTCATGAGCAAACTTTACTTGGTGCAAGATGAAGTCCGGCACTTTGTTGTCTGCGAACGATTTGGTGATGTCATCCACCAATGACTCTGAGTCCTGAACGAAACGCTCTTCGGTGAACAACCAATCGTGATTGTGGAACGTGCTCTGCATGTCCCACATCGCCGTGTGGATGTTCTCGTGAATGAACGCCGTTGCCAGATAGTTGTTGCCATCCGAATGGAACTCCGGCTTGATTGCACTGCTGTGGAAGATGACATCATGAGACATCACCCTGTCAGGCCTGCACAAACCCAAACCCTTTACGAGTCCGTACGGAGTCCTCAGTCGGAAGATGAACCGGTCAATCTTGTTGCCCATGATCATTGCAATCATACGGCGCTTTTCATGACCTTCTTCCATCTTGTAGCACATCTCCCGCAAGAAGCTCTGACTGACAATGATTGGTCCGTCGTACGGATTGCAATTATTGCCATCAGGGCTCATCTCCAGGGTGACTTCTTCACGAGCAGCAGGCCAGTTACCCGGTCCGTGATCATGTTCAGCTTCTGGGATTTCATTGCTGGGGTCCACCAACATCAAGCAGCTCAGTTCGTCGAACTTACCAGACTTGTACATCTGGCATGAACGACCAACTTCTTGCAGTCGCTTTGGTGTCTTCTTTGCATCCAGTGCAATCATGTCCATTGCCTCGAGGCTGAAGATCTCACGATCCATTCCATCGATGTAAAGGAAGAATGCATAGGTCGCATTTGCCCAAGCAAAAGTGGATCCATCAACCAACAGGTCGATATTGGTCCTCTTCAACTTGATTTCATGCTTTAGGTCACTGATTGAGATTGAACCAAGTCGGAATGTGAATCCTCTTTTGTTCAACTTGCTCAACGCAGGGTAGATCCAGGTTCCATTGTGGATTTCCATCAGGTAGTTGGAAATTGTCCTACCTTGTGGAGTCCGTGTCTGGACTTGGATTGGCTCTTTGGTATCCCTGAACAGTTCCAGAGCAGACTTTTCGTGTGCCCTGGGATTGTTGGTCAGGATTCGCCACTTTCCTGACAGGAATGCGATGATCGGGATTTCGCCCTTCACCGCTTGGTTGATTGCGCTCATGATGAGTTTCCTTTCTCTTGAGCTACTAGCGGCCTCAGAATAGAGACCTAAGTACTAGTCATAAAGTAAAAGGGGCCGAAGCCCCTTCTACTGTCGGCTGAACCCGACTCTTGGTTTGCAGGGGTGACTTCTTTCCCCTGCTAGGTTATTACTTCAAGCTCTCGATGACCTGATAGGTCTTCTCGGGCTGTCCGTCCACGTACTTGACTTTCGTCGTTCCGAGTCGGGTCTTTGGCGTTTTGGCAATGAATGCCTCGGCGCCCTCCTTGGTCGGGAACACATGGACCTGGTAGGTCTTGGGCTCCTGTGCCTTTGGAGTCTTGACGAACTGGCGCTTTGGCATGTCTTTCGCCAGTTCATCCGCTTCCTGGAGTTTGAAAACCCCCAGTGTGTTGTGGCAGCTGAATACCTCTGCCACGGTCGGGTGCGTATGCCCGCAGGCACCGCACTTGATTTGCTTGTTCATGTCATCCTCCTTGTATGGATGTACATTGCGTCATTTTTGATTTGGGAAACGACACTTCAACCCTGACTGATACTTGAAGTCTAAGTACTAGTCATAAAGAAAAAGGGGCCCTTTTGGACCCCTTCTTCTTTTCTTGCTTGCCTTGTTATTCGTAGATGTGACCGAAGTCGATCTCGCATTGATCAAGGCTTTCTTTTTCCTTGGTCTTCTTCGAGTTCATCAGTTCACCAATGATTTTTCTGCCTTCTGCCATTGACAGATAGGGCATGCCAGCCAAATGGCCAGCCATCTTGTATTCGATACGTGACCATTGCGCGGTAGTGCCTCCGAAAGCGGACTCCCTGGCAATAACTTGGTCCACATACATCAGTTTCCTGATGAGTGCAACTTGCGCGATGCTCATTATCTGAACTTGTCCAGTTCCATCGCACCGAAAGCACTTGTGGTGCAAGCCTTCCGGATCTTCGATGGTTGGCCACAATCCAGTGCCAGCACATCGCTCGCACTTGATGGTCAGTCCTTCAACGTAACCCTTCTGTATTGCCTTCTGTATTTCTTGATCAAACCGCTTACTCATGGGTTTTTCCTCCCCATTGTTGATTTTGGTAGCCGGATGGCTAGCCATAAAAAATAAAAGACTAGTAATATAGTTAAATTTACTAGCCATATATAGATCCCTTATTACCAACCAATTAGCTGGTTAAAACTTTTTGGTGGTGTCAATGATAAATGCGGGCTTGCCAACCTTCTTGAGGTAGGCATAGCACCTAGCGGTACCTGGAGTAGTTGGATTGTACACCCAGACAATGTTTGCATGGTCGACCATCCACTCGTTTCGGTCGATGTTTGCACCACCGTTTTGCGGATACTTAACGCCATTGCCACGTTTGCTTGGGCTTGATGGGCACACGTAAACGATTTCTTGTGCCTTTGACAGGATTTCCTGTGCTTCACTCATTCTGTTACGCCTGAGCATACTGGTTTTACCCCAGTAGTACTCAATGTAATCAGGGCTGGGAATTGCCGCGATAAACGACACATCAGCCATGATTGCAGCACGAGCAAGTGCTTCATCAAAGCCTTCTGCCATTCCGCTGATGACAATCAACTTGTCACCATGCTTTTCCTTTGCCTTTGTCAGAAGGTCCGCAAGATAATCACGGACCTCACGACGCTTGTCAACATCCAGAATCAGCTCACGAGAGCCAGTCCCAGCGATGTAGTAGCGGTTTGCTTTCATTGTTTTGGGCCCTCCTAAGACCCTTGACTAGGAAACCATATTCCTAGTCATAAAAAAAAAGACTAGTAATGTAGTTAAATATACTAGTCTTATATCAGTCGGCTAAAGAATATTTATTAGTTTTCCTTCTTTACCAAATTGCTCTTCATCCACTTGACAAGCTCTTTACGTAGATCTTCTCGTGGCTCTTCACCCTTACCTCGAAACTCTTGAATTTCAAGCTCTTTGCCGGAATCAAGGAGTACGAACCTTGCATGTCCAATCCACTTACCCGTATCTGCATATTCAAAGCCAACGATGAATTGATATCTGTCGGCAACAACTTCTGCCCAAGAAGTTCCGATGCAGTTGTTCTGTTGTGTACCCCACAGGTAAAGATCATGCGTGGTCTTAGGAGCCCTGAAGATTACTCCATCAATGATTTCTTTGCCATCGAACGAATTGATCAACCTGGTATTTTTCGTTGGCCTGGCTTCATTCTTGTATTTCATTGCTTCTGTAACTACGTAATCGTGAGTTTGATCAAAGTCATACTTCTGCCTCTTTACCTGTTCAATAACCGCTTTTCTGCGATTTCCAACAGGAATTTTCTTCAATGAAGAAAGAGTGTCAGCAACTTGATTTAATAGATGATAGATCTGATTCTGACGCTCACACGCTGCGGTGGCGTGGGTGCGATGTGGTTCTTTTGCGAGCTCTTCCAGCTTCTTTGTATCAGTTTCGTCCCATGTAAAAGTCTGCAAGATTTGATTCTTGTATGCAGTTGTTGCACCAAAGGTCTTGAAGTACTTTTGCATGTTCTGTATGTCATTGTATATACGGTAATTCCCCGGATTAGACCCTGTTCTTATTGGGTATATCGCATAATTCTGATCGCCTCCAAGTCTTTCAACCTTGTGCATTACAGGTATTGGTGGCAGAACAAAATCAATCTTCATTTGTTCAAAGAAATTAAGTCCAAATGCTTTGAACATTCTGACCATTTGAATGGCCGAGCACAAATGGTGCCAATGCTTGAATTGTTGTTGCCCACCAAATGCTCTTCTTGTAATTCCAGAATTTTCTTTGATAGGAATCTCAAGAAAGATATACCGTGATTCTTCTTTGCCCATTTTCTCTACAGGAGTACCAAAAGCATTATTTAATGCTTGGTGAATGTTTTTGGCACCAGAAAGATAACGCAACTGATCTTGAGTTATTCCATACAGTTGAGTCGGCATGGGGTAGCTCAAACTATTGTATTCGTCTGGGAAAATTCTGTCAAATGACAGGTTTTCACAAATTGGCAAAATGTCTGTCTTCTTGTATACCTTTTCTAGACAACGATACGCATCATTGACCAAAATCTGTACTTCACCCTGTAGAAACTTGAATTTCAATTGCTGAGAAAGAGATTGCCCCCACAATGGTTTGAATCCATTTTTATCGACTTTTGTGGTCAAGCAACGTACTCCAACCTTAGTTTCATTGACAAAGATCATTTCTTTCATTGGTTGAAAGAAAGTCGTGCACGTTTTCTTGTGCTTCATTTTAATTCCCGCTGTTTCAAGTGCGTTTGTGAGCTTGACATAAAGGGGGTCATAATTCTTGCTTCTTTCATCTGATATTGATTCATAGTTGTTGTAATAAGTCGCACTTAAAGAACAATGAATTGTCCACCCCTTGCCATTCTTTCTCTTATTGAGATTAACTTCTAGGCCCCATATCCACTGACCCCAGTCATGCTTGGTGTAACCCCATTGTCCCAACATGTTCTTATCTACTTCACCGGTCTCAGCATTGACGATCTGTGCTAAATAATACCGTGACTCTGGCCAAAGGTTCTTTCCAACTTCCGTTGTTCCAAATTTCCGAAACCTGTACCCGCTGATCATGTTCTTTGATTCACGAGCAGCATTTTGTTCATTAGCAGCCAACTCATCAATCTCATCATAAATCAAGACTTTGAGATTTGGGAAAGTGAACCAATCGGCCACTTTTTGGTCGTTTTCATCAACAACAATACCAATACCTGTTTCTAGCTTGTTCTCGATTATGTTGAGTTGACGCATGATTTCTACTAACTGATAAGTGTTCTTTGCTTTCAGATTGTCTAGATCAACTTCGATCTCTTGAAACGAGTTGTCTTGGAACCTGTTAATCCACCTTATTGCTTTCATGGGTTTATCCTCCCCATTTTTGGTTTGATGACTAAGTCGGATGACTAGTCATAAAAATAAAAGATTAATAATGTAGTTAAATTTACTAGTTGTATATCAATCGGCTAAAGAATATTTATTGATCACTATTACGTGATGTAAGTTCTTCAAATCTCTTGATTAGCAAAAAGTAATGCTGATCAATCATTTCATTCACAAAACATCCGTCTTCGATCTTTATTGTCCTGTAAAGCTTGCCTTTCTTATTGATCTTGATGTTCTTCAATTCTTCACCAAGTTTGGTTATAACACCAGTCTTTCCATTCTTTGAAACAAACAGCCTTTGTTCAACAACCCTGATCCAATAGCTGTTGTTCGGATTCTTGAACACAATGTAACTCACCACTTCAGGACCTGTTACGTTTAAGTCATTCTTCCATTTCTTGACGTTCATTTTATCGATATGAAACTCAACAACATTGTTTCTGATAACAGCATAGGTGTTACCATTCTTTGCTTTCCGTACTTCATCCTTTGTGTTGCGAACAACAACATGAGTCAAGTCTGGATAGTAAAACCGAAACTTGTCAACTATTTTCTGATTTGCGATACTTACTTGGTAGCCAAAGACGATTTGCGAAACACCCTCACTGAAGCTCCAAATAAATCCCTTGCTCCTGGCAAGAGATTGCAAATCAGATATTTCATCATCGTTCAATGACAAGTAGAGCTTGGAGGTCTCTTCATTCTGTAGGCCATTGATTCCAATAATGAACTGCTCTGCAGTTGGATCGTATATCTCGTTTGTTTCTGGGTCAACACACCAGTTGTGCTCAGTGCCATAATTAAATAAGCCACCCTGAAGATTGAGCTTAATTCCCGATTTCCTTGCCCGTTTCCTGAGCTCAGACGCTCCATGGCCACATTGATTACGTAGGGAACCATGTTTCTTAATTACATCACTTGTGACCTCTTGGCATAGTTGTGTCAATTTCTGTCGCTTCATTTCCATGTCGTTAATGCTTTTCATTATTTTGGGCCCTCCTTGGACCCTTGACCAGGAAACCATATTCCTAGTCATAAAGAAAGAGGGGCCGAAGCCCCTCTCCCTTATTTCATTTGTGTGTGTGTGTGTGTTGGTTGTTATCGCTTGCCTTTCGGCTTGCTATTGCTTTTGCGTGGTGGTTCGCTGGAAAGAAGAAACGTTGTTTCCTTACTCCAGGTGTTCACCACTTTGCCCATTGATTCACACTTCCCAACGATGAACAGGTCCTCGTTTGGGAAATACCAGTACCTGACGAAGTGTGTACCTCGTCGCTTGTGGATTTTGTTTCCTTGACGATCATCCTTTTCCAGGCGTTCCTGCAAGAGAAACATCCTGTCGAGGAAGTCGTCGTTCATTTCGTGTATTGACATGAGTACCTCCTGGTACTTGATTGACACATACACACACAAAAGCTAACGGTCTAAAACTACAGACCTAATTCCTAGCCATAAAGAAAGAGGGTGGCCGGATTTCCCGAACCACCCTCAGTCTTTATTTATTCATTTATTCGTGCTGGAGTTTGTCTTCCATTTTTGCTTGCCAAACCAGTTTACTGATTTCTTGGCTTGGCCGGTCGAGGAACTCTTCGAGAAGCTCAAACACATTTCCACAGCTGTATTTGACGCGTTTTTCCGCGCCGTCTCCAATGTTTAGTGTGATTGGTTCCCACTCGATGTCATAGCAAAACACGTCGTATCCAGCCTTATCCAGACTGTTTGCAACGTTTCTTATTTTACCAAAAAGACGATTGTCTTCGTCCTTGGTCATGCTTTGTCCATTCCGAGGAGTCCACACGAAGTGAACTTTCGGATTGATTTTGTAGCGTGTGTCGTCGTCGACGAACAGGTGGCGGTAGAAGTAACCATCGAATGAGGTAACCCAGTACACCGTGTTCCACACACCGGTTCTGATGTATGTCTTCAACGTTTGACTTGCCTGCTTCATGATCAACTCGAACATTTCTCTGTCATTGGCAATTGCTGCCTTGACCAAGCCTTTGTTCTGATTGATCCATCGTACAAGCGAAACGAAAGAATGAATGCCGGAGCCTTCGCCTTTCGTACGCTTTCCGTCATGATGCCGTGTCTCCACAGCATTCATGACTTTGCTCATGAACTCCATGAGCATGATGAACATTGCTTCCATTGTTGTGGGCCCTCCTAAGACCCTTGACTAGCGGCCACCTTTGGTAACCTAAAAACTAGTCATAAAGAAAAAGGGTGGTCCCCCAGAGGGTAAGGGACCACCCTAATTCTTCTGTAGGTAGTTGACTCGTGCCAATCAACTACTTACATTCAGCCGTAGATCTTCTCCTCGATCATTCTGTCGAGAAATGCCTCTACGGCATCTGCGGGTACGTGTTCAACGACTTTTTCGTTGTTGTACACGTACTTCCAGCCTTTGGCCTGAACGACTTTCAGTGTGTCATCGCACTCATGGACGAGTAGCGGTGAGCTCACTGAAATCATCCAGATACCGCTGGACAACACCATGTACCACTTCTCAGAGTCGTCAAGCTTGACGATATCCCCAAAGTAGTACCCAAGTGCCGTTGGCGGTTCCCAGACTGGGTTCTTTTTGCCCATCAGACCCCTGATTTCAGGCCTGATGCTTGTCCACCAGAACTCCTGGAAAGAATACGCAAGATCTGCGTACGCCTCCATTGCGAGATTCCAGTGCTTGTTGATGGCTTCGGCATTGATCACCGAAACCAGGGTCACAACGCCCAAGAAGAGCGTTGCCATTACTACCAGGAAAGTATCCATGATGGATACCCCCTTTCTCCCTTTCGGGAAAGGTGCGACACTTGTTGATTAGGTGTGTCGCTCATACCTGGCACGATAACTAGAGACCTAAGTCCTAGTCATAAAGAAAAAGGGGCCGAAGCCCCTTCTTCTTCTCTTGGTCAGGCGACATGGTGATCGCCATCATGTGTCATGGAAGAATTACTTCTTCCCTTTCGGCTTGCTGTTCTTGTGGAAGCGCCGCCAGTTACGGCGATACTCCCAAGGAGCACGCAGACCGTAGCCGTTCCTCGGATGAACGGCTTCCATCTGCGGCAGGTACTCAAACGTGTTGATGTACCCAGCGCCAGTCAAGCCACGCCGACGCTTTGGGTTCTGCGTGGTGGCCGACTTCTTCCGTGCCATTGGGTTTTCCTTTCTTGACTAGCGATCTCAGATTAGAGACCTAAATACTAGCCATAAAGAAAAAGGGGCCGAAGCCCCTCTTTCTTCTCTTGGTCAGGCGATATGGTGATCGCCATCATAATCACAACGAAATCGGTTTATTCAACCGAATCGTCGGAGGCATCTGAACTGGCCAGTAACATCCAGTTGATAACCTCTTCGGGTGGCTTTACTACACCGAGTTCGCGGTCGACCCACGAAAACCTCATTGCAGTCTCCAACTGATCCCAGCGAATAACGCCTAGGTGGATCACTTTGTAGTAATCCCCAACGGTTCGCTTGAGCTGCAAGGAGAAACCTTCTGGTGTGCAGGCTGCCCACACACTTGTGTCGATCTCAACTTGCCAGTCTGGAAGCGTTTTATTACCTTCCAGAACCAAGTCAAAAAGCCACTGCTTCATTTCTGGCTTACTGTAGCCAGCCATGAGCAGCTCCTTCCCTCTACTATCTTTTAGGCGCAGTAGAGCTGCCTAGCCAGAGACCTTTACTCTAGCCATAAAAAAAAACTGGATTTACTAGTTATGTACTCATCCCTGGCAAAGAAAAGCATAAAGGGGAGCCGAACGCATCCCCTCTCAGAAGAGCCAACCACCGGAAAGCAAGAAACCGGATGGCTAGCCATAAAGAAAAAATGAATTTACTAGTAATGTACTCATCCTTTCCTTACACATGAATTAGAGTTGAAATTCCTCTAATTCAGTCTGCTTCCTTGCCAACAAGATGCCAATCCTGCAGCACTCATCGCAAACCCTACGAAATTCTTTGTCCACTTCATCGTTTCTTCCTCTTCCCTGACTATTCCAAAGAATCCGCTGCCTACCCAGCATTTCTATCCATTGCAATCTGAGATCAAATTCTTCCTCAAATAAATCGAATAAGTCCTTCATTGTTCTGGGCCCTCCTAAGACCCTTAACTAAGAAACCATATTCCTAGTCATAAAAAAAACTGGATTTACTAGTAATGTACTCATCTCTGGCAAAGGAGCGCAGAGGAGAGCAGCACGCATCTCCTCTACGAAGAGCCAACCACCCGGTAGCAAGAAACCGGATGGCTAGCAATAAAGAAAAAGGGATGGCCCCCAGAGGGTAAGGGCCATCCCCCAATCTTTTATTAGTTATTTATTCAATTCCAACTTGAAACGAATGTATTCAGATACCGTCATGTTTGCCATCATGGCGTCATCTTCAATACTTTCGTATTGTTCAAGTGTCACTGCGAAATGTACGACTCTGCGTTGTTTTGCACAACCGTACTTTTCTCCCGCTAGTGGCGTATTAGGCATTGCTGCTCTCCTTTCTGTCCTCGTAGTAGTTTCTTCCAGTCACTTCTCTGTGACCATTGTTGATTAATTCCTTGACCTGTTCCCAGGAAAGGAATACTGTCTTGCCCACCTCTTCAATTACTGGGCATTCTGAATTACGATTCTTGTGGTGAGGACACCTAATTGACCTGGTGCACCGCTGATTATTCGGTTGACCGGGTATGGCAGGTGTTCTTTCCAAACCGTTCTTCAGTTTGTATTTCTTCTTCGGCCATATCTGTGCATTGCACCTCGGAAGTGTTCTTCTGCTCTGCTTACGCATTATTGATTCTCCCTTTTGTTGTAGTGATACTTCGTATTAAAGTAGCTGTCCGGATTGGACAAGTCGGTCTCGGTGTTTACCCTCCAAACAAGCCAACTCCACATATCAGCATGTGTCGGAATAAGCAACACATCCGCGAGCAAGAAAGTCGTATTGAGAACAAATTCGTCTACCCACACCCAGTTGCCTGAGAGCCTTTCGTGAAGCTCAAAGTGATCGTTATAATTAATGAGCTTGAAACGACCATCTGGGCTAAAGTCTTGGCAATTGTCTTCAGGGTTTCGATTGTTCCACAAAACCTTGACATCCGCAGCGTACGCATCTGATTTCCATAGCCAAGCCATGAAGTCAGTCTCCGGTGAAGGATCAATCGACCAGATGTGATCAGGATATTCAGGATGAAAGTTGGTCCTGTAATTTATCCTAACCTGAACAACTGCAGATTCACCCCACAGAAGTAAGTAGTTATGATGATACTCAACGCCATTGTATTCAACAAGGGCAATCGGACACGGAACCATCAGATGTTGTTCACCCTTGATTTCATCCACGACATTGATCTTGAAGAACTTCTTGTCGTGATTGAATTCATTGAGCTTCAACTCAATCTTGTTGTTATTCATGTCAACCAAGACCGCATCTCCTAGGAGATTGTTCCAGACTGGTTGCATAGCCTCCAAGCGTGTTGGGTTGGGCATTGGTGAATTAGTCATTATTGATTCTCCTTTTTGTTGTTTCGTTCGATTAGTTGTTTGTTGTATTCGTCTAGCTTCTCGATTAACACGTCCCAAGGATTCCTTGGATTGTGAGGCTTGTAGCCATACAAAGTTGGCATGTTCGTCTGCAAGATAGATTCAATAACTGGATGACCATCAAATACATCTGCAAGAACTTCTAGTCCACTCTGGCGACCCCAGCCATGACGAGAGTCATCAAGAAAGAAAAACTCTTTAAGACCGCCCTTATTAATGTCTTGCGATGATCCATAAGTTTGTGGATCGACCATGTATTTGTAGCTATTGTAATCCCACGCAAGTGCAGTAAAGTCTCCGATTCGATTTCCAGACTTTGTCGCATCATCATCAAATATAAAGTTGTCGCCGATAAAGCTCATAAAACGAATAATCACTTGAACGATCAAGCTTTCTCCATAGGCAAACAAGTAAGCGTGTTCGTTAGCCACAAACCCTTGAGTCATATCAAATTCAAACCTGCTAAGTTCGTTGTGAAGATAACATTCTTCTTCGTCAATTGTGCCAGTAAGGGTGTCGTGCAAGAAAAGCGGAAACATCTTCTTGTTGTTTTCGGTCTCTACCTTGATGACCTTGAACTTGCTGTCATTACCCTCGACTTTGACAGAATCTAGCAACATCTTCCAAGCCGCCTGATAATCACTAAGGGAATGTCCGGCCCTGCGTAGGTCTTCCTTGATTGATTCGATTATTCGGATTTTGTTATTCATTGCGCTACCTCCTTAGGTAGTTGGGTATGACAGGCCGGATGCCTAGTCATAAAAGAAAAACCCCCGGAGACCGAAGTCCCCAGGGGTGATCCTTTTTCTTATTACTTACTTATTGCAAATTAGTGCCTGATAACCTGCATCATCACCCGGTAGGTAATGACGAACAAATTCATCACTTTCGTATGACATAACTGCATCCTTGCCATGAACATGATCAAAGCCAATAGCATGACCAAATTCGTGTATCAAGGTGCTGAACCCGGTGTACTTAAATGATCGATGTGGATCATTCGCCCAATCACCAGTAGCAAACAAATAGTTTTCGCGGATGTATATGGCAGTATCCGCAAAGTAAATGCCAAAGAAGCCACTTACTCGCGTTTCAGCCCATGCAACACCGCCACCACCATTGCTTGTACCTGATTGACGAGGATCAAATTCAGACCTGATTGGCAAAACCATGCCATTGAAGTCTTCATCAACCTCACCAATACCAACCGTGACGTTCTTATTCAGATAAATTGACAGATATTCTGCCACATCTGCAAATTCACGCCACAATTCATGATCTTCATTAATGCCCATGATATCAACATGTAGGTATATGTCGCTCTCCTGGATCAATGGGAAGATGTACTGCGTGTCTTCTGCACTACCATCTGATATCACCGTGCCATTACTACTTGTAAATGTCCTGAACAAGTAGTTACTGCTGGTTGATGGCGCCATATCACACACATACTGGACCTGATGCACAGGAGGCAGTGTTGTTGATGTTGTAGTGGTAGTAGGATCAATGTCAACTTGACATGTCCAATTTTGCACCACTTCATCCCACTGCCACACATTGCCTTCGCAATACTCTGTGTATCCGGGTTCAACAGGTTCACTGTTGATAGTTGTTTCAGTGGTTTGTTCAACCACAGTGTCCTCATCTGCGCTGAGAACATTGTACGCCACACTGGCTACCACTGGTGTGGTAAACAGCATGATGACACCAGTGATAAAGAAAGCGATCTTGCGATCATTCCTTACCCAGATGTACCGACGACGGAGACGCCATTCCCCATGATTGGGCCAGGTGGAGAAAGCCACCCAGACGATATCCGTTTCTACTGTCTTGCTCATAAAGAGCAATCTCTTGATTTTATTCATAAGTTTCATTGCGCTACCTCCTCAGGTAGTTGGTGATGACAAGCCGGATGGCTAGTCATAAAAGAAAAACCCCCGGAGACCGAAGTCCCCAGGGGTAATCCTTTTCATTGTTGCCCGTTGGTATTCGTGGTTATTTCTTGTTGGCCTTCTTGACCGGCTTCTTGCTGGTCTTGTTGGCCTTCTTGGCGGCTTTGGCTTCGGCTGCTTTTTCAAGTGCCTCAGTCCATACCCGCTTTTCTTTGTACAGCTCACTCCAGTCATTCAGGTGACGGCTTGAGCTGCTTTTCCATGACTCAACATCCTTCTCCAACTTGGAGATGATTTCTTGAGCCTTTGCCTTTTCGTCACCCATCTGGACGACGAGGTCTTTGATCTGGTGAACCAGACCGACGACCTTGGCTTGGAGGAACGCGGCAGTGACAGCCGAAGCCGCCACACCCACGAGGATTGCGATTGCGATTGCAGTAAGCATGAGCTTACCTCCTTGTTTGTTGGGTATTCCCCAACGGGCAACAAGAATATCTGGTTCGTGTTTATTGTGGTGCCAGATGCACAGCACAGCCCTTGTTTGCATTTCTGCATAGAACAGAGGAGCAAACTAGCAATCTATCTGCTAGTCATAAAAGAAAAACCCCCGGATCAGCAGAGCCCGCTGACCCAGGGGTGTATTTCTTTTGTGTATTTCTTTTACTTAATAGTTGATTTTATAGCTCGGATAACGCTTTTTTGCCTTCTTCCGCTTTTTTTGTGCATTGGTCATTTCTTCTTCACAGACCATGAGGCCTGCTCCAAGGAAAAGGATTGACACCCAAGCGGTCAACCCAATTGCAACTCCCCATCGCGTCTCAGGAAAAGCCCAAGCAGCAATCCAGGGAAAGCCGGCCAATCCGAACATGAGAATGACCATGCCCAGAAGTGAAGCGATTGGTGCGAACACCTTTTCGCTGCGTGCCTGCTGAATTTGACCAAATGCGACCAGTGCAAGTACACCGACTGCAACGGCCGCGAAGGCTGCCACAAGGATCAAGATGATCCCAGTGAACAGCATGTGGATGAAATCAAACATGTTTTTACCTCCATGTTTGTTTGTGATACTTTTAAAGGTAAGTGTCATTTAACCTGAATGTCAGCATTTCTGCTGGCAGCTTTGGTAACGTTAAAGCTGCATTCCGCTTTTCCAAGCAACGACGAAGATGGCTCTTCAGATCGTGGTCTCTTACACCACAATGACCCCTGGGTACGCAGGGGTTTCGCCTTACTGCTTCTCAGCAGTTGGTACCGCACATCTTCTTGATGTTTGCGGGAGCTGCATCCATGCCCTGTTCCCAGACATTGACGCAGTGCAGGGTCCAGCTGTAACCCCACGTTTCTGTCTTCCAGTCAAAACGACGCTCGCCCTTAACACGAACAATCTTACCCTTGTACATCTCATTGAGATATCCAAAGATGTTGTTCTTGTGGGGAAACACATGACTGTCAGACGCATCGCATCCATTGAGCTCCAGCCACACCTGATTGCCATCATGGGTAATGTACTTACCCACAACCTCGATGTACTGCTGCTTGTTGCTCAGCATCTGTCCGTATTGCTCGCATGAAGTCAAGAAGAATTCCTTGACTCCCATGATGATTGTGTTGAACATGACTCTTTTCCTCCTTGTGGAAAAGTGTTACATAATAGAAAGCTGAAAGCGTGTAACTCGCTTTATCTGATTCGTGTTTAATGTGGTGTCAGACGCACAGCACAGCCCTTGTTATCAGAGGGGCAACCCCCGTACCGGGGAATATGAGATGGCTCTTCAGATCGTGGTCTCTCACACCACAATGACCCCTGGGTATGCAGGGGTTTCGCCTTATGGACGAAGGTTGATTACTGGGCGGCCTTCTGCAGCCCACTTCTCAGCCATTTGTTCGTGTTGAATTGACTCGATGGAATAACGAACAGCCTTCTTTGCATGTTCGTCATTCCCGAGTATTGCGTACACTGCATCTTGCACCTCAGGACGCATGAACACATGCGAATGTGGCTTGATAACAGTGCGTGACTCACAGACATACAGCTGGTACAGTGCACCAGCAATGATGTCAATGTCGACTTGACCACTCAAGGTGATCAGTTGGTACAGCGATGGATCAGCACAAATGTGCTCATCTTCACGCATGTTTGTACGAATGTACACGAGTACATCCTGGATTGCCTTCAGTATTGCGTTCATGAGTTTTTCCTCCTCATGTTGTTGGTATTCGTGGATAAGAACCCCCATACCGGGGTGGGCATGTTAGAGCTTTGATGTTCCAACAATACTCACTATTACCCCTTTATAAATTTTTCCTTATTTTAAGGTATTAGGATTTTATATGACTTTATATGGGTTGCCAAAAAATGTTCACAAAAGTTGTCATAATATGTTCCATGGTGTATAGTCATAGTCCGGCTACATCATATTCATAAAATCGCCCGCAAAAAAGGAAGACAAATGCCTACATTCATAGACTGTCCGTCATGTGCCTCAGAAATCATGGTTTCACAAGAAACCTCAGAGGACAACATCAGATGCCCTGATTGCCTACAGTGGATAGAAGAAGAATACGACGATGCTTACACAATGAAAACCTACTACGGCGCATCAAAACAACTGGTAAGTGCCAACGATTTTTATGATGAGGATGATTACGGATACGATTACTGATATATAAAAATATACTCCCCAATTCCTGCTGGAGGGGGAATTTTTATTATTTAAAAGTCAATGTTGGTATTAGGATAATCTTTGGGATCTATTATCATCTTTTTGGTAAGATTGTCTTCTTCTAATCCTGATACTATTTCAGATTCTTCTTTGCCGGGTCATTAGGCAAACGTCTTGTACCATCATCCATTGTTCCGGGCTGAATACGGAAATAACCAAGTTGCCTTGTTCGTCGGGATGTATGGTTATTACCTTTTCTAGATCTGGATCGTTTATGTCTGCAAAGTTTACTATTTCAGATCTTTGATTTTTTATCATACGAGCAAAGATATCCATCAATCTCTTGTATGAATCTTTTCCCATACGGATATAGTAATTCAACTAATCGTCTTCCTCATCTCTATTTCCGCAAAAAGTATCTTGAATTAAATTAAAAAATTTTCTCGTCGCGGCGGTTTGGCCGCACGGACAATCGTCATAATCCTTTTCTAAATCTTTTAGATTAGTATTCATCTTTCTCCAAATACTCCGACCATTCATCTCCGCAGTCTCTGCATTTAACGGAAAACTTTTGTCGCACGTCATCTTTATTCGAAAGATCTACGACCGCAAAATTGGGCGGAAAACTACAATCTGGACAAACAGCGGGATTTATCTTTTGTGTGTTCATGATTTAATTAAATCTAAAATATCTTGTCTTTCTTTTAGTTTCTGAATTGCGTTATCTCTACCTTGTGCAAATGATTCGTCTCCATAATACACCCAGGCTCCACGTTGTGAAAATATTCCTTTTTCTATGGCAATGTCAAAATAACAACCATACTTGTCTATACCTTTACCATAAAGTATGTCAAACTCTGTCATTTTCAGCGGCGGTGCCATTTTATTCTTGATGACCTTTGCCTTAACGGCAACTCCTATAGAGTTTCCATCCTTATCCTTTAAGTCTTCTTTCTTGCGAATGTCGATTCTAACAGACGCAGCATACTTTAGGGCCATGCCGCCTGGAGTTGTTTCTGGATTACCAAACATAATTCCAATTTTATTACGAAGTTGATTAATAAAAATTAAGAGAGTTTTATTTTCTGAGGCTAAGCCAACCAGTTTACGCATAGCCTTTGCCATTAATCTTGCCTGTAGTCCCATTTGGGCAGATTCCATTTCACCTTCGAGTTCAGCCTTGGGTATTAGTGAGGCAACAGAGTCAATCACAACAACTCCTATTTCCCCTGTTTTAATTAAACGATCAACTATTTCTAGAGCTTGTTCACCGTAATCTGGTTGTGACAACAAAAGATTATCTAAATCTACTCCTAACGATTGCATATAAATTGGATCTAACGCGTGTTCAGCATCTATGTACGCACAACGTAAACCTAATTTTTGAGCTTCGGTAACAACAGACAGCGCAATGGTTGATTTACCAGAAGATTCTGGACCATAGATCTCAACTATTCTTCCTCTTGGAAGTCCGCCAATTCCAAGAATCGCATCAAGCGAAGGAGCTCCTGTTGGAACTGAAGGCCAAGATTCAACATTGAAATTACCAAGACGCATTATAGATCCAGAACCAAACTGTCTTTCAAGTTGAGCTATTGCCAGTTCTAAACCTTTAGATTCATTAGACATTTTTGATTAGATCTTTCTCAGAAAAATTTATCTTATATTTTTTTGTCATGTTAACAGCCAATTTAATTTCTTCATCTATTTCAACTAGAAGTTGCTTTTCCATGTACCTATATTCTACTCTAGATTGTTTGTCGGTTCCGAGTTGAGCACGTCTTATTTTGTCTAATAGAGTATACATCTTTTGTATTCTGGCAATCTTGATGTTGTAGAATAATTGAGGGTTTTTCTCTTCCAACTTGCTTGTTTGACTTGTCATAGTTTCCTCTGTTTTTTGGTGGTATACTTGGTGTCAACAAGTATACACAGAACGGACATATGATGCAACATAGAAATGTAATTGGTCAAGATTTTTACAGAGCTAGATTTCTTCTCAATAATAGGTTTAATACTGTCGATGATTTACTTAGATATTGGGCATACGCGGGACCGTGTCAGGAAAACTGTCCTAAGATAGAAAAAATAAAAGAATAAGAATAATTGACATTCGATGTTAAACCTGCTAGACTTGAATTGCACCCCCTACCCCCTACCCCCAGTTATATATACTATATATTATATTACTAATATACATATATATATTAATAATATTCTATATAAGTATATATGTTTTATTAAAAATATGAAAATAGATTTGGGGTTGGTGTGAAGATTTACCAAATATATGTTCCTGATTTAAATACGTTTGTCAAGTATAAGGTGCTCGAGCCCGAACAAATAGAAAAATTTATTTCTGAGATAACAGTAAAAACAGAAAAAGATCGTAGAAGAAAAATTCTTCAATACGTAATTTATAACCTAAAAACAGAAGTCTCAAATGCACTAAGTTTGATGACTAGATCAAACGCAGAAAGATGCATAGAAGCGTTGTATACGCGGATGCGTAATGCTAAATCCCGGTCTTGATATAGATTACTGGATATCAATTGCCTACACAAATACTAACTTTGACATAGACGATGTAATGGATAATAATTTTGATGAGTTAAAAAATATTATCTCAAAATATAAAGATAGACCTTCTTCTCATCCCACTCAAAAAATAAAAAAGATAAAGAAAATAGAAAAAGTAAAATTTGCTAATTTAGAAGAACATCTAAAATCTAACATCATAGGACAAGATGAGGCAATAGAAACTGTATCTGCTGCACTAGTTAGGTCTCAAGCAGACATGAACGATTCAAATAGGCCATTGGGAGTTTTTCTATTTTCTGGATCATCTGGAGTAGGAAAAACACATTTGGCAAAGACTCTTCATAATTATTTATTTGATCCTAATATCCCTATGGTTAGAATAGACTGCGGCGAATTTCAACATAAGCATGAAAACTCAAAATTGATAGGTTCTCCTCCTGGTTATGTTGGTCATGATGAAGGTGGGCAGTTAGTAAATCAGATTGAAAAAAATCCAAATTCAGTTGTTCTCATAGATGAGGTTGAAAAAGCCCATCCAGACATTTGGAACACATTCTTAACAATATTTGACGAGGGAGCCATCACCGATGCAAAAGGTAAGATAATAGATTTTAGGGGAACAATTATTATCCTGACAACAAACTTAGGTAACGAAAAAACGGTAGATCATTTGATAGGCAAAGGTACTGGATTCAATAAAAACATTAACTATGTTCAATCGACATCTGCCATACCCCTTAAGTCATTAGTCGAAAGAAATACGCTTGACGCGGTAAGAAAATATTTTAGACCTGAATTCTTAAACAGAATTGACAAGATCGTAATCTTCAATCATCTTTCTAGACAAGATTGCGAAAAGATAGCAGAATTAGAAATGCAGCTAGTTTCTTCAAAATTAAACAAAAAAGGATTCTTTGCCGAGTACAACACTAGGGTGATAGATGCTTTAATAGAAAAAGGCATAGATTCAGTTAAGGGGGCTAGAGGATTGGCTCAAATAAGAAGGGACCAAATAGAAACTGGCATATCTAAGATAATTGTTCAAAGTACCATTCCAAAAGGTACTATTTTTAATATAGATTATAATGATGATAATTTTATTTTTTCTTTAAAGAAACCAAGTAAAAAAACAAAAATAGTAGAATAGGATTTCAACAATGCCCTACATGTTTCCAGATGTTCCCGGTATGAATTATGATGGAGTAAGAGTAAGACCCGGAATCAATCAAAATGCGGGAAGAAGACACCAAGGTCGCACCCCCTATTCTAGTCTTACCGCCCCCAACACTGCTGCAAACTTAGATCCAGCAAGAGCACCCAGGTTGAGTGGTGCACGTGGTAATTCATTTATTAATCGTGTTGCTCGACCTTCAAGAATGAGGGCTGGTAGAAATCTTGGAATTAACATGGAAGGCTTTGGGTCTACACGGAGCAGCAAGTTCATCGTTTCGGCGATATGGGAATGGGTGTACCGCAAAACGCACCAAGGGGCAGTCAAAATATCCCAATGCTTGAAAGGATGCAACCACAAACTGCCCGTTCCCGCTTTATGGGTAGGGCAAGGGAATCGATGGGAAGAATAAAATCTAGCGTATCAAACAGAGCAAGTAGCAGAGCAAGTAGAGCCGCAGATTATCGTTTCGGCGATATGGGAATGGGTGTACCCCAAAACGCACCAAGGGGCAGTCAAAATATTCCAATGCTTGAGAGTGGCTATTCACGAAGGGCAGCCCTTAGGCATCGATTATCACCCCGCTCTTTGCCAATTGATATGGAAGGTTTTGGGTCTACATTGCACGGTGACCAAGCGAAAGCCTTTGATGCAAGAACGGGTAGAGGAACTCCAAGGGTAACTAGACGTGTTCCATCACTCGAAGATTTGCATGCTCGTGATGCTGCCGCCTTTGATAGAAGAACGGGTAGAGGAACTCCAAGGGTAAGTAGGCCTGTTCCAATAAGTGCTGCTCCGCCGACAGCTGCACCAACAAGACCAGTAGCTCCAGCATCTTCAGCAGGCGCCGGTCCGTTAGCCGATGTTTCAGGACAAGCTCCGAATCCGGGCCCAGGAAGGGCAAGTAGATTTTCAGGTTTGATGAAAAGTAGAAACTTTAAAAGAAATGCACTAATTGGAGCTGGAGTAGTTGCCGCTGCTAGCGTTGTCCAATCAAGAAGATCAGGCGGCACTTCGAGAGGAAGACAAAGTAACTATAGATATTAAATAAAAAAAGAAAGATGTGATATGTAATGAAACAAGAGCAAGAATTTGAATTAGACGAAAATATAATTAATGGTGGTTTGGGTGGAGTTAATATGGGCTTTGGAATACCATCCAATGCATTTTTGGGATTTGGCGTTAAGCCATATATGGAATACATAAATGCAAAAGTAGAATCATATTTAGGTGAAACCAATGAATAACTGGAAAAACTATATTGATAAAAACGGTGATTTTCAACTAGCAAATTTTTTATATAAAAGTATAAATGAGTTAATGAAACATTCTTTAGATATGGGAACTTTACTGTCTAATGATCCTCAAAAGTTGAGAGCCTACAAAGAGCAAACAAAAAAACTATTTAAAAACAAATGGTTAAATACAGCAGAGGCTCTAGAGAATTTTGAAATAATAGAAAAATGCGACTGTTATTCAGAAGAACAAGAAATATATTGCGACATATGCAAGGGCGCAAGGTATAGGGTTTCATCTTATCTTTCTCCCGATGAAATGAGAGAAGTAAGTACTTTCGTGAATGCCGCCCAGGATGTAGCAGTGCAAGAAAAACTTCAGAAAGGTCTTCTAAAACTTCTCGGAGAAATCTAATGAACTGCCCAAGATGTGAATCGCAACTATCTTTAATTTTGTCAAAAAAACAAAAAAGAAAAAGCGACAAAGCTGTTATAATATCTAAAGATTATTATTGTACTTATTGTAAATCGGCAGTGTCTGAAATGTTTGTTAATGATGAAAAATTTCAATCTGAATGGATAGATTTTAATGGCTGACATAGAAAAATTTGACGACAAAAAAAAATTCCTGAAAGAATTTGAATCTCTAAGACCGGATTTATTTTTTCCCGAAAACTGGTCGGATGAAGATAAAACAAAAGCCGTTGAATTGGTAAGGCCGCAAAAAACACGAAGCAGCATGTTTTCTTCGATCCCGATGAATTGCGAAGCTCAAAAATGTATATTTGCAGATACCTGTCCCTTACTTAAGCAAAACCTGGCCCCAAAAGGAAATCCATGTCCAATAGAAATGTCAATGGTTTCTCAATTCACAATGGAGTATATGGAGCAATTAGATGTACATCCAGACAATCTCATTGAGGTGTCAATGATAAGAGATCTTGTTGATCAAGAAGTTCAATACCTTAGAAAAACAAAGCTTTTGGCAAAAGAACATTTTGTACAAGAAAACGTAATTGGTATTGATGAAAACGGAATGCCGGTACTTAAAAAAGAATTGCATCTTGCGGTTGAACTTGAAGACAAGCTGCATAAAAGAAGAAAAGACTTAAGAAATCAACTCTTGGCAACAAGAGAAGCAAAAGCCAAAGCTGGCCAGATGCAAATAGACAGCGCTCAAGCAATCTCCGACATATTGTACAAGGTTCAATCTATCCAAATAGAAAAAGAAAAACTTTTGAAACAAAAATTGGGAACATACGAACTCGATGAGTACATAGAATCTCAAATTATTGATACGGACAAAACAGACAATGCCTCTTAGTGACATATACAGTTCGGTAAATTTAGGTGGATTACACCACAAGCGGCCTCGCCCCGTCAGGGTTAGACGTTGCGAAATTACAGGAAATTTACGGAACTCCTGAAGCATTCCTGCAAAGATATTCTGAATTTCACGAAAAATACATAAAACTGTTAGAGACTGGAAAAGTTAATTCAGCTAAAGTAGGAAGAGTTAATTTAGATACACTGATTGCCGGTGGAAAGATAGACTTATCTATTCTCGACGAAGCAAGTATGGCAATGATGAAAAGCGAATATACAAATGAAGTTTTAAAGCTCCCAAGGTTATTTGCAGAAATTGGACTTCCAGGTCAACAACTTCCAAGCACAAACCTTTATAGGAAAGCAGCTAAATACAACGTTGATACAACAAATGTTAATCACGGAATAATTACGCTTTTAAATAGAACAATATTTAATATAAATCCAAGAATATCAGATATGGACGCGTTTAATGTGGGTATATCTAATTTAATGGGAGTTAATACCCTGGAGCAAACAACGAATTATAAAGAACTTTCAGATTCTTTAGTTGGTAAAAAAATTTATACTTTTGACGTGGAAACAACTGGGGTATTCGAGGGTTCCGAAGTAAGATCATTTGCAATAAGCGAAAACATAAATGGAAACATACGTCTTTTGGATGATTTCAATTTTACGTACAATAGTAGACAGTTGGGCGGAATAACAGTTGCCGGAAGCAAATCTTTAACAGAGTTCTTTTCTGAACAAGCAAGAAGTAGTAGAGCAAGAATTATTAGTGATTCAAGAGGCGGAAAAGATTTTTTAGATAATTACGCAAGATTCATGGAAAAATTGATGGAAGCCGATCATGTTTCTGGCCATAACGTATTATTTGATATTCAGGCAATGACGAACACCGCAAAACAACAAGCAGGTTTTAGTGAACATAAAGCAGCTATGGAAGCTACAGATAAATTTCATAAAAGAATGGCAGACCGTGAAGCGAATTTTATCATCGATACCTTAGAGGTATCAAGAGTGCATATGAATAGGCTAGTGCAACAAAAGATAGATGAGCTAGGCGAAACTTTTTTGGATGCGTCGGGGAAGTTCGATGACGCAGCTCACCTAAAAAGATTTAACGAATTGTTATACTCTCCTGAATTTTTAGCACGAGCTAAAATGGGACAATCAGCCGCAACGGCCTCAGTAGAAGCCATAGCAATGAGGACAAATCTTCTTGAGTTAATTGAAAAAGAAGCACAACAAGCAGGCGAAACAGGAGAGAAAGCCAGACAATTGTTTCATAAAATTTATGGCGGAACACACATGGCGGACACGGATGCAATGCTTCAAAGTTATGTGCAGAAATATATTAACATAGGATTGCAAGAACAGAAAGATCCATTTGCTCTAAGGATCGTAGATCAAAAAGAGAGATCAGGATACAGTAGTTTGGTTAGGGGGGCGCAGGCAAAGGTATTTCAATCAGCAGCACTAACTCCAACCACAAACATAGCAGACGTATCTCATCTTTCTATGGCCGTAAGAAACATAGTCAAGGATAAATTTATAGATGAAGTACAGATAACATCCACTTTGGATGAGATAACCGGGAAAGGATTATTTACGCCACCGCGGTGATCTTGCCGAAGACCTAAAAGAATCAAAGGGAATAATTAGTTTTGACAAAAAAAGAGGACAATCCGTATTTAGGGTTGGAGAAAACATCTTTGAATTAGATACAGATCTAACAAGAACACACTTAAGAGAAATTATAGATCAAAGTATTGATGAAAGTTTTGTGGAAACAATCGATCTTCCCCGACCAGCTGGAGTGACTGTCGGGGAATCGGTATCAATAAATACCAGGGCTGGGAAAATACTTGATTTAGGAATAAACTACAGAGAGGCGAGTCAACTTGACGAAGTTGAAAACATAGTAAGAAATTTAAGTAGTTTGAGCTCCCAGGTTGGCGAAACTGTTGCATTAGACGAAAAAAGACTTATTGCGTCAATGGGTAAAACTTACGATTTATTAGGAGGTCAAACTCCGTTTTTCAAAGCGGTTAAGGGAGAAGCTCAATTTAATCCGGGCTTAAATAATGCGACTGCAAGAACGGCGTTGGAGTTAGCAGAGGCAGCAATAGACATAGGATCACCCCATGTAAAAATGAGTAATCAGGGTAGAATGTTTAGTACCATAGTTGCTCAATCAACTTCTGATGAGCTTAGATCCGCTAGAGAAAGAGCAATAGCCGCTTCTTCCGATATAAGTATTTCGGAATCAGCTAGAAAAGCCGCTTCGCAAGACGTTCACTATTTTAGATACGCAAAAAACAAAGACCTAATGTCTGAATACGGAGTTTCTCATTTTAAAACTGGATCAAAAATTGACGTCTTTCGAGCCGGAGTGACTCCATCGGAACAAATAGCTGAAAGAATTTTTGTACCCATGCAGATAGTGAAGGAAGCTTTGGGCGAAGATGTCCTGAGTAAGGGTGATTTTAGTTTAAGCGTTGCAAGAGTTTCCAAAAAAGACCAATTAAATGTATTTTTTCATTTAGCTGAACAAGAAGGTAAATCCAGTTCTGAAGTGGTAGCAAAAAATTTATACGATTACATAATGAATGACAGATCCGAACTATTGAGGGGAAATAAAGCAACTCAAACAGCATTGACAGAAGAATTAGCTACGGCTCGTCAATCCCTTCAAGCAATTATTAACATGGGAGAAAGGGGAGCATCGGAAGAAACTATAATAAAGACAATAGCTCAAAAAATAGATGATGGCGGAATCGGAGTTGCGTACGCCGGCGAAAAAGAAACGGAAAGATTTGTAAGATCAGCTAGAGCAGCTGGAATTGAAATTGACAACGACGTTCACATTAGATCATTAAGGGCACATTACGCAAAAACTAGTGCCGATGAATCTACGCTCGTATTGACCGGATTTGAAAGTAAAAATGTAACGAAAGGTAGTGGAGCAGCTGCAGATGATATGGCCGAAGCAGCAAAAAGAATAAGAGGCGAAGCAGATGGAACAAAAGGCGTTATGGGAGCGATTAGCGACGCAATATCTGGTATGTCAAAATCAACTCAAAGAATCTTAAGAATGAGACAAAAAAGAAGAATGATTGGAATGCAAGCCAATGAGTTTATAGAGAGTCTTATTCAAAATAAAGGTGGATTAAAAGGTATTGGCATAGGTATGACTGCGGCAGCAGCTGGTTACTATATGTATAAAAGAACTCGTGAAAATGACGTTTATAATGAAACAATGGACGAACAACCTATACAGCAGTACGCTGGGAGAATGTCTATGGATGAAACAAGGGGAGTTCAGCCAATGAATGCAAGAAGAAGAGACCCTCTGGTCACCGCTGGAGTGGTAGGAAACTTAGACAGAAATAGAATAAACCATCATCGAATGGGAAATGATAAATACAACCATCTATATTCGGGAGTGTAATTTAAATGGCTTTAGGTCTTGGTAGAGCAGCGATGATTGGGGCTCTAGGTGTAGCTGGTGCCATGGGGGCGGCCAGTAGGATTGGACCTTCTGTTAGGGAAGGCGCGATGGAAGCCGCACTTGGGGATCCAAATGCAGATGCAGCATTTTTAGGTAAAAACGTTTCTGCAAGATTTTTAATAGGCTCAGCAATGGGTGGTCCTCTTGGGGGGGCAATGCAGTATTCGGCTCCACAAGATAAATTTATGGTTGATCCCGCTAGGGGCGTGGGTTTTGCTGCCGGATTAGCCGGAGTCGGTGCTGCAGTTGGTGGCGGACTTGGATATCGGAGCAACTAGTCTTGTGGCAAGAACTCCCAGAAAAACAATTGGAAATGCGGTAGCAGCAATAGGAAGAGAAGGTAAAGCATTTTCTATAGGTGGAGCAAAAACAAGAGCCGCAGGAGCAATACTTGGTGCCGTAACAGGTGCAGCTGCTTTTCCTGCTATGTACACAAAAGGTCACCTTGAAAGAAATAGACAATTTTATGATCAAAGCCCGTACAATAACGTGTCTTTGAGAAACGCAGAAGCACTAAACGCATCAGGAGATATTGTTCTCGGAATGCACAATTCGAGAGGATAAAAATGCCTTTATCTTACGATGACTACGATCAGTCAATGGGGACATTGAATACTGAGACTCCTTTAGCCCAAAGAATGATAGAGCACATTCCTGGTATAACGGCATCTATTGGATTTAGTTCGTTTAGGGGTTCAAATACTCTCATACGCGGTGGATTCATGGACGACACCACGCGCTTTGCAAACTCAAGGTCAAAGTTTGGAATTTTTCAAAAAGGAGCAATGTCACCAACTGCAGCCACTGAAAAATCTTTTCTTTTTGGAAAACGCAGAAATATAGCAGGTAAAGATCCGTTTGTAAAACCATCGAGATTAAACAATATAACTATGAGGCCAAGGGCAATGACAAGGATGCACTCTTTGTCGGTATTTACCGCTGGATCACAGGGTTCTGGAATTTACACTTTTGCTCAAGGACACAGACTCTTAAATAAATTGGAGCAATCTGGAAAATTAAAGATGGGTGGTTTAAGAAGTACACTTGGAGTCGAAGCTGGAACCCCTTTGTTTGGTGCAGGTATGTTATCGGCTATTGCAGCTGGATCAAAATTAGACAAACTGACTAGAAAGGGAAAATTAACCGGAGCTAGATTAGATAAATTAGGGCTAAATGTAAAAAGATTAGCTTTGGCTAATAATCAAACACTTTTATCTTCTGCATTAGGTTCAACAGGGGGATTAAGCGCTTCAGGCCTTTCTGGAATTCAATCATTTTTTGGTGGAACAGCCGTTGCTGCTCCAACCTCTGTATATGACGATGCAATGAAGGCCTTAAGGGCTGGTGGTCCACAAGCTAGAGGAGTTGGTGGAAACTTAATGGCTTCAGCTATAGGCGGAGCTGGAACTCAATATCTTGCTGGTTATTTTAGGGGTGCAAAAGGAATGTTTGGACAAGCTGGACTTGTAGGATCATCTCAAGCAGGCGCTCGTAAAGCTCTTTTAGATCTTAAATCTGCAATAAATAAAACAGGAGTTTTAGGAAAAAATGTTGGAATTGGCACTGCAAAACAAATAGCTGCGGGTAGCGTTTATAAACAATTTGGCGTTAGCGGTTTAGCCAAATTAGGAACAACAAAAGCTGGAGCAAAATTCCTTGGAGCTAGAGCAGCAGCATTTGCAATACCAGGTTTGCAGTTTGTTGCGGCCGCTTCTCTAATTTATGATTTAGGTAAACTTGGTGGAGAAATAGTTAAGAGCGGAATCAATCTAGCAAGAGACGCCAACAGATCTCTACAAGGATCGATGGGTAAACCACTTTTTGGAATGGGGTATAGAGACAGCGAAGCCGCTGCAACCTCAAGGTCAAGAGGAGTGATGGCAATACAAAACTCTAGATTAAACGCAAGAAATGTTTTGGGATCAGAGGCCTCTATGATGGCAGCACATTTTGGTTAAGTCATGAGTAAAACCAAAAATTTTAGAGAAGCTTTACAAAAACTGTCTAGAGAAGATTTGCTCGAAATAATAAAATCACAAGACATTGAATTGATAAAACAGATCAATCGTATTGAATGGGTTTTTAAAAATAAATTAAGTCATATAACTTGGTCTGATGGAACTCCTGTGTTAGAAAGAAATTTGACCAGCAAGGAACTCTCATACCTCATAGATGAGCCTTTTGAATTGGATAAAGATCTTTTGGATTTGGGAATTGGACCGGATCAACAAAGACAGATTCACATAGCAAAAGATCCTGTAATTTGGGCAAGGCATTTTCTACAAGTTCAACCAAGAGCCTATCAGATCTTAATGTTAAGAGACCCTTCGTTAAGAAAGGTGCTTAGAGCTGGTCGTCGTTTAGGTAAAACTTTTACACTCGCAGTAAACCTACTTCATTACAGTTACACCCACAAAGATGGTCGCTGTTTGGTTGTTGCGCCGATGAAAACGCAAGTAGAACTTATCTATCAAGAAATTCTTAGGCTATCATCTAAAAATGATATAGTGCACAATTCCATAATTCGTAAAGTCACCAGTCCGCAATTTACCATGGAATTTTCAAATGGATCCACAATTAGATTTTTTACTTCAGGAATGAGATCTGGTGGAAAATCAGACGTTGCCCGTGGTCAAGAAGCTCACCTAATTATTTTAGACGAAATGGACTACATGCACTCCGGAGATCTTGATGCACTTTACGCAATGTTACAAAAAACCTCAGAAGATCAACCAGATAAAGTTTTGATAGGAGCCTCTACTCCAACTGGTAGAAGAGAAAAATTTTGGGAATGGTGTAACAGTAACAGGTTTAAGGAATTTTGGTTTCCAAGCTACGTAAATCCATTCTTTGCTAAAGAACAAGAAGATGAATTTAGAGAACAGTATTCGGACTTTGGATATAGGCATGAAATAGAAGCCGACTGGGGCGAGGACTCTGAGGGTGTTTATCCAAGAAAATTTGTAGATCTTTCTTTTATATCTCCTTCGTGGAAATACGAACCCTCCGTAAATTCTGCAAGATCTTTTTACACCATAGGAGTAGACTGGGATAAATATGGAGCAGGTACAAATATAGTGGTTTTAGAAATATGTGGTCACGACTATGAAGAAGAAAGATTTAAAAATAAAGTAAGACTTTGCTATAGAGAAGAAATAGATAAATCGGAATATACATTGACAAAAGCAGTGGATAGAATTGTTGAATTAAATAAAATATTTAACCCCAAACATATTTATGTTGACAGGGGTTTCGGCGAAGTTCAAGTAGAGCTTCTTCATAAAAAAGGAATAGAAGATGAAAGATCTGGATTAAAGAATAAAGTCAAAGGCATTTCATTTGCAGAAACAATAGAGGTAAAAGATCCTTACACACAACTTCCCGTAAAAAAAGAAATGAAACCTTTTATGGTTGATAATTTAAGACAATATTTAGAAAAAGAAATGATTGTTTTTCCAGATTCAGACGAAGAGCTTTATCTACAATTAATATCTTATATAGTCGTTAGAATGACTCAGACTGGTAGACCAGTTTTTGAAGCCGGTGGGTCTGCAATGGACCACGCACACGATGCGTTGATGCTAGCCTTGTTATCTGTAACTCAAAATTATGGAGATTTGATGAAATCAAATTACGCATCGAAGACGCAAAGTTTCTCAAATGCATTCTTCATGCCAAAACAAAATAATGAAGACGAAAAAGTAGAATCAAAATATACAACTACGGGAAGAGCAGATATATACAAGGCCGCAAAATTCTCTAGAAAAAAAAGACCGAATTCAATAAAAAGAAAAATATTTTAGGTAAACCATGTCTGTAAATAATTTGGAAAATATAACAAACGCTAGTGATAAATTATATCGAGCAGAAAAAGCCGATGTTTCATTCTTTGATCAACCTAAGTCTCCACAAGAAGTAATAGATCAAAAGTATAGAGGACTATTGCCAACCTCTTTGGATTATTCCTTGAACCTAGAAATATCTTTGCCTTTGGATTATGTAAAACAAGAAATTTCAAGGGCTCAAATAGATTTGATGAATTTGAAATCTGACCTAGAATCTCTTTTGTCAATTATCTACATAAAAAGCACAATAAATCAAAATCTTGAAGAAGCTCATAAAAAAATTTGGGAAGATGTCAAAAAACAAAATAATATTTCTGATAATGTTCCCGAGTACATCTCTTTCAGCGAATACAAATATGCAGAAAGAACCATGTCAACTAGCTGCAGAAAGCTGCTTGACGAATATCATTTGGCGCTAACAGAGGCGTCATTCGGTTACATTTTTGATCTTAGAAGATTAATAATCTTCATGGAACATGAAGCAATGTGTATAGTAAATATTCTTTTACATAAATTCGGGGAGGATTATGAAGATAGTTCACAAAAACAAACAGCACTTCAATTCGATGCATGGGCAAAGATGGCGTCCCACTTCTCGCAACGCGTTAGGAAGACGCTCACATCATCACCAGGAGAAATACCAACTTCCGAATTGGATAAGGTTTCAAAAAAACAAGCAATCGAATTCCAAGCGTTTTTTTCAATTAGACTAAACGTTCTTCATGAAGAATCTCAAAACGTACTCAATTTTTTGAAAAGAGATTACGTAGATAATTGCGACATATTCTATGAAAGATATTTATCTCAATCTATAGAATTCAAAAAAGATATATCATCAACACTTGAGCTTGACTTGTTGACTACGGGCTTTGCATTAGATACACCGGTTCTAACGCAAGAATTAAATTTAGCTAGAAACGTGATAAATTCAAGTTTTGGAATGATCATGGCAGATTTGATTCAAAGAAATCAAATTATAAGTTCAAATGTAGATAATCTTTTTAAATTAATACAATCAAAAAGAAGATATTCAAACTACATATATCAACTTTCTTTTAAGGGCGAAAAAAAACCGGTGATAATATCGGCGCCAAAAGAAGACAAATACATGGCCTTTTTCAACAATACGATTCTCCCGTACAATACCGAAAGTTATTTAATTTCAAATCACGCGAGTCTAGATAACTTAGACGAAAATCATCATCCTCAATATTTGTTAAGGAATGGCGGAAAAATCATTGGAGACATAGAAGTTGAATCAAATGTTAAAATAGATGGAGTCAATCTTTCTACTCACTCACACAACGGCGCCGATGGATCAGAAAGAATAAGATCAGTCGATATAGACTATTCGTCTGCAAGAAATAGTAGGGAACAAAAACCAACTAAGCCAACGGCAATAGAAGTTGTTGAATATTTTTCTGATATAGTTGATGGAGGAGTTCCTGTCATAGACGGAATAGTTGATATAGAGATAGATGACAACATGTTAAATGACAGCAATGAAATCATCATAGAGGTAATAGAGATATAAGATTATGTCATGGTTTAGATACTTGCCAAGTGACGCGTCTCCCGATCAGGTGACACAGGATGAAAATTACGTATATCCTTTATTGAGAAGGATTATTGAGGTTCCAGATTTAAAGCAAACTATACCTGCTGGATCCTGGCTTTTTGTGGAAGTAAAAGATTTGAAAATAGATGATTATATTGATGATTCTTTATTGACCCAAAAAGAACAAAACTCGTATTTGGTTGTATACGAATCAAATGCGGCAGATGATTATGTTTTTGTACCAGTTAAATCGCATATTATCAGTAATAGGCTTTTTTTTAAAACGGCGGAACAACATCCTGTAAATACAAAGCCCGAAAAACAATATAGTTTATATTATAAAACAGATGATTTGAAATCAATAAAAAAAGTACAAAATGGACAGTTTGAAGACTATATATCCTGTCCTTCAAATGAGGCAGAATTTATTACCACCCCCGATGAAGTTGATCAGACATTCTTTAATGTCTATCCAAATACTAACGAAATATATTCTTTTTCCTTTACTAATATTAACGTAGACTGGAAAAACGGATTATCCCTGTCGCCAGGCGCAAAAGTCATAGGAACTTTTACTGGTCCTTTTTTTGAACTATATTGCGATAAAGCTCCCGACTACGGAAAATTTAGAATAAAACTTATAGCTCTTTCAAATGAATCAACTCCAACATCTGTTGTGGAGCAGGATTGGATCACCATAGATTTGTTTGATTCGACAACAAAGCTAAATCAACTAGTTTATTCAAAAAATAACTTATATTATAAAAATTATATTTTTGAAATAGTATCAAATTTTGAAAAAAATGATTTGTCCACAAATGGTCAAATAAAGATCGATCACTATTCTTTTGGATACGATGCTAAATGCAACGTTAAAACAGAGGAAATAAATCCGTATCTTTCAATCAGAAAAATTTTTGGAGGAAACGTAAATGGCTAGAGTTAGAAGAAAAATAGAAAACCTAAAACCACGGTAAGAATTACGTAGTCACGGCAAAAATCAAAAACTCTGATATAAACCAGGAATCAGAAAAAGCCAATGCAATAAGGATTGCTGTTCCAGTCGATCAAACTATACCAGACTATCCACTTAATCTTGCACTCTACGCTTTTTTCCAGCAAGTTATGTTTGTATTTGATAACGTATTAGATAAGGATGTTTCATCGTACGAATATCAATTGTATAAAGCGGATCAAGTAACGGGCTCCTTTCCAAACTACTCACTGATAAACAATGCTACGATATATCTTTCTGGAGAGTCTGGCTCCAACGTTTTTGCAATCTCTGTAGAAAACAGTTCCGACGCACAAAACATTAGATACTACGGCAGAGTAAGAACAAAAGATACCAGCAATAATTATAGCTCTTTTTCTCCATTGGTATTGTCTGATCAAGATACTCCTTTGATAGGAAGCCAATTCATCTCTAGTCTCACGGCCGCCAAGATAACCGCCGGTAAAATAGGTGCACACGAGATTATTCTTTCTCAAGCCGGTCCACAAACAAATATTGCCGCACCATCAAATATGGCAATATTAAGATCATCTGATTACAACGGATCTTATAGTTCAAATACCTGGACAAATGGATCAAGTGGTTGGATCATCGCAGGAGACGGACATGCAGAATTCTCTTCGGCTTCTCTTAGGGGTGGCCTGAAAGCACAATCGGTATACATAGATGCGCACAATCGTTGGAGAAGAAATAGTTCCGATACCGATAATTCATTGGAGTTTAAAGTTGGATCAAATGATAAATACGTATTTTTTGATGGAACAGATATAACTTTTAGCGGTAATCTTTCAGCAGCTGGTGGAACTTTTAGTGGAAATTTATCAGCAGCTGGTGGAACTTTCACCGGAGCTTTAAGTGGTGGAACAATTTCTATTGGCTCTGGAAACTCTATATTTAAAGCTGACTCAAATGGAATATATTTAGGAAATTCTACTTTCGCAAGCGCTCCGTTTAGGGTAACACCAGCTGGTGTGTTAACAGCTAACAACGCAACTATAACCGGTACCATCAACGCTACAAGCGGAACTTTTAGTGGAAATTTATCTGGAGCTGGTGGAACTTTTAGTGGAAATTTATCAGCAGCTGGTGGAACTTTCACCGGAGCTTTAAGTGGTGGAACAATTTCAATTGGATCCGGAAACTCAATATTTAAAGCCGATTCAAGTGGAATATACCTAGGAAATGCCACCTTTGCTAGTGCTCCTTTTAGGGTAACTCCAGGGGGAGTGTTAACGGCAACAAATGCAAATGTATCAGGCACAATAAACGCAACAATTGGTTCAATTGGTGGCTGGACAATAAATTCTGATAATATTGGATTTTCCAGTGCCGATGGAGACACTATTATTAAACCAATTAGTGATTACCTTACTCCTTTTGTTTACGGAGGCAGCATATTTGCTAGAACAGAATTGTATTGGGGGATGATTGAGGTTTCCTCAAATGGTGCAGGTGGTACAACAGTAACACAAATTACTCCAGCTTCAATAGTTCTTGATGCAATCACTTCAAGAATTAGTCTTGTTGCTGGTAATATTGATGCCACAGGAGTAATTTCAGCAAGTTCATTCTTTGGCAATTTAAATGGCACAGCATCTACGGCATCTAATGCAAATGCGCTCGCTGGATATCCTGCCAGTTTTTCGGAAAATGCAAACACTGTTCCAATTAGACAAAGCGATGCCTCAGTACGTGCCGGTTATCTAGTAATGACTGGAGGCCACGGAATTGCCGCTGGGTCAGAAGTCCGAAAACGCAATGATGGGTATCTTCTTACTTTTACTTCGCGTAGAGAATTAAAAAACAACATTGAAAATCTTGACTCTGATTTTGCTCTCTCAATTGTAAATTCACTGCAGCCTGTTTCATTTAGAATGAACGAAACGCAGTACATAGGTGATTTGTTTAGCCAAAGAGAAGCGACGTATAAAGAGTACGGCTTCATTGCGCAAGACGTTGCCGAAATTGATGCAAATCTGGCCACCTACAGTTTAAACGCTGAAGGCGATGCAATACAGCCTCAGGCGTGGAGTAGTCATGCCCTAATTTCCTTGTCTGTTTCTGCAATTAAGGGACTCATAAAAGAAATTGAAGACCTTAAAAATAGAATATTAACATTAGAATCTTGATAAATAATTTAGAGTAAAAGACTTGTAGATTTAGAAAATTTATGATAAACTTGACTTATGAATAAAAAAAAGTGGTATAATTGGAAGATGTCTAAGATAAATCAAAAACCCAATTGGCAAAGCAAAAATAATAATGATGATTTTGTAACGCCGCAAGATGATACGGAGAATGTTTTGGAAGATAAATTAGAAAACAATGTTGAGCAACCAAACAATGGTTTAGACATGAATTTAGTTATAGCCTGTTTTCAAGAAAAACTTGCTCAACTAACCACTGAATTGGTTGTAAAAGATGCTACAATTAGACAGTTGACAAATGTAATTAATAACATGAGAGGACAAAAATAAAATGACCGAAGAGAATACACAAGAGCAAAAGTCTGAGTTTGCAATAGAAATTAAGATTAGCGACAAAAACCTTTCTTACAGAAGCGACTTTCCAGAATCAGAAACTATCTTTTGGCTTGAAGCAGTAAAGGGTCTTATTATTAAGAATACCTTTGAAAGAGCTGGCATAGAGCAGAAGTAAGTTATAAAAGCTAGCCTTAGGGCTACTATTTAAATAGCTTTTATAGGAGAAAAAATGGCCATTCTAGATTATCTGCCATTTCGTTCTTTGGATAATGTGTCTGGTAAAAGATTTGTAGCCAGAACAATTAAACCAGAAGACGTTAAGCAGTTACCAAAAACAATGAAAATAGCGGCTCTTGCGCTTGGCTTCCAAGGCAATACGTGGTATTACAATACCAGATCTACATTCGAGCCATCTCCCTATGACTTTGATCGCATCATGCAGGCCGTAGATACAGATTCCTACGTTCGTCAAGCCATGAACAAATATAGGGAGCTCTTTTGGAAAGAAGGTTGGCAAATATCTGGAGAAAATTCGGAAGCTATTTCATATCTATATCAAAGAATAGATTTCATGGAAATGGCGATGAAAAGACCATTTATAGATTTTCTTGAAGAAGTTTCAGATCAGTTGTTTAAATTTGGAAACGCTTTTATAGTCAAGGCTCGTGGAGATATTTCGGAATATTTTCCCGAAAAACTAACTCCAATAAATTCAACTCAACCAATCGTTGGATATTATTTGATACCAACTGAGCAAGTGAGAATACTGCGAGATAGATTCAATAGACCAAAAGCGTACCAGCAATCAACAGATCCTCTCACTTATTCTCCAAACGAAAGAGATCCTGTTTGGGCGGCAGACAGAGTTATTCATATAGCTATAGATAAAAAAACTGGTAGAGCATTTGGTACTCCGTTTTTGAGTAATGTTTTAGATGACGTAGTAGCTCTAAGACAAATGGAAGAAGATATTCAAAACTTGGTTCACAGAGAATTGTTTCCATTATACAAATATACTATTGGCACTCCCGAACAACCAGCTGAGCCAGACGAAATAGATAGAGCTTCAGCAGAAATAGAAAATCTTAGATCTGAAGGTGGATTGATTCTTCCGCATAGACACAATATAGACATTGTTGGCGCTGGCAGAGAGGCACTTGAGGCAATCGAATACCTCAATCATTTCAAGGAAAGAGTATCCGTGGGTCTTGGCTTGGCCCCCCATCACTTGGGCATTGGGATGAACGGTGGAAATAGATCAGTAACCGACAGACTGGATGTTGCTCTTTATGATAAAATAAAAAACTATCAAAAAGTATTTTCAGAAATGATAAGACTACACATATTCAATGAGTTATTGTTTGAGGCTGGATATGATCCAATTCTTAATCCATCAACAAATGAGACTTCTGATCGTTGTTATTTTAAATTTAACGAAATAGATGTTGATACTCAAGTTAAAAAAGAAACTCACGTCATACAAAAATTTGTTAACAATCTTATAGGAATTAGCGAAGCTAGAATTCAGTTGAATCTAAGTCCTGAAGTGGAAGAAAGTGAGCTGTACGCCGCACTACAGGGCAAGGTTCAAATGGACATAATGGATGCCCAGACGCAGATGAAAACTCAGGCAGATTCAGATAAACAAGCGTCTTCTACTGGTGGCCAAAGAAATCTACCAAATAAAAGAAGAGGAGCAGGAAATGCGACTCGTCCAGCAAATCAAAGTGGAAGAAAAACTTCTCCAAATATTAGAAGATCTGATTTAAGTTGGTTGTCTGTTGTTGAAAATGTCCTAGAAAAAGACTATAATGTAGTGTATACAAAAGAAGAAAAGGATTCAAGTAATGTCGTTAATGATAAAATCTGAAATTTCTAAAGAGTTTTTTCAAGAAGAAGACGCGCTAAAAGGATTTAAAACAGCCGTTGAAAATAATCAAGTGAGACTTGCTATGCAAATACTCACAGAAATAGTTGACGCTTTTGCTGAAGGATTTGATTTAATTTTTTCAGAGTCAGAAGATCAAACAGATGAACCAAAAGTCGAAGAACAAAAACAACCAGAAAAAAAAACCTCAAATAAAAAGTCAGAAACAAAAGAAAAGACAGTCAAAACTGAACAACAATGAAGCTGATAATAGCTTGCCCAATATACAAAAGAGATTGGATACTGCCGCACTGGGTTAGGTGCATTTTAAAGCAATCCGTTAGTATGTCAAATATTGGATTTATATTTGAAGTTGATCCTAATGATAGTTCTACAATTATCTCCCTTAATACGTGGAAAAGAATAGACAAAAATATTCCACTCTTTGATATTGTTGAAAGATCAGACGTACCCCACTTTGAGCATCAAAACAATGGTAGGCAATGGACTTTGTCCAAATATCACAATATGATCAATATGAGAAATTCAATTCTGTCAAAAGTTAGAGAGTATCAACCAGATTATTATTTTAGTCTTGATTCGGATGTCTTAATTGAAAACCCAAATACAATAGAATTATTGATAGCTCATATTAATGAAGGCGCAGACGCAGTCTCACCATTGATGTACATGACTCCTGTTGGTACTAACTTTCCCAGCGTAATGTCATGGAGAGAAGACTGGAAGGCATCTAGAGATCAAAATTATCCTATAGGAACTTATTTTCAATCCGACGTTATAATGGCAGCTAAAATGATGTCAAAGAAAACCTATATGACTTTGGATTACGAGTTTCATCAACAGGGTGAAGATCTTGGTTGGTCAAAGAAAGCAAAAGAAAATAACTTAAAATTATATAGCGCTTCTTATATATATGCCCCTCATATTATGTCGGAACTACACCTATCTGAATATATAAAGAATGGGGATCCTAGAAGTTCTGAAAAATTAGACAACCTAGTAAAAGTCTGATATATTTGTATAAAATTGTTTAATGTTATAAAAAGAATTGTACTATATTTTATAGTTAACTACAGAGGTTAAAATGAGCTTTGATTTTACAGAAAATTTCACAGTTGAGTTTCCAAACTTATCTGAATCAAATTATAACTTTTTGGAAAACTTTAATTCTAACCATGGTCTCATTATAGAGGTTGCAGCTATTCACGAGCGGGCTTACCGCAAATTATAATAACTATTCTTCAACGGAATTAGAAAAGGCTTTGCAGTCTTGGGTTGAACCCTATCCAAAGCCGGTAATTTTAAACCACGACCTTAATTCTGAGCCAATTGGCAGGGTAATGGCCGCTAAAATGGAAAAAGAAGAAGATGGTGCATCTTACGTAAGGCTTCAAATAGCCATAACCGATCCTGCAGCCGCCCAAAAAATAGCCGACAGAAGGTATCTTACCGGTTCAGTTGGCGGAAGGGCGGGTAAAGCTCTCTGCTCAATTTCTGGAGAGGATTTAGCAAAAGAAGATGCTAGCGGCAGGCCAAAGTTTCCAAAATATAAAAGAGGTCAGGTTTATAAAGGAAAATTAGCCTTTATAGACATGCAAGATATTTCATTTAAGGAATACTCTTTTGTAAATCAGCCGGCAGATCAAAGGTCTGGGGTTAGAGATACAAAAGCTATAGGTTCAAAAATGCCAGTGTCAGACTCAGATACATGGATAGCAAAAAGCTCAGCCTTTGTGCTTCACATGGATCAGGAAGATATTATATCCTTGAAGGAAAACGAATCAATTCTTAAGAATTTAAAGAAAAAAGAATCTAGACCAGTTTACCTTCATACAAAAGGGGCATTCCTTGCCGCTATGGCGGTTCAGGAAAGCGAAAATAGTAATAATATAGAGAAATCATTACTATTTAATAAAGATTCAAATACAACAACATCTGAGGAGAATACAGGCATGGAAGATGCTCAAGTTAAGGAAGACATTTTGACCGTAGCACAAGAGCTTAGTCATGATCTTTCTACTATCGCTGCAGCTGCAGATACTGCAGAAGAAAAACCAGTAGAACAAAAAGAAGAAGTCGTTGCTGAAGAAAAAGTTGATGAATCAACTGATGAACAAAAGCAACAAGAAATCTCCAGTGACAATTCGGAACAAGCGGAAGAACAAACCGCACAGGATGTTGATTCCGAAAAAACCGAAGAGCCACAAGAGACATCTGAGCAAAAATCAGATGAAAATGATCCTGAAAAGGAAGAGATCAAATCCGATGACCTCATTGCCCAAGAAGATAAAGGTGATGAGCAAGGAGATGAAATACAAAAATTGATCAAAACCTTGCAGGAAGAAAATGCTCGCCTGAAAGCAGCACTTCACAATACTCTTGCCGAAAGAGTTGTTGACACCAAGATTGCTCTTGGAATTGATTCAGCAAGCGACAGAGACAAACTCGTCAAAGATCACAGTGCAAGAACGGCATCGTCCTTGGCTGATTCTTTGAGAGATCTCGCCAAGCTTCCTGAAAAGAAGTCCAAGTCATTTGAGGTTCCGACAATGGAATCAGAATTGGTCGTAGCAGAGGAACAAAAAGTTGTTACGGTTGATGAAGAGCCAAAGGCAAAAGAAGAAAATTCTGAAGAAGTTTTCGAGCAGCTTTTCGTAGATGCCTTAATGGGCAGACGTAAACTCTAATCGAATTTAACAAGAGGAGAAAAAAATGAGTTTAGCAAAATTTCGTAAGGTACACTCCAAGACAGGTGCCGGTCGTTTCGTAGTTTCTGAGGGTGTCGCCCCAGCAGCTTACTTGCTTCCGCATCCCGGCTTGCCGACATGGTACCTCGATTCAGAAGATGATCGCTTCGAGATTGTTCTTACTAAAGGAACGATTCTTTCGGTGGTTACAGATGGCAATGGTGACTCAAGAGTTGTTCCAGCAAATGGTTCGGGCTCTAATGTTACTTGGGGTGATACAATAAGCGGTTGGAACCCACTTGATGGTGCAACTCCAACGGCAGGTGCGTCAGGCGATACAATCGTTTGCAGTGCCCGCTCAAAGCCGATTGGCTGTGCGCAGTATGACCTTTATCGTCCCTTTGATAAGGGCACGTCACAAGGCGCAGGGTTCATCACTCACGGCTATGTTGAGTATCCAATGGTTTCAGGCTTGAACGCCGATGTCACCGCTGGTTCACTCATCCGCCCAGACTTCATGGGACGCGCGGTTGCACTGTCAGATGCAGATGCCGCCTCGTTTCCATGGTTGCAAGTTGGTAAAGTAATTGAGGTCGAGAAGTTCGCATCGAACTTTGATGACGGCCTCCTTTCCTACATGCAGCTACCATCAGATCCAGGTGCACTAAAGACGGTATATGAGCTGACACGCGCAGGTACCTTCAAGGGCAAGCTCGGTATTCGCGCTAACCTGGATGTAAACAATGTCATTGGCGCATTCCGCGTCAACTTGACCCTATAAAGAAAGATAACAGGAGGATAATCCTAAGATGAGTAAGACAATCCAAGAACTCCTTACTGGGCTCCCGGCTTGGGAAGCTGCATTATCTGAGGACGGGTACATCGACGGAGAAAACAGGGTAACAATTAAAGAAGCTTTTGCATCGTCCGATGCTGCAGCGTTGTTTCCAAAAGTTATCTCTCGTACCTTAAAGGAAGCTGCAGAACCACAGTTGTTGGTTACGCCTCTTCTTTCCACGGTTCGCCTTGGCAAAGGGCGTTCTTTGGAGTTCCCGGCAGTTAATGCAATTCAAGCTGCAGAGATTCCAGAAGGACAAGAATACCCAGAGCAAGCTCTCGCATTTGCTAAGCAAGTAGAGGGCAAGGTGTCCAAGAAGGGCGTTAAGCTGGCTTTTACAGAAGAAGTTGTTGCTGACTCACTTTGGGATATCGTAGGAATGCATGTTCGCGCCGCAGGCCGTGCTATGGCACGTCTTAAGGAGCAGATTGCATTAAGTCGCTTTAAGGACGCTGCAACAATCGTCTTTGATAACGACAGTAATTCATACGATGATACGACAGGTCGTGGCATCGATGGTGCTTTCAATAAGACAGTAACCTGGGATGACGTTGTGGATATGGCAGCCGTGCTTATGGCTGAGAATCATGTTCCGACGGATTTCATCCTGCATCCACTGATGTGGTCTGTTTTCTTGAAGGACGCAATCTTCCACACGGGTGGTTCCGCAGCGGCAGTGAATACAAGCTGGGGCTATCGTCCGGATTCAAAAGAAGGTGCGCTTAACGCCACAGCCCCGATGGGCCTTAACGTTATCGTCTCGCCGTTCGTTAGCTTCACCGCTAAGAGCGCCGGGAACGCCGCCAAGTCGGATCTATTCCTGATCGACCGCAACGAAGTCGGAACACTCCTTGTCAAAGAAGACATGAGCACGGACCAATTTGATGATCCATCACGTGACATCCGCGCAATGAAGATGAAGGAACGTTATGACATCGTAATGCTCGGTGACGGTGAGGGTATCACTGTTGCTAAGAATGTCAGACTAGCTCGTAACTACGAGGTTCAAGTTACAAACGAAATGTAATTTGATACTTAGGGTAGTTATAGTTACAACCCTAGACGGGGGGTCCGAGAGTAATCTCGGCCCCTCGTTTTGTATTTGGCTATAAGCGATTACTATCTTGTTTAGTTAGCAGTCTGGAGAATTTAAGTGAGCTTATTTCTTATAGAAAGAGCAGCAGTTGGATGCTACTCTGTTTCCATAAAGTTTTTTAGAACAGTAAAAATATCTTCATTAAAAAATGAAAATTTTACTCTTTTTACGGCAGCAGCTACTCCTTCTCAAATATCCGCCCCGTTTGAATTGATAAATACGGTAAAAGACTATAATCAAATTTCAAGAATTATAACCCTTTACTGGAAAACAAACTCTCTTCAAGAGAATTCAAAATATTCAATTAAAGTAGAAAATATTATTGATTCTTCTGGAACAATAGTTCCTACAGAAATTATAGAATTTACGTGGCTAAATTGCACAGCCACTCCTAATTCAACCCAGATAAGCGAACCTGTTCTATCGCCCGTTTTGATAGAAGATAGATCAATAAAAGCAGATATAGATTTTAGTTATTCCATAGTTGCAAAAAATCCTAACTTCTTTATAGATCAAACATTCCCTGGCGATGGAGAATTCTATTTAGAAAATAATTTTAATAACGGAAGGGTAACTGTTGTTTTTAATGAAAGGCCGGCTTCAAACTTTCTTACGAATAAATACTTCCAATGTCAAAGAAAAAAGATACAAAGGACGCCTTGTCGTTGGGAAGCTGTAACGGCAGATATAAAAATGCATTCGTGGAAACCGGAAGTTTACGTAGACTTCCCCTCATTGAATGACGCTACACCATCTTACTTTACGGATGGAAAACAATATTTTGAAAAAGGATATAAATATAGGATAAAAGTTTTAGGAAGCATCGGTATATAGTGGCAAATTTTGTTTATAAAAAAGCAAAACAAGCATTATTAAATGGTGACATAGATGTTTCTTCTAATCAATTAAAGGTTTTACTACTAAAAAACAATTATATCCCTAACCAAAATACAGACCAATACGTAAGCGATATACCAGTAAATGCCATACAGCTGAGGTCTCAGGCAATAAGCTCGATAGTTAATACCAACGGAGTTTTGGATGCAGAGGATTTAACGATAACTGAATATGACGGATCCCCCTTTCATGCATTAGCTCTATATCAATATAGTCCCTCTGATACAAATGCAAGATTGATATTCTATATTGACACATCAGATGGATTGCCTTTTAGCGGTTTAAACACAGCTAATTCTATTACTATATTTTGGAGTAACGAACCTAATAAAATACTTTCACTATAAGGAAATAAAATGCCTTCACAGTACCCGTCAGCTTTAGACAATTTAATTAATCCTACTGCCAATGATACTTTAAATTCTGTTACAGTTCCACATCATCTTCAACACGCCAACGTCAACGATGCTTTAGAGGCTGTACAAACAGTTCTTGGTTTAAATCCTGCGGGATCCCATTTGACGGTAAAAGATAGAATAGTTGCTACAGAAACTAATATTTTAAATCAATCAGTATTAAATGGTTTAACTGATGTTACTATAAATTCAGTAGAAACGGGTCAGGTTTTGCGTTATAACGGCAATGCTTGGATTAATTACGACGAAGAGAATTTAGTGGACGGAGGGAACTTCTAGGTATGGCCAATATATTAAGAATTAGACGTAGAACATCTGGGGCAGCCGGAGCACCGTCAGAAATACACAATGCAGAGTTGGCATTTAATGAAGTTGACGATACCCTATATTATGGCGAAGGTACAAACGGAGCAGGTGGAACTGGCACGGCTTTAGCTATTGCTGGTCCTGGTGCTTTCACTACTTTAACTAGTAATCAAACAATTTCAGGAAATAAAACCTTTTCTGGAACGGTAATAGTTCCCACCCCCTCTGGCGCCACACATGCTGTAACTAAAGCTTACGTTGACGGATTAGTCACCGCTGTGGCTACGTCTTTTACAGTTGCTGGTGATTCTGGAAGCTCGCAAACAATAACATCTGGAATAGATACTCTTACAATTTCTGGTGGCACTGGTCTTAGCTCTGTAGCTAGCGCAACAGATACGATTACTTTGAATCTTGACAACACTAGCGTATTGCCCGGATCTTATGGTGCAACGAATACAGTTTCTACATTTACCGTGGATGCCCAGGGTCGCCTACTTGCAGCGGGTAATTCTGCAATTTCAATTACTTCAGCAGCAGTGACTAACTTTACGGAAGCCGCTCAAGACGCCGCTGGAGAGCTATTTACTAATGGAACTCATTCCGGAATTGCTGCAACCTATGATGACGCAAATGCAAAAATAAATCTTAACGTAGCAGATTTTACGATCACACTTGGTGGTGATTTAACTGGTAGTGTTACGGTTACAGATCTTGCAAGTGCCACTCTGACAGCAACGGTAGCAGCTAACTCAGTTGCTCTTGGTGATGATACAACTGGCAATTATGTTGCTTCGGTTGCTGCTGGAACTGGAATATCGGTTTCGAATACTAACGTTGAAGGTGGAATATTTACCGTTACCAATGCCGGAGTTGTTTCAGTCGCTGGTACCGCCAATCAAGTTGCTGTTTCTGGCGCAAACGGGAACGTAACGTTTTCTTTACCAAATGATGTAACAATTCCAAATAATCTGACGGTAACCGGAGATTTGTTGGTTCAGGGTAATACGACTACATTAAACACTTCCACTTTGGCGGTTGAGGATAAAAACATAGTAATTGCAAATGGATCAACAACCGATGCGGCAGCAGATGGAGCAGGCATAACAATAAAAGGTGCCACCGACAAAACTTTGAATTGGATAGATGCAACAGACTCCTGGACGTCTTCAGAAAATTTTGATTTGGCAGCGGGTAAAACTTATGCAATAGACTCTAGTTCAGTTTTGTCTAGCACAACCCTCGGTGCAACTGTAGTTAACTCAAGCCTCGCATCTGTTGGTACGATCACAACCGGTACATGGAATGGTTCAACGATATCCATAAGCCATGGTGGCACCGGGGCAACAACCGCCGCCGCCGCAAGAACAAATCTTGGTTTGACAATAGGCACCGACGTTCAGGGTTATGATGCAGAACTAGCGGCTTTGGCTGGTTTGACATCAGCTGCAGATAAGCTTGCATATTTCACCGGATCCGGAACTGCTAGTCTCACTGATTTAACTTCTTACGGAAGAAATTTGATTGCAAGCGCAAGCGCTGCAGTTGCAAGAACAACTCTTGGACTTGGCACTATCGCCGTTCAAAATTCAAACAACGTTTCTATCACGGGTGGCTCCATAACAAATTTAACCACATTCGATGGAGTAACCATTGACGGCGGAACATTCTAATAATCTCAACAAAAGGTAGATAAAATGCCTACGCCAAATATTACTAAGGGACAAATAGCCTTAGACCCATCTAATGGTATTTTGTATTATAAAAATACTTCGAATACATTAGTCAATACATCTCTTAATTGGTCTCAGTCTACAAACTCTTTAATTCTAACCGACGACGCCGTACAGATAAATTCAGATATTTCTATTTCTGGTAATTTGGTTGTTTCCGGAAATACTACAACTTTAAATACAGAAGTATTAACCGTTGAAGATAATATACTTATACTTAACTCGGGAGTTACTGGAGCACCATCACTCAATGCTGGTATTGAAGTACAACGTGGGACATCTAATAATGTCGTAATTCGTTGGAACGAGAATTTGGACAAATGGCAACTCACGAATGATGGAACAAATTACGTAAATATCAACGAAAATGTTTCTAACGCAAATTCTTGGTCTACCGCAAGAACAATAACCTTAAGTGGAGATGCAACAGGATCCATATCAATAGATGGTACGACAAATGTAACATTAGAGACTACTGTAGTAAATGATTCTCATGATCACACGGCATCTACTTTGACTTTTGAGTTAAACGATGCTACTGACGTAACAATATCTAATCCAACTAGCAATAATTTTTTAAAGTATAACGGAAACGCATGGATTAACAACCCAATAACCATAGGTGCAGATACTGTTGGTAATTATGTTGAATCTTTAGTTGCAGGTACTGGCATTACTCTCACCAACGCAACAGCAGCAGAAGGTGGGACTCCTACGATTGCTGTAACTGCCAACACGTTTGATTCCTATGGAGCAGCGGCAGCAGCTCAATCCGCGGCAGTCGCTCATGCGGATACAGTTTCCGGTACCGCATATTCAAATGCAGTTACGTATGTTAATAATCGTGTTCTTAATGACATCTCAGACGTCGCCATATCCAATACATTAGCTAATGGTGATTTTTTAAGGTATAACGGAGACGTATGGATTAACGATCCGGTAAATTTGGCCACTGATACTGTTGGTAATTACGTCCAGTCTTTGGTTGCAGGTACTGGCATTACTCTCACTAATGCAGCAGCAATAGAGGGTGGAACTCCCACAATTGCCGTAACTGAGAATACGTTTGACGCCTATGGTGCAGCAATGAATTCACTGGCAGCCGCAATCAATTACGCCAATACAGTCGGTAGCACTGCGTATTCAAACGCAGTTACATACGTCAACAATCGCGTTCTTGATGATTTATCAGATGTAACTTTATCTAACACCGCAAATGGAGATTTTTTAAGATATAGCAGTGCATCTAATGCCTGGATAAATGACGCAATTAATTTAAGTACAGATACAATAGGTGATTATGTAGCTAATATAATTGCTGGTGACGCGATAGAGATTTCCAATACTGGTGGCGAGGGTTCCGTACCGACTATATCAGTAGCTCTAAATTCTATCGATGCAAATCACCTATCTCTTACATTTGAATATGTAGAAAACGTAACTGCTGGAAACAATATTGTTGTAAATGATCAATATGTCGGAACTGGATCAACTAAAGATTATTTAATTAGTACTTCAGCTACTCCAAGCTTTACTTCTGTGTCTACAACATCTTTAAGTGTTGATGGCGTTGAGATCGATACAAGCGGCGCAAACAGCAATGATCAAGTATTAAGGTTTGATACAGCTGCAAATAAATTTATTCCAGGTTTGGCTTCAACCGTGGCTGCGTTGGCAGATCTAACAGACGTAAGTAATACCGCTCCTTCAACTGGAGATTTCTTGTATTGGAATGGAACAACTTGGACGCCTTCTGTTCCGGCAACCGGAATGCCAATAGTTTCAGATTCTGCTCCGGGATCTCCAATTTCTGGACAATTGTGGTTTCAGTCTAGTACGGCGAGAACCTTTATTTATTATATTGATAGTAGTTCTCCACCAAGTTCTCAGTGGGTTGAGGTTGGAACGGCTTCTTCACACCCTGATTTAATCGTAAGTAAAGTAACTCAGGTAATTGGAGATGGTTCGTCAAATACTGCAACAGTAACACATAATTTAAATACAAGACACGTCATGGCTGAAGTTTATGATAATGCAACTTTTGAAACTGTTGAGGCTAGAGTTGTAAGAAATTCTTTGGATTCAATAGAAATTAATTTTTCTGGAAATATCCCTGTCAACGCATATACCGTCGTGGTAATTGGTTAATTTTTCAAAACAATATAATAATGTTATAATAGGTCATTACTATAACTATGAATTTAAATTATACTTTATAAGGAGATCTCAGTGCCTTTTAGTGGTTCCATTTTTGCCGTAAACAACACGCTATTACTTAAAAGATCAGATACAGCGGGTCAGACGCCAGATAATCTTTCTCTTGGCGAATTAGCAATCAACGTAGCTGACGGTAAATTGTTCTATAAGAACAGTACAGCAAACGCCATAATTCGGACTTAATTTAATCTCAAATGTTGTTGGTACAGCAAATCAAGTTTCGGTTTCTGCTAATGCAACTAGCGGTGTTTATACCCTTTCTCTTCCATCCACGATTCAAACAACGCAAGCAAATGTTTCTACGCTTTTTGTTGATGGCATAGAAATTGATACAACCGGCGCAACAACCAATCAAGTACTTAAGTTTGACGGAACTAAATTTGCTGCTGGTACAGACACAGGTTTAGCTGGAACTACGCATTCTGAAACAATAGGCGATGGAACAAACAGCACCTATGTAATTACTCATAATCTTGGCTCTAGAGATGTTGTCGTTGTTGCCCGTAACGCAGCAAGCCCCTATGAAGTAATTGATGTTCGCTGGGAAGCAACAACTACGGGAACAGTAACACTCGATTTTTCAGCAGCAGTTGCTGTAAATGCTGTTAGGGTCAATATATATAACGCAGTTGCTGGTTCGGCAATTACAATAGGCTCAATTCATGATCTTGGCGACGTAACAATTTCAAATGCCGCCAATGGTGACTTCTTGCGTTACAATGGCAATCAATGGATCAACGATCCGGTAAATCTTTCAACCGATACGGTTGGCAATTATGTTGAGTCGCTCGTTGCCGGTTCTGGTATTACTCTTACCAATGCAGCTGCATCAGAGGGCGGAACTCCGACTATTGCAGTAACGACCAACACGTTTGATGCTCACGGAGCCGCTGCAGCAGCTCAAGCAGCTGCAATTGCTCACGCAAATACAGTTTCAACAAGTGCGCAAAAAACATTTGAAGTTACAGCTGACAGTGGCACAAGTCAATCAGTTACAGCTGGTAACACAAATGTTGATACCCTAAAGATTTCAGGTGGAGTTGGCCTTAGCTCCACGGTGGCAGACGCTTCTGGTGTAGCGGTTGTAACCGTAGATCTTGACAATACAGCAGTAACAGCTGGTTCCTATGGTGCAGCCGACAAGGTAGCAACATTTACAGTTGACGCTCAAGGTCGCTTGACAACTGCTGGAAACACTAACATTTCAGTTACATCAGCTGCAGTTACGGACTTTACTTCAAGTGCAAGAGGCGCAATCAGCGTATCTGGTGACTTGGCCTATAACTCATCAACTGGTGTTATTAGCTTCACCAATGACGCTGGAGACATTGAGGGCGTAACGGCAGGAACCGGATTGACCGGCGGCGGTACTTCGGGCACCGTAACCCTAAACCTTGCCAGCACAGCTGTCACCGCAGGCAGCTATGGTTCCTCAACAAAGATTCCAACATTTACAGTTGACGCACAGGGTCGCCTCACCGCTGCTGGTGAAGCCAACGTTGCAACAAACCTTTCGATAGCTGGTGGGTCTGGATCAGATACAGTCAACCTTCTTTCTGATACTCTCACGTTCACCGGTGGTACCGGAGTAACTACTGCAGTTACAAACAACACCTTAACTATTTCAATTGCTCAGGCAGTGGGAACTGCATCTGACGTTACGTTTGGATCGGTTACCACATCTGGTAATGCCGCAGTTGGTGGCAATCTTGTTGTTACTGGCAACCTAACGGTTCAGGGTAACACCACTACTCTTAACACAGAAACACTGGCTGTTGAAGATAATATTATTGTTCTTAACAGCAATGTCACGGACGCACCAAGTACCGATGCTGGAATTACGGTAGAGCGTGGCTCTTCTGATGATGCTCACCTTAGATGGAATGAAGGTACCGATAAGTGGCAGATTGGTACAGGTAGCACATACCTGGACATTGCTACAACCGCAGATGTGTCTGCAGTTTCCATTACGCATCTTGATAATATTGGCGATGTAACTATTACAGGCAACGCCACCAATCAATTTTTGATGTATAACGGTAATGCATGGGTAAATCAGTCTGTTGCAACGTCGTTTACTGCTGCTGGTGATAGCGGTACTGTTACGATTTCAAGCGGCACCGATACATTGACCATTGCTGGCGGTACTGGTCTTACGTCAATTGCTGCTGCGACAGATACAGTTACAATCAATCTTGACAATACGGCAGTAACAGCTGGTTCTTATGGTGCGGCTGGTTCAGTAGCAACATTCACGGTAGACGCCCAGGGTCGTTTAACGACAGCAGCCAATGCCGCGATTTCAATAACAGCTTCACAGGTTTCTGATTTCAATGAAGCCGCACAAGACACAGTTGCAGGTGCCATAACAGCTGGAACTGGTGTCGCCAAGGTCTATGATGATGCGGGTAATACCATAACATTGTCAATTGGTCAAGCGGTAGGCACTGCAGATAGCGTAACTTTCGGTAACACAACCGTAACAAACACTTTGGCAGCTGGTGCAATTACGCTTGATTCTGGTACTGGTGAACTTAATACTTCTACCACAACGCTAAACGTTAACAGCGTGGTAACAATTGACAGCTTTGATAAAGCGACTTACAGAACTGCAAAGTATCTGATTCAAGTGACGCAAGGCTCTAAGCACACAAGCTCAGAGGTTCTTTTGGTTCACGATGGAAGCGCATCATATATGTCAGAGTACGCAGTTATTGAGCTTGGAGCATCCAGAATTCCATTGACAGTTTCAACAACTATTTCCGGAGGAAACGCCTTGCTAAGAGCAACAGTGACTGACGCAGAAACAACAAATGCAACCGTAAAAGTTGCAAGAACGCTCATAGCAGTGTAACATAGTTAGAAATAATTAAACAATTTAATAGTTTTATTAAACTAGAGGGACAGTGAACTTTAGTGTCAGATAAAGATTTTGTAGTTAAAAATGGTCTTGTCGTCGGTTCGACAGCTTCTATTGCCGGCGTTGAAATTGACCCATCTGGCGCTACCTCTAATCAAATATTAAAGTTTAATCGGAACTAAATTTGCTCCTGCAAGTCAATCTGGAAGCATCACTGTTTCTTCTACGGCTCCAGTATCGCCTACAGAGGGTGCACTTTGGTTTGATTCAGATACAGCTCAAACCTTTATTTATTATGACTCCCAGTGGGTTGAAATAGGTGGTGCTGGCAGCGGCGCAAAAATGTTTGTTAGCCCAAGTGCTCCAACTTCTCCAGTAGAAGGAACTCTTTGGTTTGATTCTAATTCTGCACAAACTTTTATTCATTATGATTCTCAGTGGGTTGAAATTGGCGACATAATTGATAGTTCTCAAACTATTGATGACCTTACTGATGTAGTTATAACTAGCGCCGCCGCAAATCAACTATTATCCTATAATGGATCTGCTTGGATAAATACTAGTTCTCCAACAATACCTGGAGATCTAACAGTATCTGGGAATATATCTATAACTGGAGTTCAGATAAATACTTCAAGTTCTCAAGCAAATGATATTTTAAAGTTTGACGGAACAAAATATACCCCAGTTCCAGAAGGTATATTTACAGACAATATACTATTAATAAATAATGGTTCTAGTTCAACTCCAACGAACAATGCTGGTATTGAAGTTGAACGCGGTAATTCAAATAATGTTTTGATTCGCTGGAATGAATCCACAGATGTTTGGGAATTCACAAACGATGGAACCACATACAGAGAGCTTTCCAAAACAAATGCCCAGGTATCAGCAACTGCTCCATCTTCTCCATATGAAGGCCAAATTTGGTTTGATTCTTCTGAGGGTGGAACCTACGTTTATTATGGTAGCAATTGGATTGAAGTAGGCGCAGCTCCAGTTGATTCTCTTTTGGCTACAATCAACGCAAAAGGCGACCTGATTACTGCGACAGCAGATGATACGCCTGCCAGGTTGGCGGTTGGTGCCACGAACGGTCAAGTGCTGGTTGTTGACTCCACGACTGCGACTGGTTTGGGCTACAAGTTGATGGGGAACT